ACCTGAAAAGATTACTTTACCAGCAAAAGACTTTGATGCTCTTGTAGATATGCTAGAATTACCAAGTGAAGCAACGATGGAGAGTGCTAAAAGACTTACAAATCGTAAAAAATTCCTCGGATGATGACAATGGAACTTAATGGAATATATTCTCCTGATTGGTGTTGTGGCTGTTGCGGCACTTATGATATTAGGATTTGCTGCTTCACATAGCAACTCACAACAGAAAAATCACAATCAACCTTGGTTCTGGATCACTACAAAGGTAAATTTTACAATGGACTCATTCACAACTTGCCGAATACAAATACTTTTGTATTGTCCAAATGAAACTCCACCTATTAACTGGTACAACCTCTGATTGTTTAGAATTATGGTTCTGGGTTACTTCTTCACGACACCGAAGCAACTAAAAATCTTCAAACGAACATCAACGGAACTTATCTTCGTCATCACTACAAAGTGGTCGTATTATGACGGAACTCAGTCAAACATTTGATAACTATGAAGATGTGCAGGGTTTCTGGTGGAATCGCACCGGAAACTCTTTAAGTCACGTTGAGGTGCTAAAGATATTAAACAAGAAGTGGAGAAAGGATTTGTATAATGGGGCATCATTAGGATCAGGGTATTTGAGCTTGCGTAAGTCCCCATTTATGTATTATATAAATAGTGATACCCCTTACTAAAAGAATAATGGAAAACTGGAAACCAGTATTAGGATACGAAGAGATTCTTTATGAAGTTTCTGATCTACGGAGAGAGTTAGAAACATAAAGGACTTATTTTTAAAAGATAAATTTAAAACACCTACTGGGGTATAGGTCTGTTGCTTTAGCTAAGAATGGAAGAGCAACAGAATATTAATGTCTTCTATTGTTTTAGAGAAGCATTTGTCTCGTCCAAGACCATCATCAGAATGGTAGATTGGCATTTGAATGGAGTTGCTCAAGTTGATAGATTAAGTCATTTATGACTTGGGGCACACAATCCGAGAACATACTTGGATGAAGATAACTACACGGAACGAATGAACTTTAATGATGTTATGGTGGAATCCGACTTACGATTTTTCTGAGAAACTGGTCAATGTTTTTGTGGGAAGACAAAGGCCCTTGTCTCAACAACTGGATTAATAGCAAAGTAGAATATGGGTTTGTTGTAATCGTGGGGGAACAACAAAAGGTTATATGTGTGAGTATGTCGTGACTGAGGAGGAATGACACCATCGGAATGTTTGATTATCTAAAATCTTCATATGATTTAGGAGAACAGTTTACAAACGTGGAGTGTCATACTAAAGACATCGAGGATTATGGTATTAGTGGCACAATGACGCATTTTTGGATTTCTCCAGATGGTTATTTGTGGTGTGGGGATTATAAAGGAACATCTACATTTGAGACTATTGAAAAAGACGATCCACGATATAGTGATAAACATTTGTTTCTAAACTATGAATGGATACCTACGGGACAGCACGGAAAGTATCACGTTCATCCTATTACAAAATATATTGAAATCTACCCTGCTACTTGGGATGGGAAATGGGAAGATTGGCCCCGTTGCCGTGTTCACTTCAGGTATGGTAAACTACAAGATTATGAGGATGTTACAGGACAACGATGAAGGAGTTTGATTATGCCTTGGACTATAAAGTTCTGGACTTCACACTTCCAGAAAATCGTAAACTTTATCGCATTGGAAGGGGTGAACAAGGAGTTCTATTGGTTCGGCCTTATACTAATGATATTTGCAAACACTGGAGGTTCGTAAATGTGGATACTGCTCGTAAATCTTCTCATAAGATATACGAAATGTATTGTGATTACAAACGACAGAAAGATTTCATTGGAATGGATATGGCACGGAAGTTCCTTGAAATGGGATTCACTCGCGCCAGAAGGTATGCGAATCATAAGGACGGAAAAAAATATCATCAAGATGGTTCCATACGGACCCAGGAAACCGACGCACTTACATCGGTTAAGGCAATGGCTGCGATGGTATTTAAGAACATACGGGACAGGGTTGCCAATGATCCTGAATATGCTAGAATGAGAAAAGAATGGAGATCCCAGGAATGATTGAACCCCAACTATTTCCCTATCCTTCAATGCCCGTTCGATTGGAAATCAAAGAAGAAAATAGAGTGTGTTGGTTTCGAGATGATTATGACTTGCAAAAACATCTCAATCGTTCTAAACTAGATAAAAGAAAAATCAAAATCATTTATCGTGATGGAGAACCCAATCAGTCTAATAAAACAAACAAGAAAAAAGTACGATAAGGAACTAGAAAGAATAGTCACAGAAGTTCAGGTTGATATTAGTGGAGCACCAAAAACTTGGATGCCGATTGAAACTTTAATCGCCCTGACAAATCTAAATAATGATGCCATATCCATTCAAGATGGAACACTTTAAGGCAGGAGATGCAGCAAGATTTATTGGATGTACTCCAGAACAAGTAAGATGGGGTAATAATGACGATCCAAATGGACTTTTGTTTCAAGGAGACATCTTTTATGTCGAAAAGGTAGAGGTTCATTCACAACACACAAAACTATCTCTTCGTGGTGTTTATGGTAAGTTTAATAGTGTTTGTTTTGAAAAAGTATGAATGACATAGACTTCACAAGTCCTTGGTATGAGTTTCTATCGTATTGTAGGTGCTGCGAAAGTCTCAATGTAACTCCTTCAATTCAACGATTTATGGCATATCAACGTTATTATCAAAAATATGGAAAGCAATCAAAATCTTCTTGATTTAATCGAAGAACTTCAAGAGAAATATCAAGGTGCTCTGGAAGATATTAAAAGACTGGAAGAAGAAAACATCGAAAACACAAATCTCATCTATGAACTGATGGAAAATGTAAGAGCACTGGATGCTCGTATTGACATCTTGGCATCAGAACCCTATACTATAAGTCAATTCTCTTTGGATAAATGACAACACCCAAACAAGCAAAAGAAGAGTTTTTGTATTCAATGCCACCAATCAATCCAGATGCAGAGATGAGTTTTCTGGATATTGCAACAATCAACAATCTCAATAACTTCTCACATCACGTCTCCTACTTGACGAACCTGGCAATCGGTGGTAAGATGAGTGTTGAAGATGCCTATACGGAGATTAAAAAACTCTATAAGGCAATGAAACAATCTCACAAATCATTGAAAGGTTCTTGGTTTTAATTATGCCTGTTAAGTATCAAAATGTATGGAACACGATGAACTCACTTGAAGAAGTGACTTCAAAGATTTGTTCTGCCCGTGAAATCTTGGATTGTGCGATTGATGCACACCAAGAACATAAGCACGAAAAGGTAGAACATCTTCTGTATGCTGTGGATGAGTATCTTCAGTATTATTTGAAAGAGTTTGATAATAAGTTTAAAGATGCTTGGAAAGCAACTGTAGGTGATTTGCGTGATGGTGATACAACATCTACACTCAAATGTGACAAATATTATTCATCACCCGAAAGTCAAGGTGCTTGGAATGATTTCTGGGAACAATCTTATTTGTCTGGAGTAACTGATACTCCAGAAGAAGCAGAGGAACTTCGTGAAGAACTGAAAAAAGTTCGTGAAGAAGGAGGATATGATTGGACGCCAAAACAAGATAAAGTCGTAAAGTGGCAACTTCCTGTTGAAGCAGATGCAAGTGGTGAGTATTTTGTTCAGTTCCCCGATGATTTACTTGATGCAGCAAATCTTAAAGAAGGAGATACTGTGGAATGGGTGGATAATTTGGACGGATCGTTTATTCTTAAAAAGGTGAATTAATTATGGCACTATCACAATCAGTTGAAGAATCACTAAAAGAAGCAGAAGCATCACTTAGGAATGCACTTGCATATGCTGCACGCCAAGAACGTCCTATGGTTTGTTCAGTCATTGCTGATCTTATACATCGTATTGAATCACTTCAAAGCACTGATGCAATTCTAGATAAACTTGAAAATCGTAAACCAGGAGATTCTGGATTATTTGGCACCTTCTTTGATAAAAATTAAGTAATGTAAAGCAATCCCAAAGAGATTGTTAAATCCATACATAATAATGAAAATATATGTTAGGATTTCAAGATAATCACGGGAGCAAAAATTATGACACAATCCTCAAATCACAGCAAAAATCTTACACAAGATGAGTGGAATGAAATGGTTGCCCTTAAAAATGCAATTGACTATAACATTTCTCAAGTTGCAACAGAAAAAATGGAAACCTTTACTGAATACTTTGTTAGAAGTCTCAAAGAAAAGGGCGGTTGAAAAACTGGCACAAGAGGACTTTACAAGTCCTTTTTTTACGTCTATAATGTCTATAGAATTATCATTCAAATGAAACTCAAAGCATTTTTGCTTGCGTCTGTTCTTGCAACACCATCAACAGTCTTTGCACAACAGACAAATACCTATCAGGTTTGTCGTCAATATCGGGAAAATTATGTTCCTGGATATTATAATAACAATGGAAATTATATTCAGGGTGGAGTTCAAACAACTGAACTGACTGTAAATTGTCAAAGTGGAGAGGTTTATTCCTCTAAAGTTTATAATGGTAATAATGGTGGATATGTCGAACAACCTCCAGTAAATTATTATCGTCGTAGAACTTGTAATTCTACTGCTGGAGCACTTCTAGGTGCTGGTATTGCTGGTGCGATTTCTGGAGGTAATACAAATAGTTCCAGTGGAAGTTGGAATAATTTTTATGGACGAAACTATTCAAGTAGCAGTTGGAGCAATACTTATAGTAATAATTATTCTTGGCAAGCACTTGGTGCAGGACTTGGTGCATTGTTATTTGGATGTTAATAAATAACTAAGATATATCCATCATTTTAGATGCTTGACGAAGCAAGAAAGAGAGAACAAATTGCAAATGCGGTTCTTGGTGCAACATTTGCATTGAGTGCCGCACAATCTCCAAAAGATTTTGTAAGAACTGGAAGTGTTGAAGCACCTGGAACTGCATTAATGCAAAGATGGGGAAGAGTTCGTGGTGAGGCAGAAAGAAATCTTGATAGTGGTAGAGTTGTTGCAAGAAATCGTAAGTTAAAGACATTCAAAGAGTTTGTGGAAGAAGCATATATTGTTGAAGCAAAGCAAACAACATTTTCAAGTCGTGAAGATCTAGAAAGACATTATGGTGGTGTTCCCGAAGGAATGGTTGCAAATAATAGTACAAGTGCTGAAAATCCAAAATGGAGACTTGTTCCTGCAGAAAAAAGAAAAGAACAAGCAAGAAGAAGAGAAGAAAGAAGAAGAGCAGTTACTGGAACTCAAACACCGGAAGAACAAGGAAGAACAGCGAGAAAAAGAGAACTTGCAAAAAAACGAGGAAAGGAACTTCATCATCAAACTGAAATAGAAACATCTGCAAAAGAATTTGAGGGTTTATCTCCAGAACAAATAGAAGCAAAGAAAAAAGCAGATGCAAAACAAGGAAAATATCACGGAGATGACCGAAGAAATTTAACTCTTGCAAATCCATCTGGAACATCAACAGATTCTCCAGGATTTCATCATTCTGAGATATCACGCATTTGAAAGAAAAAATAGAAAAAAATTAAAAGATATAGAGAATGCTATTTCTCCATCTCGTGCATTTACAATTTTGGTAAATAAAGAAAGAAGAGAAAAATAAAGAAAATAAATAAAAGAAAACTATAGGTATATGGAAGTCTTTACTGATTTTGAAGTTCTTGACGAAAGAACTTTGATGAGAACAAAAGCATCAGGGAAATCAGGAAAAATGCCTATTCCTGGTGCAGAAGGAAAAGCACGTAAAGACGTAGCACACGCAGGATTTAGAAGAAGTGGTCCTATTCGTAATCCTGAAGTTGAAAAGAGTGGAAGTGATGTTCCTATTTGGGTAAGAACTCATAAATCTCCTGCTGAGTTTGCAGCACATACAGCAAGACAAAAATATCGAGAACGTGATGGGAAGTTAGACGTTAAATCATTAAAAAAACAGTTTCATCAAACTGGTGCTGAAAGAAAAGAACCAGTTCACGACATTACTGTTGGTTCTCCAAAATCAAAAGTCAAAGAACCAGGAACAAAGAGCAAGACAATTTGTAAGTGCTCTCAAAGATGTAAAGTCCAAGATGGTCTCAAAGGGTAAAGGAATTGCTGCAAATACTCCTACAGAACTTCCATCATCAGGTAAGAAAAAGAAAAGAACTGATACTGAAGGTGCAGAGCAAAGAGGAAGAATATACAGTAAATTAGGAATGGGTGAGAGAAATCCACAAACAGGAGTTCAAATGGCTAAGATTAAAGAAGGTAGAACATTTGAGCAATTTATGGTTCTTGCAGAGATGCGTAAAGAGGATAAGGTTAAAGGAAAACAAAAAACTCCTCTCAATTTGGATGTAACACATAAAACAGTTCGACGTTCTCCTGAAGGTAAGTGGGAAAGACAGGATATTACTGTTAAAAGACCAAATCCAGCAGCATCTATGGGAAGATATAGTCAAGGAATAGGTCATAGACCAGAGTTTGGAACCACTGGAGGTTCTGGATATGGTTATAAACCACAACCTCACGGAACTGGTGGAGAACTTCGTGGTAAAAGAAAAGTTCCAGGAGAAAAGAAAGCACCGAAATGGGAACCAGGAGTAGATAGTAGAACTCCAGCAAAGAAAGTTGCAGATAGAAGAGCAAAAGCAGCATATACTGGATATGATTATAGAAGAGGAACGGGATATTCATAATGAAAACCTTTCAAGAGTTTCTTTTAGAAGCAAAGGCACCAAAACCTGATGCTCTAGAAACGATCCAAAGAAAAACAAAAGGAAGAACACCAGGAATGAAGTATGTTGTTCATACTACAAGTTCTGGTGATATTCGTGTAGATAACATTGAAGTTCCAGAAAATCAAAGAGGCAAAGGAATTGCAAAAAGAACATTTAAAGGACTTCATAACTATGCAGATAAGATTGGTAAAAATGTTTCTTTGACCCCAGTTGCAAAACCAGGATATAAAGAAAAATTAGATAAGATGTATAGAAATCTAGGTTATCGAGACCGCACACCTTCAGATAAAATTGCTGGTGCAGATACAATGATACGTAAACCTAAATAACTAAAAAGTATTTGTAAGATGGACGCAAAAGACATTCGCAATCTTCAAGAAGCATATATGGAGGTTTATTACGAACAGGAACTTGATGAAGCAGAAGGTTCTTATCGACAAACTCCAAAAGCAACTGCTGCTTATATTGCCCGTGCTACTGGGAAGGAAAAGGTAAAACTAAATCACTTGCTCTAAAGCACGCAATTAGAACTACTGCTGAATAATCGTGATAAACCTTCCTCGTATAGAAGTAACATGACCCAAAGTGATAGAGATTATCATCATGGTCAATCGAAACTGGTGGTAATGATAGAGAAGGTATTGATTATGATGAGTTTGATACTGGGGCAAGTGGTCCTGGTGGAATGCTAGGTAAGAAACTTGAAAGACAAGAGAAACTGTGTAAGTGCTGAAGTTATGACCTTTACGACATCATCCTTTCACACTTACTTGATGAAGGATATGCAACTTCAGTAGAAGCAGCAGAAGTTATGATGGTTCATATGAGTGAAGAGTGGAGAGAAAATATTGTGGAAGGATACAAGAAGATTTCCTTATAAAAAAGTAGCAAATAAACTTGATAGAATGTATGATGACCCAGATACTGATATTCGTTTAGGGAAATGCAAAAAGGTATAGTAAAATGAAGAGAGTTGATTCTCATATGAAAGGTGAAGTACTTAGAGCCCATAAAAGAGGAACATAGTCCAAAAATGTCAAAGGCAAAATCAAAGTATAATCCATAATCAAGACCACTTTCCAAACTGTCCACTCCACCCCCGCAAGGGGGTTTTTTTGTGCTATGATGACTTCATTGATTAAAAAAGTGATGACTAAAGTTCTTGAGTTTGTTGATTCCAGTGCTGTTGCTAAGATTTCGATTGATAGCGACAATGGTGAGATTGGTGTTGCTTTTACTTCCAAACCTGATAACTTCTATCTTTTTGAGTGTGATGATGTGAGTGAGTTTGAGACTAAAGTGAATGAGGTAATGGAAGCAAAAGAAAGTCTGGGTAAGTTTATCTCTCTCGCCCGTAAAGATGGTACACTGGTTTCCATTTGATATGGAAGGATTTATTGTAGGTGATGGAACTTATGCTGCTGTCCCGTTTGGTAAGCAACTTATGATTATTCATAACGGGCAGCAACTTAAAGTCTGTCGAACTGAAGCATCAGCACGTAAGTTTATTGCTGATTGTAAAAAGGGTAGAAGTGTTGCTGAACTTCCTTTGGACGGTTGAGAAACTGGCACAGCGGTGCCTTGCAGGGTGCCCTTTGATGCCCTATAATAACAAGGTATTCAACAAAACACCTCAAATGAGCACCAGAAGTAGCAGTTGGTTTGGAACTCTGCTGACGGTAAGTATTCTCTCCATCTACTCATCACTTTGACGGATTATCCTGAGTGGGCAGGACGTATTCTTCAAACTCACTATAACACCCGCGAAAAAGTTGAGGAACTTGTAGATGGTGGTGATGTGAGTTGCCTTTGGACTGATAAAGACTGGAAAGGCAAAGAATGGAATGATTGCAAATACAAAGCACTCTACATATGCAGAACGTGGTGAAGATTGCCCCCCTCGTCTTGATAAGAACCTGGGTGAGTATCTTCAAAACAATGAAGAGTATGGTTACGTCTACACTGAAACCGAAGGTTGGTTGTGCTATGATACCTGTGACTGGCACGAAACCTATCTTGAACTTCAACAAATCCCATCTGGCGCTCTCGCTGTTTGAACTATGAAAACTTCTACTGCTGTTGGTGTGATTATTGGTGCTGTAGTTATTGCAACTGGCACCCTCTCTGAAACTTGGTTGCTTGGACTTATTCTGCCCTGGTTTGGTGTAAGTTTGTCATTCGGACAAAACTTTGCTATTATTGCTCTTGCGAATATGATTTTTAACAACTTCGGAGTTTCTAAAAAATGAAAAATCAAAACGGTTTTATTGACCCTACCATTGCTCTCATTGCTGTTGGTGTTATGGTAGTTGGTGGTCTCATCTTCATTGGTGGTCCACAATATAATGTATGGCAACAAGGTCTTGCTGGTCGTGCAGAATTCAGAAGGCAGAATATCTGGCAGGTTGCAGTGCTGGAAGCACAAGCAAAGAAAGATTCAGCACAACAACTTGCTGATGCTGAGGTGATTCGTGCTCAAGGTGTTGCCAAAGCAAACCAAATTATTGGCAACTCACTGAAAGAAACCGTGAGTATCTTCAGTATTTTATATCACTGGACTGGAGAAGGTTCCACAAAGGTAACGTAACCATCTATGTGCCCACTGAAGGTGGTATGCCTGTTCCTACTCTGCAAATGAACAAATGAACCGTAAGTATCTAATTGCCACTGTACTTGGTGTGGTGGCAATCGTTGGTTGGAATGTATTTTGTATCCAACGTGATGCTGTAATGTTTAAGGCATATGATAATCAACAAGCAACTCAAAATTAAAGATGATAGAGTTTCTCATCATTTCAGCAGCATTTGCCTGGGCACTCTTTGCACTATTTTCCAAACACTTTGATTACCTGAATAAAAAATGATTTCTGAACGTATTCAACAACTGATTCAACAAGCAGAACAAAGCAAAGAAGCAGAAGAGTTCTGGCAAGAAGTCAATGAACTTGCAGAGAAACACCAAGTAACCTGCGACTATATCTTGGCAGAGTTCTACTAATTGACAATCACCACACAATCATCTAAACTATAAGGAGTAATTTACAAACACAAATGGCACAAAAGTTTCTTTATATCGTTGATCACATTATATTCCATTCCCGTTCCAGTGAATATGGTGGACTTTGGAATGTGATTGCAGAAGATGATGATGAATGTTTTGATTTGATTTCTGCTGAAGATGATGGTAATTTCTTTGAAAAATACTACAGTAATCTTAAAGAAAATATCCTGAACGCAAGGACTTATGCTCTTGCAGAAGATGTAGAATCTGGTGTTGTTGAGAGTTTTACAACGTGACACAAAACATTGAACATACTAACAGAATGATTAACCAACTTAAGTTTCAGTATCAAGGACGTATCACTGAATTGCAACAAAAGATTACAGAACAACAGCAAGAGATTTTACAACTGCAAGAACAGATTAAACTGCTCTCATACGTCAAAGATTATGATTGTTAATTTTTGATTTATGAAACCATCTTTTGCCAAGGGTATTATCGTTCAGCATAAAAATTGGGTGGGAGAAGTTCGTTTTGTTTGCGAAGAATACATCTCAATTTGTGTTCGTGTCGGAAACAATCGAGCAAACGATATTTGTGTCTTGGTGTATAGAGATGATTGGAGCACAGTTAAGTTGCTGAAAGAATCTGGTAAATGAAGAAGAAGTCTAAAGGATTACTTTATTACATCTATTGTGCTCTTGGTGAAAAGTCTCATCCAAACTGCAATAAAACAGCAGATCGTGTTGCTCTCATTCGTCTTTTGATTGCTTTACAACTGATTATCACTAACTTTTTTATTATTGGCGGGGTAATAGTTAACATTATATCAATACATCGTCATTGGAATGATGCAACAACAATAAATAATCAAAAAGTTTTGCAACGATGAAAACCTTTCAGCAGTTTTGTGAAGATGCTGCCGCTCAATATAGAGCAGGAGAACTAGCATATCAATCATCAGCACCTGCAAGACTTGCTGCTCGTCGTGCCGCTGCTTATGAACGATCAAGAACTCGTGGAAAAGATTTTGCTGCTAAATCAAAACAAAGACTGCAAGCACAAAAAGAAAGACACGCGCAAATAAGAAAAGATTACTAAAAGAGTAAGTCAAAGAGAGGATTTGCAATTAGAGCAAGTCCCAGTTATGAAGTCGAATGAATATAATAAGCAAATTGCAAGACGCCAAGCAACTCAAAAGTCAGCACATATTAAACACGTTCATAGTGAAATTGGCGCAGAAGCAAGAGCACAACAAGCAGCAAAACAATCAAGACTTAAGACAATTATGAGTCATTGATTACTTTTACCTGGATTCCCGATAAACGGATTTTATCGGGATTTCGGGTAAGGACAGTTGAGCAACTGGCACACTACCCTCCCTACTGCTGCTCTTGACCTGCTATGATAACTTAGTTATCAATCAAAAATGACTCCTTCACAATATACTTTTGCTGGCGATGCTAACACCTTCATTGGTGCTGTTGCTCTCTTTGCGACGCCTGTTCTTCTTTATTGGATTTTTCGCTCTTACTGGAACTCTCCTTATCGCAAATGAAAGGTTTCTTATTTGGTTTTATTCTTGGAATCGCATCTGCAACAGTTGGATTTAGTGGTCTTGCACCAATGCTTGATTCTGCTGTAAGAGGTATTCAGCAACAAACAATTAAAATTACTCAAAAATCACAACAAGAACAAGTACAAAATTATGACATCACAAATCCTGCATCATCTCCGCGAATTGCAAATTGAATGGCGTCGCAATGATTTTTGTTTGAGTAATTCTCAACAAGAGAAATACGACCTTCTTCTTTATGCTCGCCGCGAACGCATTAAAGAACTGTATAAAGAAGGGCGAGTCAGTAAAGGTCGCAAATCAACTGATACAGTAGTTGAAGAACCTGACTCTTCACAGTCAAATTGATGCTTGTGCCACTTATTCTAGTGGCACATCACACTTCCCACAGTGCCGCTGAGGTGCTATGATGTATTCATCAAAAGTTGAGGAGGCACTAATGATTAAGAGTTCTTTTGTTCTTCACGATGATTATGAGGACTTTGCTGAAAAGTATCTTGGAATTGATTATGATGACTATGTGACTTTTCAGTTGGGTCTTCAAGATGAAGATGAGGATGAGATTGAAATTGAATACTCTTTGAGTGTTTGATTTTGATTGGGAATGGTAGTTGCCCTTAAAGTTCTCCATCATCGCGGGCGAGTGTAAAGGTAGCACAGAAGTCTCATAAACTTCAGGAACAAGTTCAACTCTTGTGCCCGCCACCAAATGGGGAATTAGTTAAACGGTATAACGGGTGCTTTGCAAGCACTTATCATGGAGTTCGATTCTCCATATTCTCCATTGGGAGATAAACTCCCAAACATTCACTTGATTTTTTTATTCATTATGTCTACCAAACTGCTTGCTTTTGCTGTTCAACTTGCTGACACCAATCCTGCTGGTGCTCAACTGATTACAAGTCTCGCTAAAGCAAATAGTGGTGCTGAAATTGTAGAAGCACTGAACGTTTATGATAGTGTTGTACCCGCATTTGATTATGTGGTGTCTCCTAATCTTGAGGCAGCACTTGGAGTTGCTTGAGTCTCATTGAGACTGTGCCACTTGTGAAACCGTCCACCACCTCTCCCGTTTCGATGGGAGGGGTGTTATACTATGTGAAACACACAAAGGGGAGGGATGTCTACTCCAAACTGGCAGCATAACTCTGGTAAGCGTAAGCAAACCAAAGGTATGTGTAAGGGAAAAATCAAATCCCGCAAACAATCTCTTAAAGCACTTCTACTTAAACTCAAATGACTGAACAAGTTATTGACCGCATCGAAGAGTTGTGTCGAGTTCTTCGCACCAACTATCAAGACAGTGCGATTGCTAGGCATCGTGACGCTACTGCCAACAATGGTATTGTTGATGAGACTTATGTTGATTGGCATAAGGAACAGATTGATAAACTTGCGATGGGTGAAGGTGTAGATGAGTTTGTCTATACTAAAGGTAAGAAGTATGCCAAGATTGTTCATATCAATTGTGGAGGACAAAAAAGTGCTCACGCATTTGTAGATATGAATGATGGGAGCGTGTATAAATCAGCATCTTGGTCTGCTCCTGCTAAAGGCGTGCGATACAATCTTATGGATGATAAATCCCGAGAGCAAATGTATCGCCGTGCAGATTGGGCGGGCGGATATTTGTATAAGTGATACTGATGTGCCAGTAATCGCACTGGCACATTAAATCTCCATAGGGGCACCAGATGCCCTATAATACTCTCATACACAACAAATCAAATGGAAGAAACTTTTACTGTTGAACTCACCAAACGTGAATTGCAAGACATTCGTATTGCACTGATGGATTATCGCTCCAAGTGGTTCAATCTTTATCACGATGGTCTGATGGGTAAAAAACCACAGAACTTTTCTGTAGAAGGTGCTGGTCTTGTGTATGATGATGTTTGCAAACTGCAAAAACGCATCTGCACTCTTGATAACATCTACGCTTAAGATTATGGAAACCAACATTTCAGAACAACAAGTCACTCGTTCTTTGCGTCTTCTGCGTGAAGGTTTCAAGAATGAGTTTGCTACATCTGTCTTTGCAAATGAGCGAACGATTGAACTCTTTGGAGAACTTGCAAGTGAGTTTGTAGATATGAACATTCCTGTGGTTGATGAAGACAATCGTATGGAACTTGCGATGATGCTGTTAGAAAGTTTGGACATTGTTGCACGATGACTTACACTGACATCACAAAACTTGAGAATTGCCCCGAATGTGGTGCAAATTGGGTGGATAAACTCATTCCCCAACAATACTGGGAGAACTATTCTCCACCCTATTTCTATAGTCGTGTGATTGGTGTAGAATTGCTTGGCGAGGATAGAATTAATCACTGGTTGTGTCCTGATTGTAAACATCAATTTCCAAGAGGTATGGGATGACAACAACTGACAAACTCATCTTTGTCTCTTCATTCTTTATTTTTATGAACTGGGGATGTAGAATCACTCAACAGATTTTTAATCATTTGCTATGAGTATCATTGTTTCTTCAGGGTATGGTTATAACAAACGTATTTGTGAAAATGTAACCTCCTGGTTCTTAAATAAGTTTCTATCATCCTATGACATTGAGGTAGATATTGTTCATCGCGGATTAAAAAGAGAGTTTGTATATGGTTGGTGTTCGGTTCAAGATTGTGATGAGAAACCACGTTCTTTTTTAATTGAACTACAAACACATCTGCCAAGAAAAAATTATATTCAAACATTACTGCACGAACTTTATCACTGCTATCAACACGTTAATGGTGATTTGAGAGATGTGAAAGGTGTTCGCTGTTGGAAAGGTATTGCCTGGAAAGATGATAATTATGATGAAATGCCTTGGGAAATTGAAGCACATCAAAAGGAAAAAGAACTATACGAACAATATTCTAAATGCGATGTGCCACTAGTTCTAGTGGCACACTAAACCCCCGCAAGGGCACCTGATGCCCTATAATACAAGGATACAAACAAAAAAAATGAAGACTTCCCCTAAAAGTCAAGAAGATTTCACTGAACTCTTGCAGCATACTTTTAGTGAAATATCTAATGAAATTAACTGGTGCTTGAAATATAATCAAGGATTTACCTTTGATACTGGAAAGTTTGGTGAAAGAGTTTTATTTATTGTAGAAAACACTAAAGGTGTTCCCTCCAATGGAGGTTGTGCATTTGATAGTGAAAAGGGAAGCGAAGGAAAAAGTTGCTTTCTAGCACAAACTTATACTTGTCCAGATTGTAAATCAAAAAATAACTATTATGCAAAAGAATGTCATAAATGTGGTTCCACAAAAAGAGAAGACCCTAAAGATAGTCGTTGGGGAATTGATGTTAAAGCACACTTCAAGTATCTAAATCAAATCCCCTGCTATATCTTTACTCACGTAGAACCACTCAATCAAGACTCTAACAATCCAAAATATCGGATTAAAGTGTTTAAAATTGATAGCAAGAATCCGATGTTTAATGACATTCTTCAACATCAAATGAATTATGGAAAGAAAGCGCATAAAAACTTTATGCCTTTTGGTAGAGATTTCTATATGTCATCTCCAATTCCACTTGTAGATTGTGTTGTTAATGTAAAAGGCAAAGATATAAATATCTCTTACAACTTTTACTGTCCAGACAACCAAGACACTCTTACAAAAATGCCCATTAGTGTTTTTACGAAAAAAGAAAGAACCTTAATCTCTCAAATTTCCAATAATATGGTCTTGATTGAAGAAGCAATCAATATCATTGGTGTAAAAAAATCCACTCACGGTAAAGAAAGAGGAACTCTTGACCGAAATAAAAATCTGTAGTAAGATAAAATTAATTTAACTATGAACTATCAAAATAAGGATTGCTTGTCTTTTCTTAATGAAATTGACGATAGGTCTATAGATTTAATTGCAATAGATCCACCTTATTATAGGGTAGTAAATGATAAATGGGATAATCAATGGTTTACCATTGATGAATATTATTCTTGGTGTGAAAAGTGGATTAAAGAACTAGGAAGATATCTAAAATGGTCAGGTAGTCTGTGGATATTTGGATTTCCACAACAACTAACTTATATTCTTCCCTTTATTGAAAGTGCTGGATTTACCTTTAGGCAACAAATTGTTGTGAATAAAGGTATGCGTTCCGTTGCAGGTAGAACAAGTGATAAACTTAAAATGTTTCCTACTGCAACAGAATCAATCTTTTTCTTTCATTATGATGCAAGAGATTATATTCGGGATTTGTTGCTTGATCTGAAAAATAAGCACAAAATGAATGGAAAAGATATGAATACGCTGCTAGGAAAAGCAATTACTGGTGGTGGAACATTTTCTTGTATCGCATCAACTAAAAAACCAAGAGAGCATAGAACATATCCAACCAGAGAAGATTGGGATAAATTATCTACACTTGGTAACTTACCTTCTTATGATGAAGTAGTGTATAAATTTAATATTATTTCAGGTCTTACTGATGTTTGGGATGATATTAACTTTTATGATAGAAAAGAAATTAAGTTTCATAGCACACAAAAACCAATAGATTTGATGGACAGAATTGTTCTATCATCATCCAATCCTGGTGATAAAGTATTGGATATCTTTTCTGGTTCTGGTTCTACTGGTGTTTCTTGCGTAAGAAATAATAGAGAATTTATTGGATGTGAAATTGATGAGGAATACTATAAAAAGTCATATGAAAGAATAAAAAACACTACAGAAAATAAATCCCCTACAGTGATGTTTGATTGGTGATGCGATGTGCCACCTGTAGCACTGGCACAGTAAATCCCCGCAGACCCTTCTGATGCCCTATAATACAGGGACACAAGCAAAGGAAACCAGATGATTCTTGATGTGTTTCATTACACTGTGTCCCGTTGGGATTGGCACGATGGTAATGTAAATCAAATGTGGATTCAAGAGATTGAAGAATCTCCTGATTGCTATAGGTATGTTGCTGTTGCTTACAATCCTCGCAAAAATACAAGTATGGTAATGTCTAAACCACGTTGCTATGCTGATACTCTTGCAATGGGTTCGTATGTTCTGTGGTTCTTTCTGTATTCTTCCTGCCTGATTGATGATGACTACTATTCAATTTACTGATGAAGAACTGGAAGTTCTTCAAGCACTTGTTGAGTTTCACGGTGGGTGTGAAATCCCAGAATGGTTGAGTGAAGAAGCATACGATTCTGTTTGTGATAAAGTTCTAGGTATTTGATTATGAAATATATTGTCGAACTTTACATTGGCGGCAGAGTCTTCAAAGAAGAAGTGTATGCCAATAATCCAAAAGGTGCGCGTGAAACTGCACTAGCACGCAATCCTACTGCTAAAGTTGTTGGTGTGAATGTTTCTTTCAAATGATGATTCCAGATCTTCGACCTCATCAAAACCGTGCTGTAGAGGCAATGGTCAAACATAACAAGGGAATTATCTGCGCTGTAACAGGTGCAGGTAAAACTCTTGTGGGTATTGCTGATACAATGCGGGAGTTTGAATCACAAACTCCTAAGACTGTCGTGATAGTTTCTCCGCGCATTTTGTTGGCAGAGCAGTTGTCTCACGAGTATCTAGAGTTTATTCTCAATGCAAAGGTTTTCCACGTTCATAGTGGAGAAACTCATTGGGAAAGTTCGACTCGACCATATGAAATCTACAAATGGGTGGAGAGTCATAAAGATTCTCACAAACTCATCTTTACAACCTATCATTCTCTTGCTCGCCTTCAAGAAGCAGAGATTGAAGTAGATACTATTCATTTGGATGAGGCACACAACTCTGTTCAAAAACATTTCTTTCCTGCTGTTGAGTATTTTTCCAAAACTGCAAAACGGTTCTATTCCTATACTGCAACACCAAAGAACTCTACTGCTCCTGATAAACCAGGAATGAATTGGGGAGAAGTGTACGGACAGATTATTGAGAATGTTTCTGGTCCTGAAATGGTCCGTGGTGGATATATTGTTCCACCAAAAGTAGAAGTCAAGCAACTTCCTATGGTTAAGGGTCGTCAGGTTATTTTTGACCGCGATGCTGATAATCTTATCGAAACTCTTGATGATTACCAAGTCAATAAGGCACTGATTTGTGCTAAATCCACCAAACAGATTGTTGGTCTCATCAGCGAAACCGATTTCTGTAATGAACTCAAAGAACGTGGATATTCTTGGTTGGTAATTACATCCAAGACTGGTGCGATTGTGGATGGTAAGAAAGTCAATCGGGAGGAGTTCTTTGAAACCTTGAACTCTTGGGGTAGCGACAACTCTAAAAAGTTTGTCGTGATTCATCATTCGATTATTTGTGAGGGTATTTCTATCAGCGGACTCGAAGCAGTTATCTTTATGCGTCCAATGGATTATACTTCCATCGCACAAAGTATTGGTAGGATTGTTCGACTGCATCACGATGATGCTAAAGGTCTTCGCAATGGTTCAATTCAACCTGGAGCACTGAGTCAATATACAAAATCATTTGCTCTTTGCGTGATTCCTGTCTATACTTCTGCTGGTATTTCAACTGCTCGCAAAGTTCAAGCAGTTGTTGATACTATCTTCACTCGCGGAGAACCTTGTATCACAACTGACGGCAAATAAGTGATATGATGTGCCACTTGTTCTGCAAGCTGCGACACGACTATGAACACTGAGCACTAGACCCCCTAAAGTGTGGTATTCTTAAAGGGTGGTGAAGGGGGCAATAAGACCACCCCGATAATGTCAAATGACATCTTGGCAAGTATGCTATTATCAAACTTCACCACTTCTACAAAGGTTCTATGACTTACACACCAATTCAATCTAAACTCCCATATTTGCAGGTGCCAGAGAACCGATTGAATCTTGCATTTAATTGGTATCAACGGCAGAAAGATCATCCATTGAACTTTCCCTGCTATTCTTATTGGATTCAACGTTGTGAAAATGATGGCACCGACTACTAAAACTATGCTTGATACTGTTCTTTCTCTTGAAGAAATCCTAACTGAGAAGCAACTGCATACTCTGCAAGATATGCTTTATGAATACAAACAGTTTCAGTTGGAACTGTATGATTTTCCTGGTGAAGGTAATCTCTTCACTCAAACTCAATTAGAACTTTTCGACATTTTTGAAGTAGAATGACAACCTCCAATCTTTCAAAAATCAAAACCTCATTTCGCACTAAAGGCAACATCACTGGAAACTTTGGTGTTGCAAAAGTGAAAGCAGGTTCCACTCTTAATGATATTGGAGTATCAAAAGCAAAGGTTATTAACATCACAACTCAAGATGATTATTTGAATCGTCTTTATGTTGCATTTGATGAAACTGAAGATTCCAAACTCAAAAAGTTTATCTATCAAGAAATTCGTAAAATCCTGATTACTCGGGGGACCTGGTAAATTATGAATCGTCAAGTCATCAACTATCCTGAAACTCAAGAAGAATGGGATAATCTCCCTCAAGATTTTCTTGATTATCTTAATGTTTTGGATAATGCAAAAAGTATCAAAGCAGAAGATGCAAATAATCCAGTAGATCCACTCTATCCTACTTACGATTATGAGTGGGAACTTGATAGTAAACTTTCATTGGAGACTATTCTTTATTATTGGAATCAAGTTCATCAAGAACTTCCTTCTAATGATGAGATTCTTGATGGAATCAATGAAGGATACGCAGAAGCAGCATATGATGATTATGTAAGTTCTGCTTATTCTTATTGAGGGTGTGCCACTTGTTCTAGTGGCACACTAAACCCCCGCAAGGGCACCTGATGCCCTATAATACAGAGACACAAGCAAAGGAAAGCAAATTGACTAACTCCAAACTGGAAATGTTGTCTGCTCGTGAACAACTTATGGAGGACATTGATTGTATCATTGATGGTTTCTTCTATGATACCTGGGGAGATGAATACTACAACCAAGATAGAGAAGAATTGGTGAAAACCTTGTGTGATGCTGTCTGCAAAAACTTTCCTTCTAACTAACAATGACTGAAACCCTCAAAGAGTATCATTCATTAACTGAAATGCAACACAATCGTATCACCAACGTTCTTAATAGTGGCGAATGTGAGGGATGGTCGCAATCGTTGCTAAGTATCTTAAGCAATGTCGTGACATGTTTGATGACGAGTTTGCGACTTGTAACAACTGCCACAGGTTGATAGCATTTGTAATGCTGTTCGGATACGTAAAGTACTGGAAGTGAACTCGCACAATCTGGAGTTGAAGATCATGTTGAATCGTTAACGCATCCCGCTAAAGGAATCCTTGATGACTTCCACTTTTTACAAATCCTTTCTTAACACTTTCTCTGTTTAATCTTGCAACTATTGCTGCAATCGTTGTTGGTGTTGTAATTTATCGACGTACTAATGCTGTTCTGACTTTGGTATTGCTGAACACGAATGAACAACTCCGCACCGATGATGAAGTTTCGTGACTGGATGGCAGAGTTTTTTAGTTTCCAATTGCACTTTAAGTTTGCTAATCTTTCCACCAACGAGTCTGATGACTGAAGTTTCTTTGCTGCCTAATTCTTTTGCCCGTCAGTGGATTGAAGACAATTTTAGGTGTGCTGGTGGTCAATCTGCTGCTGGCGCAAATCTAGTTCAACTTGCAGAAGATGGTGTAATTTCTTGGGAAGATATTGCACGGGCATTTATCTATGATGTAGATGCAACTGCAAATCATAATGCTCTTGTGCGAGTTGCTGAGTGGCAACAATACACTCCTGTTTGATTCTTATTCATTTTACACATTAAATCAATGAACTCTCAAGTCAAAGAAAAGTGGGTAAATGCTCTCCGTTCTGGTGAGTATCAACAGGGTGCTGGAAAACTTCGCAATTCTGATGGTTTCTGTTGCCTTGGTGTTCTCTGTGATTTGTATTCACAAGAACCTTTTACGAAAGGTTGGGTATTTCACGGTGATAAAGAAAATGCTCTCCCACAAGATTATTGGAAGTTTGATGGTGAAAAAGAATGGTTGCCTAAATCTGTAATGGAATGGGCAGGACTTTCTAAAAACAATCCTGTTGTTGATGTTTATTGGGAAGATGATGAGGGTTATTGTGGAAACTTTGATGAGTGTATTTCTGAACTGAATGATGCAAGTTATTCTTTCACTCAACTTGCTGATATTATTGAAGCGCAACTTTGATGAGTCCAGTGTTGAGATGTGCCACTTGTTCTGGTGGCACATTATCACTTCCAAACCACCCGCCGCCGTGCTATGATTACGAAGTAATCAGTCAAAGGCACAATGGACCGTCAGCAAGTTATTGCTAAAATCCAATCCATTCTCAAATTGCAGAATGGCACTGACTTTGAGGGTGAAGCATCTGCTGCTGCTGCGATGATTGATAAACTGTGCAAACAGTATGGAATCACCGTCGATGAAGCAACTGAAACTCAAGTTCTTGATGAGTCGTTTGTTTCTTTCAAACGCACAAATGTTGCTCTGGCAACTCTTGCCAATGCGATTGCTAATTTCTATGATGCAAAAGCATATATGAAGAACGGAGATACTAAATCTCTGCAAATCATTGGTAGTGAAGCACAACAGATTCAAGTGCGTCTGTATTTCGATTATCTGGTTCAGGTAATGGAAAAAGAAGCAGAAGTTGCACATCAAGCAGAGAAAGTTCTTGCTTCTGTGAATGGTTCGAGTGTGTCTCGCAGTTTCAAACTTAATTTCCGCAAGGCATTTGCTGATAAAGTTCAGCAACGCCTGAAAGAAATGAAAGAAGCAGAAAATCGGATTCACGATGATGCAAATGCTGTGAAGAGCAAACTCTCCACGATGCGATTTGGACGTGCAAAACGTATGAATGGTGCAACTGGTTCTGGTGCATTTGTTGGTGGACAAGTTGGTGCTGGTGTTTCTTTGAACCGTCAAGCATCTGGTTCTCAACAACGTGCTCTGTGTGGGGTGTAGTTTCTACACCCTTTTTTCTTTTATCTCTTATCTCCAATGATTGACATTTCTATTACAACTCAAGAGTTAAATACTCTTCTTCAAGCATTATATCTTCTTGAAGAACAAGACTGGTATAAAACTACAGAAATTACAGAACCACTGATTGCTAAACTTAACGATTTGATTCCAGAGTAATCTTATCTTACGTTGAGTCTCTTATGAGATGTGCCACTTGTAGCACTGTCCCTATAATCCCCCAAAGCGCCCCTGGGCGTGCTATGATTACGAAGTAATCAAGAGAAAAGCGATGTCTAACACGTTTATTCCTAACTTCACTTATGATGAGGAAACTGAGTTGCTTTCTGCTGTTGCCTATGGTGTTGCATTTGCAAAGCAACTTGCTGATGAGAGTGTAGAGAATAAAAGTTATTGGTTGCAACGTACAAAAACGTTTGATAAAATTGCTGATAAACTGAGCATTGAAGTTCGCAATTTCTATTACAACAAATGAACTATTTGTGTCGTGTTGAATGGTCTTATTGAGTTTGCATGAGCACTTCTGAAAGTAATTTTTTTCACTATCAGTTGATGTATGCAGAAGAACATAAAAATGCTGATGTAGAGTATCTTACTCTCACTGATGAAGAGTATGATGAAATGTTCCCTTATGAGGAAGAAGAATGACTGACCCAAATCAACTCAATCTTTACAAAACATACGATCATCTGAATCAAACTTGCAAAAAGTGTGGTGACGGTTACTATAAAGAAACGAGCATTTATGATGATTGGGAGGGAGTTCTTCACTGCTCCAAATGTGATCATGAAGTGAAACGACACGCAAAAGTTTGGAACACAACAAATGACTGAAACCTTCACTGTTCGATTCTGGTCTGAAGAACTTGATTCACCAGAATACATTGGACCTTTTTATAGTGAAAAGGATGCCGATGATTATTGTGATTATCACAATGTTGGATTATCACTTGCTGGTATTCCATCTTGGGTTGCTAATTATTCCGTTGTTTAGATTCAAATGAAACCAAAGTTCCGTGTGATTTTAGAACAAGCAATCGAAGAAGGTGTGCGTCGTGGATATTCACGAGCACATAAACACATTGAGAATCCTTCTGAAAATACCATCATTGAGTCTATTGAAGAAGCAGTGATGTCTTCTATCTACGAATACTTCACTTTTGATGAGAATGAATTGTGATGTGCCAGTAATCCTTCTGGCACATTACACCCTCCAAACCACCTCTGCCCGTGCTATGATGAACGAAGTTCAAAGTCAAGAAATGACCACTGTTTCCGCTCCTGTTGTTCTCTCTGAAAAAGTTCAAGCAAAGTTTGATGAACTGAAAGAAGAAAACTTCTACGATGAAGATATGTATGAGTTCATCAATGAGTATGGTCAAGATAACTTCTTCGACCGTTATGAAGATTATGTTGCTGTTGGTGAAGAGTATGACTATGATGGAGTCGATGCTTTCATCGAAGAGTTTGGTATTCAATCTCTCACCTATGACGCATTTGTTGACGCTTATCGCGGTCAATATGATTCCAAAGCAGATTATGCTTTTGATTATGTGAATGATGTGTATGGTGTAGATCTTCCTGGTTTTGTGGAAGTTGATTGGGAAGCAACGTTTGATAATATGGATGAAGTGTTTGTCAATGGTTATGTCTTCAATTCGCAATTCTGAACGATGAAACTTCAATCTCAAGATGGTAGTATGGTGGTAGATTTCTACCCCATCAAAACACCTTTTGGTGATGTATCAAAAGAGTGGTATTTGAAGACTTTAACTTTTATGGGTCAATCACAATCCAAAAAGTTTCTCAATCGAATTGAGATGAATCTTGAGATTCAAGAGTATCTGAATCATACGATTCCTTATGAGGTTGTAGATTTCAACACAATTCCTCAACTTGCTAATCCATTTGCTGAAGTATGACAATGCAATTTCAAATCACTGATATTGAGTTTGACTTCAGTTCTGATGATCCTAATTGGGGTGATGTAGACGCTGATTATCAAAAAGAAATCACCGAAGAAACTATCGGTCAAATCTGGGAAGCAGATTGATGAAGAAGATTTAGTGGAAGAAATTACCTGTGCAACAGGTTGGTGCATCAAATCCATTGACTATCGACACGTTCTAAAATGACTCAAATTAACCGCGAACGAACTTCAAGAATCATACATTCAATCCCTGATTGATGGTATGGATTACAAAACAATGGAACGATTTGTTTATGACACTCTAACTGAGAATCTCACTGACTATACTGATGAAGAATTGATTACTGAAGTGAGTGAGTATTATCCCTGAATTGATTGAAGGTGAAAATGCAACCTGAGTCCAGTGTTGAGATGTGCCACTTATTCTAGTGGCACACATAAATGAGCACAGACCTCAAAATGTGGTATTCTTAAAGAGTGGAGGGAGCAGGGGCGCCGTGCCATCGCTACCTGCAATCCAGTCTTAGTTCTTTCTTCTTTTCAATACAAATGGTGCAAACTGAAATCAACGGTGCAATTTCTCAAGCATTTGCGATTCTTTCCAATCTGAATGAGCAGGTTTATGATTACTGGGTTTCTGAACTTTACACTGTTGATGGTGCAATGATTGATGAAATGTGGAATGAACAAACTCTTTCTGAAATGGAAAAAGATGTGATGTATAACTCTTAGTTTTCTTTCTCTCTTTCTTTCAAATAATGAAACTCACTGATAAAGAACAACTTCTTTTTAATTCCATTCAAGAGGGAATGGATCAACCTAATTGTGGATGGTTGCATGAACTTGATCCATTTAATCATTCAAGAGTTTGTGCTGGTGTTCTTTCTTCTCTTGTGAAAAAGAATCTTGTGAAATCTATTCAAGATTCAGAGAATAAAAAATGTTATTGGGTTGAACTCATTTGAGACTCACATACCCATCAGAAATGCTGATAGGTAGAAGAACCGTAAACCCCTTGACAAACACCGCCAGACGTGCTATGATGAATGGAGTTCAGAGTTAAGGAATGAGCACCTGTCAGCGAATGGAAAGGCAATTCTTTCTTTCTTTGATTGAACTTATCAATGAAGTTCAAGGCAAACAAAAACTTCCTTCACAAGTTGGAAATCGTAAGTCTGCTTGGTGTAAAACAATTAAATCGCAAAGAATTAAAAAAGACGCACTTTCTCAAGTTTAATTTCTCTTCATTTCTTAACTCAACGCACAATGAACGAACTTCAATCATTCTGGAATACTCTCACTCCAGAACAACAAGAACAAATTAAACAATCAACTACTCAAGATTGGATTGATGCGATTGTTCAATGTTCAAAGATCCTGATTTCTGGAAACGAATGGTTATTGCCTTCTTTGAAGGTATAGAAGAGGATTGGAAAATCAATAAGTTCAAAGAACAATCACCTTCTTAAACTTTTACACAAAATGACTATTCGCTTCACTTATGATATTCATACACAACAACCTGTGTATGCAATTACTACTTCACAAGGTGAAACAAAGTATCTGACAACTTCAATTACTGAAGCAATTAAACTCTCACAACTCAATGACTGAATCTACACTTGATCTTTTTACAGAACATCCTGATACGCAAGATATTGAGGATCTTGCAGCAGAATTAGAAATTACTGTTGATTATTACATTATGGAGTTTATTGTCAATGAAGGTTAAACTGTCTGATTTGATTTTGGATTTTGATGTGTATGATGATGTACCACGAATGTCATATACAAAACAACAAGAAGTTTATGATTATCTTTTTGAGAAAGTATTTGAATTGAGTGCAACAGAAGAAACTGAATGGGAAGATGTGAAAGAAGAGTTGAAAGATGAAATTGAGGAAATAACTGATTTTTGGGTCAAAATGATTGATTATGATGTTGTAAATGATTAAAAATCAATTAAAAATGTATTATTTAATATAAACGTACTGTTTCATTCATTCTCAATAAGTGTTGTTATTGATACTCAATAAGCATAGATGTTGAGAATAGTGAGACTTTAGAGTTGATTAAATGCTTGTTATAGTTAATTAAATGTGAGATCTTATAGTCAATTAAATGCTTAATAAATGCCTTCAAGTCTTGTTTATATCTTTGTAAATGCTTAATAAATGTGAGATCTTATAGTCATCTTGCCCGCAGTCTATCACACTTCCGCCGAAATGTCAAGAGACCCGGAGCACATAAAAAACTGGCACAAGGTCTTACAAATACACAGCGCCTTGATATAAACTACCAGACCCCTCTAGAATCGCCTACAATGCCCCTGTAAGTTGCTTCGTGATTAAATATGCTTCGTAGCATAATTTCTATCAAACAGCACTCATTTATAGCATCACTCAAAAGTTCATTCGTGATTAGATAAGTTTCGTATCAAATCTCATTCACAGACAGAGAAGACAGATAAGATATGCAAAGTTCATTCGTGATTAGATAAGTTTCGTATTAGAGATTTAATATCAGCAAATAAAAACAAATCTTTAAGTCTTAAATCTTCGTGTATAAATAAAACAACCTATTCGTTTATGAGTTGATTGAATTCTCCTACGGGATCAAGAATCAATCAGTCAAAAACGTAATAGCATTTTATTCGTTATAAAAGAGGGAGTTTGGATGCGGTCTCCGTCGCAATAAAATCGTTAGGGTCACACCTAGAAACAGCAAAGTGATACAACTTAAACATTCGTCTTAAAAATCGTTGAGTTTTAAGACTGCTTTATAGCGTCTGGTTGACATCGGTAATACGTTCAAGTAGAATAGTGTGTAGTTCTTTCTCTACGTCTTATGAGCAATTCGTATCTATCAGTACAAAAGCAAAAGTATCGTGTCACATTGGAACTTGATGTGATGAATGATTTTAATCCACATCAAATAGATTGGAACAAATTATTCAAACTTGAACCATCAGAATCCGTTGAGAGTTATGTAGAAGATCTCAATGTGTGCTGGTAAATAAGAATTAAGCACTCGTTTATTACACAAGTAGTCAAACTATTCGTATAAGTTTATAGTTTGACTGCTGATTTATATTTTTCTGCTGCCAGTAGATAAGAATTAGCGGCAGCATTGACAGATAGTGTCATCAATCTCCGTGTATAAGTATAAAACAGCAGCGTTCTTATTACTTATAGGGGGCGAATGTTTGAGTGTTGATATAAAGAATGAACGAATAAATTACTTATTCGTGTAGCAGTTGTTTATTCGTGATAGCAGTTATTTGTATTTGTTGTTGATTGTTTATATCGGGCGTTGCGATATATTAATTTCTTTGGGTCCCTGTAACCTACACTGTATGTCTTTTTCGAGCTCTATATATCATTCTCATAAAAAATTTTCCGGAAGTATGAAACCCTCTGTAACCTCCCGCAGATATTCTTATCGGCGCCCATATTGGAATTTTTGGAAAGTTGTATTAGCAGGATGGATGGTAAGATATCCACGCCCATTTTTTATTTTTGTAGGAATTTGTATTGCAATCCTATATAATGCGGTAACAAAATAAAAGTTACTAAAAAAATTTTCGCCCAAAAATTAACCGCACTATGGAAAAAATATATCACATTTACGCAAAAAATAAATGTTTGTTTCATTCAATCAAAGAAGATGAATTTCAAACAACTTGGAATACTATAAACAATATGGTTGGTATTATGAAAACTGATTATGTTATTGAAGATCTTTCATATGAGGAATTGCTTATTAATAAAGAAGTTACGCTCAATTCCTCACATTGACAAAACATATATAAACTGATAAAATTGAACTGAAGGTTGATTAAACTTTATGGCAAAAGGATTTACTGTAAAAGCATCTACACCAAAACCTAAAGAGGAATGGGATATTGATGCAATTAAAACAAGAATGCGTGGAAAGAGTATTGTATTCTGTCTTCCTGGTCGAGGATGCTCTTTTATTTTTTTGAAGAACTTTGTACAACTGTGCTTTGATATGGTACAGAATGGAATGAGTATTCAAATCTCTCAAGATTATAGTTCGATGGTTAACTTTGCACGTTGCAAATGTCTTGGTGCAAATGTACTTCGTGGACCAAAACAAATTCCTTGGGATGGAAAACTACAGTATGATTATCAACTTTGGATTGATAGTGATATTGTTTTTGATTCAAACAAGTTCTGGCAACTTTGTGATCTTTCTCTTTCAGAAGATGGCACAGAACGTGAAATCACTGCTGGGTGGTATGCAACTGAAGATGGACACACCACTTCTGTCGCACACTGGTTAGAAGAAGATGATTTCCGTAAAAATGGTGGAGTGATGAATCATGAAACTGTTGAGTCTATTTCAAAGCGTAGAAAACCTTTCACTGTTGATTACACTGGATTTGGTTGGGTACTCATTAAAAAAGGTGTTTTTGAGAATCTGGAATATCCTTGGTTTGCTCCTAAAATGCAGGTCTTTGAGTCTGGCAATGTTCAAGACATGTGTGGCGAAGATGTTTCATTCTGTCTCGATGCAAAGGATGCTGGATTCGAAATTTGGTGTGATCCACGCATTCGTGTCGGTCATGAAAAGACTCGCATTATCTAATGAATTATAATATTCTTTATAAAGGGCGTAAAATTTATCAAAATCTCAGTGCAGAAGAATGTACTGAGATTCTTCAAGACTTTTCAGAAAAGTTTTATGAAGGAAAAGAAATCAATCCAGAACTTATTGAATTAGAGGAAATTGAATGACAAATCGTAAAAGTCTGAGTGGCTCAGTACAAATTGAATCACATCCAAAAAATACTCGACAGGGACTTGGAAAGAATACAAAGTATTCTGCAACCAGCAGAAACAAACCAAAGAAACCTTATCGAGGACAAGGTAAATAATCTTCAAAGCACTTAGAGTTTTTCTGAGTGCTTTTCTAGTTTTTTATAACTACTTATAACCAAAAGCGCCGTCGTTTCTCGTCTTGAAGGAAACCAAAACCAACAACAATTAAATGTCTTACTTAAATCACAATCTTCCAACTTTTACTTGCTATATTCGCAACGAATTTCTTTATAATCATAAAAAAGGTCATGGAGAGATGTCTTTATGTGATATACACTCTGTAGCATCCTTAGAGAAGCACGTACCCCTCTTTGAAGCATTTTTAGAGAATGGAGTAAACTGGACAAGAAGACCTATTCATGCATTTTGTTGGAAACTCGACGCATCAACTCCAAAGTTAGAGGAGTGTATGTGGTGGGATTGTTTTTCCCCATATATCGATGTTCAAGTGAGGTCAAGATTGGCAGGACTACGGGCAGAACTTATCAACTATCGCGGAGAAAAGAATGAAGGAACCTATATGTTTACTCTTGATTGGTCTTGGGAGTCAAAATCTACGTTAAATACCAATTTTAGTGAGACACCAGAGCATAAATGTGCTCATTTTTTCAAAATGGACAATGGAAACTTCTATGCATATCCAAATAATAAAATTTTATGGTATGATGATGCATGGATTCGTAATCGAATTACTCAAAATCCAGGATATGAAATTGATTTGACCGAATATTCTGTCGAAAATCGTCGTAAAATAGAGACCTCTGATGATTTTATGTACGAAATCAAAAAAATTCGGGATAGCAACCCCGTAAAAAGTTCTGATTTAACAAATCAGGAGCAAAACAATGACCAAACAAGTCGATAAAGACAAAAAATTTATGAAAAATGAGTGGGGAACTGAATTTTTGTCTTCAGAATATGGTTGGGAGAAAAAAATCCAAAAACAAAAAATGCTTCGTGAAATTTCAAATGACGATTTAACACCCAAAAAACACGACTTTCACGTTCAAAATGAAATTCACGAAAAAATTCGTAATGATGATGATTATGATGATTGGGAGTATGGAACTGAACCACTTTATGAATCTAAAAATCCTTAATAAATAAGATAGAATTATAATAATCAATGCCTTTAGAAAGGGTTAGTCAAGGATTTAAAGATATTAGCATGACATTTCAGATTAATCCTCTGAATAGCGACTTGATTGCCCTTAAAAATGAGTCTGCTATCTCTCGTTCACTTCGGAACATTGTATTTACTGTTCCTGGAGAAAAGTTTTTTAATGAAAATTTTGGTTCAAACATCTCCAGAACACTTTTTGAAAACGTTGATGATATATCCGCATCAGTAATTGTTGATGAAATCAGGCAATCAATTCAAAATTATGAATCAAGAGTTCAATTGATTGATGTTCAGGCATATCCAGATTATGACAACAATTCTTTTGATGTAACTATAGTTTATAATATTGTTGGAGCAGATGTTCCCGCACAACAACTACAATTTGTATTGCAACCAATAAGGTAAATGCCTCTAGTAAACTTTACAAATCTAGATTTCGATCAGATTAAAACAACGCTTAGAGACTATCTCAAAGCAAACTCAAACTTTACAGACTATGATTTTGAAGGGTCTAATCTTTCAACAATTCTTGATGTTTTGGCTTACAATACTTATATTACTTCATATAATGCAAATATGGTTGCAAATGAGGTATTTCTTGATAGTGCAACATTAAGAGAGAATGTGGTCTCTTTAGCAAGAACAATTGGATATATTCCTAAATCAAAAAAAGCAGCAAGAGCAACAATAAGTTTTTTTGTAGATTGTTCAAATATTACACCAACTCCAGTATCATTAACTCTTAAAAAAGGACCAGTTGCAAGCACCTCTGGAACTTTTGGTAATCAATCTTTTGTCTTTTCTATTTTAGAAGATATTACTGTTCCGATATTTGATAATATTGCATCATTTAATGATGTTCAAATTTATGAAGGAACACTTTTAACATCAAACTTTACTTACACTTCTAGAAATCCAAATCAAAGATACATATTACCAAACTCTGGTATTGATACAAATTTAATTTCAGTTATTGTTAAAAACAATCAACAATCTTCTGTTTCTGTAAAATATAATCAACAAGACAGTCTTTTTGAAGTTGATAAAGAGTCTGAAGTTTATTTCTTACAAGAAATTGAAGATGAAAGATACGAATTAATATTTGGTGATAATGTATTTGGAAAAGCACTTCAAGAAGGAAATTATATAGAAGCATCATATATTATCACAAATGGAGATTCTGCTAATGGAATTGGTCAGTTCTCATATTCGGGTAAATTAACATACACTAGAAATTCTATTGATTATACTGTTACTTCTGGAATATCTCTTTTAACTACAGGATTGATTGCTTCTGGTGGAGAAAATATTGAATCGGTAGAATCAATTAAAAAGTATGCTCCTAGAATATATTCCTCTCAAAATAGAGCTGTAACAGCAAATGATTATGAAACTTTAATTCCATCAAAAATTTATCCCGAAACAGAATCAATATCTGTTTTTGGTGGAGAAGAATTAATTCCTCCACAATATGGAAAAGTTTTTATCAGTATTAAACCAAGAAGTGGAGACTTTTTATCAAACTTAGTCAAAGAAAATATTAAACTCAAACTTAAAAAATATGCTGTTGCAGGAATTGTTCCTGAAATTTTAGATCTAAAATATCTTTACATTGAAATAGATTCAAAAATATATTACAATACAAATCTAGCTCCTAGTACATCATATGTTTCTAGTATTGTTCAATCAAATGCTACCAAATACTCTGAATCAACTGAATTAAACAAGTATGGTGCAAGATTTAAGTATAGTAAATTTCTAAAAATTATTGATGAAAGTCATGAGGCAGTGACATCAAATATTACTAAGATTCAAATTAGAAGAGATTTAAGAGTTTCTTTAAATAGTTTTGCAGAATACTCCATAGGATTTGGAAATGAATTTCATATCAATAGTATGGATGGATACAATATAAAGTCTACTTCATTTAAGGTAAGTGGAATATCTCAGGATGTTTACTTATCAGATATTCCGGACACAAATAGAACAACTGGTTCTATTTTCTTGTTTAATGTTCCAAGTATATCTTCAACATCCTCAACAATTATAAGAAGAAATGTTGGAAAAATTAACTATAAATCTGGAATTATTATATTAAATCCAATAATTATAAATTCAGCAAAACAAAAAAATGGACAACCAATAATTGAAATATCTGCAACACCAAAATCAAATGATGTTATTGGATTACAGGATTTATATTTACAACTAGATATTAGTAAGAGTAATTTTGAAATGGTCATCGATGAAATTTCATCTGGATTAGACCCTTCAGCATCTAATTACATCGTATCATCAAGTTACACAAACGGGAATTTAGTAAGATCATAATAAAAATGACAGAAAAAAGAGTTCAGTTTAGCAACATTGTTAAGAATCAACTTCCTGCATATGTAAGGGAAGAATTTCCATTAATATCTGAATTTCTTTCGCAATATTATATCTCACAAGAATTCAAAGGTGCTCCTGTTGATTTGATTCAAAACATTGATCAATATGTAAAAGTAGATGAACTTACAAATACAACTGATTATCTGTATCTTAATTCAGACATAACTGATATTGATACAACGATTACTGTGAATGTTGGTCAGAATAATCAAGGAACATCAGATTTTCCAGATTCTTATGGATTGATACAAATTGATAATGAAATTATTACATATACTTCTAAAACATCAAATTCTTTTCTTGGATGTATAAGAGGTTTTAGTGGAATATCTTCTCATACTAAACAGAATATTCCAGATCAATTAACATTTAAGTCTACTGAATCTTCTAGCCACTTTAGCAGGAACAGCAATTGTTAATTTAAGTTCTTTATTTCTTAAAGAATTTTTATCTAAAACAAAATATCAACTTTCTCCAGGATTTGAAGATAGAACTCTTTATTCTGATTTAAATCAATCTATCTTTTTAAAACAAATCAAAGATTTTTATCAAAGTAAAGGAACTGATGAAGTCTTTTGCAATTCTTTTTAAAGTTTTATATGGAAAAGAAGTAAAAATTATTCGACCAAAAGAAAATCTTTTTAGACCATCAGATGCTCATTATAGATTAACTAACGATATAGTTGTAGAAAGTATCTCTGGAGATCCATCTAGATTTAACAAATCAAACTTTATATCAAGAATGTATATGGCTCTATTTCTATATGCCCGTAGTCCAATAACTTACGTAGAAAAAATAATTTCTGGAATTGGAAATACTTATTATAAATTAAGTTTAGACTCTGGATATAATAGAGATATTATTGCTAATGGATGCTACAATTGGTAAATTCACAGTTCACCCAAGAACAAAAATAATTGGACCAGTTTCTTCTGGATACAACTGTTTTTGATGTTGATTCTACTGTTGGATTTCCTGCAAATGGAGAACTTTTAGTAAATTATGGAGATCAAACCACAGGAATTGTTACATATACTTCAAAATCTCTAACTCAGTTTTTTGGATGCTCTGGAGTTTCCAAAACTATTTTAGATGCAGCATCTGTTGGTATTAATACATATGCATCATGCATATAATCCAGACGGATCTTTAGTAAAATTAAGAGTAACTTCAGTTTTAAATTCTACAGAAATTTTAGGAAATACTAGGTATCATTACAAAAATGATACTTCAGTAATTAGAACTTTAGGAGTGAATACTAATGATGTTTATTCTAAAGATTGGTTTTTTAACATTCCAATTTCATATAAAGTAAGATCAATTGTTTCTCGTGGAACAAATGATACTTATGATATTACTACAACAAATACATAATATTTTAAAAATTGGTGATAAAATTGATATAATTTCAAGTTCCGGTGATTAAAAAAACATCAACAATTATTGATTTAATTTCGAACTACAACTTTTACAATTAATGGTCAAGGAATTTTAAGTTTAACAGAAACATATACTATTAAAAAAAGTTTGCTTAAAGGAAATTCCATTTATTTTTCCAGTGTTTCTAGTGTAAATGCAAATGTTCAGAATGTATATAATCTTGAGTCTAAAATATTAATTTCTTCTCCATCAATTCCATTTTATTATAATCAATCATTATCAACTACTGATAGATCTATCATATTTTCTGGAACTTTTTCTGGATCGATTTTTACAATAACTACAAATTCAGATCATGGATTTTACACTGGAGACAGCATTTATTATACTCCAGGATCTTCTTCAACAAATTCATTATTTGATGAAGGAATTTATTTTGTTAAAAGAATAGATTCTAATAAAATTAGTCTTGCAAAAAGTAGAACTAATATCTTTAATGGTATTTTTGTATCAGTATCTAGTAGCACTAACAATAACAAATAATAAAATTGAACTTTATGAATTTAAATCAAAAACTTTAACCTCTCAAAAGTTACTTAGAGAATTATCTTTACCTACAGATGATGGAAATGTCTATAAAACAAATCCAGGATTTACTGGAATATTACTTAATGGTGTAGAGATTTTAAATTATAAAGCAAGTGAATCAATATATTATGGAGAAATAAAAGAAGTTGAAGTAACTGCTCCTGGATCAAACTATGATATTATTAATCCTCCAGTTTTAAGTATTACAGATTCTTTGGGAGTAGGTGCAACAGGATTCTGTGCAGTTAATGGATCACTTCAAGAAATTAGAATTATTGATCCTGGATTTGATTATCTAAGACACACCAATTATTAAAATCACTGGTGGTAATGGTAGTTGGTGCAAAGGCATTTGCAAATATGAAGTTAGTAGAGCACGAATCCACTTTTAACTCTCAGGGAAATGCAGAATCTAGTTGGAATTGGTAGTGCATTATCAACTATTGGATTTACAACATATCACAAATTTAGAAATGCAGAAAGAGTAATTTATAAAACAGATGGGCAAAGAGGTGTTGGTGGATTATCTACAGATTCTTCATATTTTGTTTCTGTAAAAGATAATTTTACAATTAAACTTCATAAAACTTTAGATGATGCTGTATCTGGAATTAATACCATCACACTATCTTCATATGGCATAGGTAATCATAAATTTAAATCATATAATCAAAAATCTATAGTTGGATCTATTAACGTAGAAAGTTCTGGATCTGGATACGAAAATAAAAAAAGAACAACTACACATTTAGGAATTAATACTTCACTATCTCAAATTATAATCAATAATCACGGATATAATTCTGGAGAAAAAATTGTATATACAACTGATTTTACTCCAATTAGTGGATTATCTACAAATACAGAATATATTGTAACTAAAGTAGATGATAATTCATTCAAACTCTCTACATGTTGGTGTTGGAAGCACTAATATTGATTTTTACTATAATACTAAACAATATGTTAAATTAAATTCTGTTGGTCTTGGAACTCATATATTTAATTATCCAGAAATTAAAGTAGAACTTATTGGAAATGTTGGACTATCTTCAATTGGAACAACAGACTTTTGATGCAGTCATTCAACCTATTTTTAGAGGACAAATTAAATCAGTTCATTTAACTTCTGGTGGAGTTGGATATGGTTCTTCAGAAATTATTAATTTTTACAGACAACCATCTTTTACATTAAAATCTGGGAAATCTGCACAGTTAAATCCCATAGTTTCTACAGATGGAAAAATTATTGAGGTATTAGTTAATAATACTGGGATCTGAGTATAATTCTGCCCCAACATTAATTGTAAATGGGACTGGAAGAGGAGCTGTTGTAACGCCAATTATTGATAATGGTCAAATAATCTCAATAAAAGTAATTGAAAGTGGAATTGGATATTCGCAAAATTCCACTTCAATTACAGTGACTTCCTTCAGGATCAGCAGCAGAATTTAGAGCAAAAATACAAAGTTGGACTGTTAATTTATTTAAAAAGTATTATTCATCATTAACATCTGATGATGGGATCATATCTAAGAGTATCAATGAATCACTTGGACTTCAATATGCCCATTTATATGCTCCTAGAAAATTGAGAGAAATTTTACAACCATCAGACCAAAATGGAAATAAAGTATATGGAAAAACAGACTTATCAAAACAAAACAATATTGAAATAAATTCAACAAGCCACTCTCCTATTATTGGATGGGCATATGATGGAAATCCAATTTATGGTCCTTATGGATATATTACAAAAACTGGTGGTATAGTTACTCAACTCAAATCTGGATATATACCAGAAAATAAATCAAATAGACCATCATTAACTTCTTTTGAACTTGGATTTTTTGTAGAAGATTTTACTCATTACAAAAAAGGTGATGATACAGTTCTTGATGAAAATAATGGAAGATTCTGTATTACTCCAGAATTTCCAAAAGGAACTTATGCATATTTTGCAACTTTTGAACCAACTGCTGATAGTGGTGGAAAGTTCTCAAATTACAAACAACCAAAATTCCCATATTTGATTGGCGATTCTTTTAAATCAAAACCAATTGACTTTAATTTCCAGAAAAATTCAAATCAAGATGATATTGATTTAAATCAAACTAAATGGTCTAGAAATACTTATTTCTATAATTTAATAAATGATGATGCATCATATTCATACCTAACAATACCAAACAACTTAAATCAAACAGTAGACGTTAAAGTTTGCATCTCCTGGAGTTGTAGAATCTGTTGGTATTGTAACTGGAGGAACAAATTATAAAGTTAATGATTCTGTTGTATTTAACAATACTAGATACTCAAGGTACATGGAGCTAAGTGCTAGAGTTTCAAAAGTTGAAGGAAAATCAGTAACTTCAGTAAGTGTTGCTACTAGCACAATTTCGAATGTTGAAATATATCCAGGAGAAAACAAAGGAGATTATATTATTATTGCAAATGATCCTCATAATTTTAAAAATAATGATTTTGTTTCTGTCTATGGGTTAAGCACAACATCTTCTCTAATAGAAGGATTTTATAAAGTTGGTATATCAACAAACATTTTAACTATTTCTGGAATTGGAACAACTTCTGGAACTGTAACAACCGGAATTGGTAGTACAGGAGTAACAGGAATTATTACTTATATTAATGTTTCTGGAATTCTCAAATATCCAAACATAAAAGAAAATGATATTCTTTCTATTGAAAATGAAAAAGTAAAAGTTCTTAAACGTTGATAGATTAAATTCAAGAATTAGAGTTATTAGAGCATATCAAGGAACATCTGGAGTTGCTCATACTTCATCTACTCAACTCAAAGAAAATCCAAGAAAGTTACTGATCAATGCTGGATATAGAACTTCTTATGATTATAGAATTAATACTCAATTATACTTTAATCCAGTAGACTCTGTTGGACTTGGAACTTTATCTGGTGTTGGTATTGGTACAACAATTACCTTTAGCAATCCTGGTGCTGGAATTACACAAATCTTTATTCCAACCAAATCAATTTACATTCCAAATCACGGATTAGAAACTGGTGATCTAGTTACATATTCAAACAATGGTGGATCATCTTTAGTAGTTTCTTCTACTGGTATTGGAACCACAACTATTGCAGATCAGTCAAGTGTTTATATTGCAAAAATTTCTGATGATCTAATTGGTATCGCAACAATTAGAGTTGGTTTAGGATCTACAGGTACTTTTGTTGGTATTGCAAGTACCCAAAGATCTCAATCTACTTTATTCTTTGTAGAAAATGGTTCTGGAGTATATCACAGTCTAAAAACTAATTTTGATGTTATTACTGGAACTATTGAAAGAAATCTTACTACAGTTTCCTGTGCTTCCACGCACGGATTAACTAACAATGATGCGGTTTATGTGGATGTTAATCCTTCAATCTCAACCACATTTACTGTAAAGTATGATGATTATAATAGAAAAGTTGTAATTAATCCAAAATCATTTATTTCTGCTGGGGTTAATACAGTAACCGATACAATTACAATCCAAGATCACCAATTATATAATGGACAAAAAGTAATTCATACATCAACAGCACCTTCTGGCGGACTTCAGAGTGAAAAGGAATACTTATGTAATTAAAGTAGATAAAAATAATATTAAGTTATCTGAAACTTTTTATAATGCTACTGCAGCAAAACCAGTCTCTGTTGGAATTACAAGTTCTTCTTCTGGAAGCAATTTTACCAATCAATCCCACCACTAACACTTTATAAAGATTCTGCAGTAACATTTGATTTATCAGATTCTTCATCTGTCTTATATAAATCAATCTCAAAGATATCCAGCATTTAGTTTGGATTTTTATAAAGATAGCAATTTTACTCAATCATTTGAATCAAGCAAGCAACAAAATGTATTTGAAATTCAAAGATCAGGTACAGTTGGAGTTGCAACTAATGCAAAAGTAGTTTTAACCGTTAATGATAACATCCCAGATAGATTATATTACAAATTAACTCCAGTTTATGACAGTACAACTCCAGAGGAAAAGAAAAAAATTAGTATTGATTCTGATGTAATTTTAAATAATCAAATTGAAATAATACCTAAGCAGATATAATGGAAAACATACTATAACATCTATTTCCTCAACTACATTTACATACACATTACCACAGACACCAGAAAATACTTCCTATATTGGTTCTGCATCCAGTATTAGATATAAAACCGATTCCACTAAGTGCTTTTGGTGCAATTTCAGATATTGAAGTAACAAACAAAGGCAAAAATTATTATGCACTACCAGGAATTTCTACAATTGTTACTGAATTAGGAAGAAATGCTTTGATTAGAAGCATCAAGTTCTTCAATTGGAAAAATTAAGAAGACAAAAATTAATGATGTTGGATTTGATTTTCCAAGTGACTTTACACTAAAACCAAGTGTTTCTTTAAATCAAGTTATCAAGGTAGAACCACTATCATCACTTAAGTCTGTTGGTGTTTCCTCTTTTGGTAGAGGTTATAACACATCACCAAAACTTCTTGTATTTGATGGTAAGACTAATAAACTTGTTCCAGAAATTGATTTAAAATATACACTTAGGAAGCAATCAAGTAGAAATACGTAGAAATGCTTATAGTTTGAATAATGTCACTCCGACTATTTTACCAATACAAAACTCAAATGGTGTTGGAATTGGATCTATTAGATATAATTCGACAACTAAAGAAGTAACTGTAATTTTATCTGTCGGTTTTAGTACTGCAGAATCATTCCCATTTGCAGTAAATGATAAAGTTCTTATTGAAAATATTAGTGTTGGTGTTGGATCAACTGGTATTAGGGTACAATTCTGAAAATTACAACTATAAACTCTTTACTCTTACATCTGTTACTGAAAACAGAGGTGGAATAGGATCAGTATCATATAGTCTTAGATGGATTGCTTTCTGCATCATCAATTCCCGGAAATTATGATTCTGTAAACTTCTTCTGGAAGAATAATTCCACAAAAATATTTCCCAATTTTTAATATTGAATCTTCAAAAGAATAATTATTTGATTGGAGAAAATATAAAATCAAATTCTACTACTGGATATGTTGATGGATGGAATCCAATTACAAATCAACTAAGAGCAGTATCTAAAGAAAACTTTGTAGTTGGAGAAATAATTGAAGGATCTAACCTCAAAATCACAAGGAATTGCAAGTATTGTAGATACTACAGATTCTTTCTTTAATTTAGAATCATCATCTCTTGTTGATAATGGATGGCAAACAAATGCAGGATTTTTAAATACCAATTCAGAAAGAATTCAAGATAATGATTTTTACCAAAACTTCTCATATTCAATTAAATCAGAAATAAGTTATGATTCTTGGAAAGATGCGGTAAGTACTTTAAATCACACAACAGGATTTAAAAAATTTGCAGAGTATCAACTTGAAACAAAAAATTCCAACTCAATGTCAGTTGGTCTGTCTACAGAAAAAACATATATTGATGTAGTTGTAGATATCGTTGGATTTGCAGACTTAAACTGCGTCATCTGATTTTGATTTAGTAAAAGAAAATTCTTTATCTGGTTCTGGAAGTATTTTTCCAATGAAATAACTTTCTCAAACAGAGTCTTAACTGACTACTTTGAATCCATAGGAAATAGAGTTCTGTCTATTGATGATTTAAGTTCTCAGTTTAACAGTAATCCAAGGTCTACAAGATTTTCTGAAGTTCATAGATTTACTCTTACAGATGCTAGAGCACAAAAGTATATTACATATGTTTCTGATAGAAGATTTACAGGTCAAAGGCAGTTAATGTTGGTATCTCTATTGCACGATGGTGGAATAGGTTATCATTAACCAATATGCAAGATTGGAGTCTTCTTATGATTTGGGATCATTTGATTTTATCGTTGATGGTTCTGAAGGAGTTTTAACATTCAATCCAGTCAACTATTCAGTTAATGATTATAACATCACTACCTTATCATACAATTTAAAAGATTCTATGCTTGGAATTGGTACATCTTATTTTGGAGATTTGGTAACAGTTAAAACAAGTAGCGGATTTGTTTCTTCAGGATCAACAAATATAGTTGGTGTTGGTACAACATATAATTCTGCTAAAGTTTTAGTAGAAATTACCGGATCTGGCGGGCAGTATGAGTTCGATGAACTTAATATTGTTCACGATGGTGTTAATGTTGAACTACTCGAATATGGTCAAGTTACTGATCATTCTTTAGATGCATATTCTAGTTCTGGACTAGGAACATATTATCCATATATTTCTGGATCTCAACTTAAAGTTGATTTTTATCCTAACACTGGTATTGCAGTAACCTTCAATACTTTCCAAACTACTTTTAGGTGGAACATCATCTGGTATTGGAACATATGATATGCAACACGCCAGACTTCAAGGCATATCAACTTCAATAGCATCATCAGGTTCCCCAACTGCGACATCAATTATAGCTTATCCTGGAGATTATGATTGTTCATATTGCTTGGTTCAGGTTGCAGATACCACAAACAACAAATATCAGTTATCTGAAGTTGTTCTTTTAGATGATCAAACCGATGAAAGTGTTGGTGAAACTTATATTGTTGAATTTGGTAATGTTGAAACTAATTCTGGACTTGGAACTTTTGGTGTAAGAAAGAATGGTTCAATAACAGAACTAACCTTTACTCCTCTTCCAAGTATTAATACTAGAATTGTTGGATTCTTCAATGCACTAAGACATCAAGATGATGAAAAAGATGTAGTATCATTTAACAATGGAAGTATTGAAACAAACTATGGAACTTATTTTGGAACTGAAAGAGATATTAAACGTGCTTTTGATCTAAAACATAAAGGATCTCAAATTTTTAGAAGAGATTTTGATGGTAGCAGTGTTTCTATAGCAAATACTTCGATTCAGATGCAATTACTATTCCAAATCATTTCTTTGTTACTGGTGAAAAAGTTACTTATACAAATCCAGGAGTTGGAAGTACACAAGCAATTGGTATTGCATCTACAGATTTTGGTGTTGGTATTGGTACAACAGATAAATTACCATCAAGTGTTTATATTGTAAAAGTAAATGAAAATACAATTAAATTAGCAAGAAATGCAGAAGATGCTTTAAGTTTAACACCAAAAGTTTTAAACCTAACTTCAGTTGGAATTGGAACATCTCACGCATTTACTGCAATTAATCAAAATGCAAAAGTAATTGTTGCAATTGATAATCTTATTCAATCACCTATTGTTTCTACAGCGCAAACAACAACTTTATCAATTAATGCATTCAGCACTGACGATTTGATTTATGTAAGTGGTATAACATCCTTCTTTGGTGGAGATTTAATTAAAATTGGTAGCGAGATAATGAGAATTGATTCTGTTGGTGTTGGAAGCACTAATTCGTATTAGAGTCCGTAGACCTTGGATGGGAACATCACTTGCAGGATATTCCACAGGAACACTAGTTACCAAAGTTGTAGGAAATTATAATATTGTAGATAATGTGCTGAATTTCGTAGAAGCTCCTTATGGAAATGTTCCTCTTTCCACTTCAACAAATAGACCAGATGAGAGAGATTGGATTGGAATATCTACAAGTTCTAGTTTCCAAGGAAGAACATTCTTAAGATCAGGAACTCCTGCGGGGACCAATGAAACTTATTACTAAAAATTATGTCTTCAATGATCATTTCTAATCAATTTAATGGAAAAACTAAAAATTTTAATTTAAGATCTGATGGAACAACCGTCACAGGAATTTCTACTGAAAATGCAGTTATATTAATTAATGATATTTTCCAAGGACCTGGATTATCAAATGATTACTACTTATCTGAAGTCAATTGGAGTAACAACAATAACCTTTACTGGTGCTGCAACTTCCATTGCTTATGATGTTAATACTTCTTCTATTCCTGCAGGTGGTGTAATAGTATCTGTTGGATCCACTGAAGGATTTGGTTATCAACCTTTAGTATCTGCTGGAGGAACTGCAATAGTTTCTGGTTTAGGTACAATTTCTTCCATTAGCATTGGTAATAGTGGTTCTGGATATAGATCAGGATTCAAATCAGTAAGAGTTGGAGTTGCAACATCTAATACAGGAACTCCCATCTATTCAGTTTATTGGAACTGCAATTGTAAATAATGGACACGTTGTTAGTATTGCAATTACAAATCCAGGAACTGGATATACTTCATCAAATCCACCATACGTTGTAATTGATGATCCCCTTTCTTATTCAAATCTTCCATTAGTTTATAGTTCTTCCTCTCCAACTGGACTGGGAAGTCAAGCAACGGTTGATGTTGTAGTTGGTCAGGGATCTAGTGTAATAGATTTTGAAATTAAAAATCTTGGATATGGTTATGGGCAAGGAGAAATATTAACTGTTTCTATTGGAGGAACAGTTGGTATTCCTACTGATCCAACTAAAACATTTAAAGAGTTCCAAATTTCCATACAAAATACGATTAGTGATAAATTTACTGGGTGGTCAATTGGAGAGTTGCAAGTTTTAGATAATGTAGAAAATCTATTTGATGGATCTAGAGTTACTTTCCCACTAAGAGTTGCAGGATCTTTAATTTCGATAAGATCTGCAAGAGGTTCAAATATTAATATTCAAGATAATCTTCTTATCTTCTTAAATGATGTACTTCAAGTTCCAGGATCAGGATATCAGTTTGCCGGTGGAAGTGTAATTACATTTACAGAGGCACCTAAAGTTGGAGATTTATGTAAGATTATTTTCTATAGAGGAAGTGGATCTATTGATGTTATTGAAAGAAATATTTTGGAAACAGTTAAAGTTGGTGATGATTTAACCATTGGATATGATTCATCTTTGGGACAACCAGCAACTTTACAAGAAACTGAAAGAAATGTAAGTTCTATAGACTCTACCGATTTAGTAAAAACTATTCCATACTATGGTCCAGGTTTAGTTAATAATCCAACTACTTTAAGACCAGTTACTTGGTGTAGACAAACTGAAGATAGAATTATCAACGAAAAAGAAGTTGGTAAAGATAGAATTCTTTATGAAGCTTTAATCTATCCATCATCATATTTAATTCAATCAGTTGGAATTGGATCAACTATAGCATTTATAGATTCTATTCGTCCATTTTTCAATCCATTAAATGAAAATGACACTACTCTTAATTTCCAAAAAGATATTTTAATACTATCTCAAGATAATAAAGTTTCTGCATCTGCAACAGCTATTGTTTCTGTTGGAGGAACTATTTCTTCTATTGTAATATCATGATGGTGGATTTGGTTATTCTAGTGCTCCAACAGTAACAATTGAAAATAGTGTTGGATTTGGATCAACTGCCACTGCAACTTCTTCAATAACCGCAGGTATTGTAACTACAATTTCTATAACTGGTCCAGGAACAGGATATACATCAACAAATGTTCCTAATGTTTTAATTGCTCGCCACCATCTTTCTCAATAGAAGAAAACACTGTCGTTACTTATGAAGGAGATTTTGGTATTATTACTGGAATATCAACAACAACAGTTGGTGTTGCTTCAACAGGAATTGTATTTGATTTCTTAATTCCAAAAGATTCTCCATTAAGAAATTCGTCAATTACTGGATTTACTACTATTAGTGGAATTTCTACAGGATATTATTTTGTGGTTCATAATTCAAATGTAGGTAAAGGAGTTACATCATTAAATTCAAATGGATCTACTGTTGGTGTTGGAAGTACTTTCTTAGATAATGTTTATCAAGCAGTTGCAGTTTCTATTGCACAAACTTCTACACCAGGTCTTGGTGTAACGTATGTTGCTAAAGTCACAGCAAGTCTTACTTCTTATAATGGACTTTCTGGTATAGGATTTAGTAATTTCTATGGAGAATATAGTTGGGGAAGAATTGCTTTGGGAAGTAGAGAGAAAGAAATTTCATATAATGCATATACTATCAAATGGATATACTGGAATAGCAACTGGTACAATGATTAGAAGAAGTTTTCCTCTTAAATACCTCAATTACATTTCATAAATAAATAAAAAAACCGTCAAATGGCAGCAATTATAACTGATCAGATTAGAATATTAAATGCAAAGAATTTTGTTGCTGGAGTAAGTTCTTCAGGAAATTCATATTATTCTTTTATTGGATTACCAAATCCAACACGAAATTCAATCTGATTGGGATACAAATCCTCCTTCACCAAAAGACTCTTTTGATGAAGAAAATAGTTATTGGGATACGATGGTTGCACTTAAAAAAATTAGTGCATCTGATGTAAGACAAGTTGTTCAAAAAAGAGTTTGGTCTTCTGGAACAACATATGATATGTATCGTCACGATTATAGCAGATCAAATACTGCTAAAGTATCTGGCGCAACAAATTTATATTCTTCATCTTATTATGTTTTAAATAGTGACTATAGAGTTTATATTTGCTTACAAAACGGAACTACTCCAGACACTCCAAATGGAAAACCATTCATTAGATGAACCAACATTTACGGATTTAGAACCAAGATCTGCGGGAACAAGTGGAGATGGTTATATTTGGAAGTATCTTTATACACTAAAACCATCAGAAGTAACAAAGTTTGAAACATCTGATTTTATTCCTGTTCCAGCAAATTGGGAATCTTCTGCTGACAATGCTGCAGTAAGAGATAATGCTGTCGATGGATCAATTAAAATTGTAACCATTACGAACAGAGGAGTTGGATTAGGAACAGCAAATAGAACTTATACAAGAGTTCCCATTAAAGGTGATGGAACTGGAGCAGAATGTACTATTGTCATTAATAATGATCAAAAAGTAGAATCGGTAGTTGTTTCTAGTCAAGGTTCTGGATATACTTATGGAAATGTTGATTTAGTTGCAGGCAATGTACCTACAGGAACATCTAGACCAACTTTTAATGTTATTATTTCTCCAAAAGGAGGACATGGTGCTGATATCTATCGTGAACTTGGTGCATATAATGTTCTTCTTTACTCTAGAATTGAAAATGATACTCAAAATCCAGATTTTATAACTGGCAATCAAATTGCAAGAGTTGGTAGTAGTTGAAAGTCCAAAGATAAGTTCTGGAAGTTTATTAACTTCAGATAAAGCAAGTGCAGTTTATGCCTTAAGACTTACTGGAACTGGATATAGTTCAGCATCTTTTACTGCAGACTCTTATTTTACACAAACTGTAGCAACGGGAACTACTGCTGTTGGTAGAGTTATTAGTTATGATCAAACTACAGGAGTTCTTAAGTATTGGCAAGATCGTTCTCTTGCAGGATTTACGACTGTTGGAGTTGCAGTTACAAATCCAACTTATGGATTTGATTTAACAGAATTTACTAGTTCTCCATCTACTGGAGGAAGTCTAACAATTGTACCTTCATCAGGGTCTAATTTATCAATTAATACATCATTTTCTGGTATATCTACAGTAATAAATAGTAGAACATATTATCTTGGTCAAGAATTTTCTAATGGTCTTGCAAACCCTGAGGTTAAAAAATATTCAGGAAATATTATCTATGTAGATAATAGACCAGCAATTACTAGATCATCCAACCAAAAAGAAGATATTAAAGTCATTTTGCAGTTCTAAAGAATTATGTCTCAGGAAACTAATCTTAATGTATCTCCATATTTTGATGATTTTGATGCAAATAATGACTATTATAGGGTTCTTTTTAAACCAGGATATCCTGTTCAAGCAAGAGAATTAACCACTCTACAATCAATATTACAAAACCAAATTGAAAAATTTGGGCAACATTTTTTTAAAGAAGGTGCTAAAGTAATTCCAGGTAACACTGGATATACTCAATTGTATTATGCGGTAGAACTTCAAAATAATTATCTTGGAGTTCCTGTCTCGGCATATGCCAATCAATTAGTAGGAACAAAGATTACCGGACAAACATCAGGTGTAACAGCAGTAGTAGATAAAGTTTTACTTCCGACCGATTCTGAAAGAGGAAATTTAACTTTATATGTAAATTACTTAGCATCAAACACTCAAAATAATTCAACTCAACAATTTTCTGACGGAGAATTGTTGTCTAGTAGCATACAAATTACTTCTGGTCTTCTGGGTAATTCTTTAATTGCAGTTGGACAACCTTTTGCATCAACGATCTCTCAAAATGCAACTTCTATAGGATCAGCATTTTCTATTACAAATGGAGTTTACTTTATACGAGGACAATTTGTAACTGTAAAAACAGAAACTTTAATTTTAGACCAATATTCAAATATTCCAAATTATCGTGTTGGTTTATTTGTACGTGAAGAAATTGTTACATCTGAAACTGATGAATCATTAAATGATAATTCTCAAGGATTTAATAACTATGCATCTCCTGGAGCTGATAGATTAAAAATTACAGCATCACTATTTAAAAAACCTTTAACTGATTTTGATGATGGAAATTTTGTAGAACTAGCAACAATAAAAGAAGGTGCTATTAGATCTCAACAAACTACACCCATATAATAGTATAACAGATGAATTAGCAAGAAGAACTTATGCAGAATCTGGTGACTACTATGTAACTCCTTTTGATGCTTCTTTAAAAGAATCTTTAAATAATAACCTAGGAAATAATGGAATTTTTAATTCAGGACAATTCACATATGGTGGATCTACTCCATCAAACGATTTGGCAGTTTATCAAATTTCTCCAGGTAAAGCATTTGTTAGAGGGTATGAGTGCGAAACAATAAGTTCAACTTTTTTAGATTGCCCTAAACCTAGAACAACTAAAACTTTAGAAAATCAGTCATTAAATTATAACACTGGTCCAACTTTAAAATTAAACAGAGTTTATGGATCTCCAAAAATTGGAGTTGGTAATACTTATGTATTAAGTTTACGTGATTCTAGAGTTGGTTCTGATCAAAAAGCATCTGCAGGTAAAGAAATTGGTGTTGCAAGAGTTTATGATTTTAGATTAGAATCTGGTGCATATGATGCATCAAATTCAAATCTAAACCAGTGGAATATTTCTTTATATGATGTCCAGACAACAACAGAAATTACTGTAAATCGAACCAATTACACTATCTGTTCCAACTTTTATTAAAGGAAAAAATAGTGGAGCAACGGCATTTATTAAAGATAATGTTGTAGCGGGAACTGCAGTCACTGTTTATGAAAAAACAGGAGACTTTATTCTAAATGAATCATTTATTATTGATGGCATTGAAAACTCAAGAGTAGCAATTGCAATTACATCGTATGGGATTTCTGATGTAAAATCTGTATATGGAATTGTAGGTTCAGCATCGACTTTTTCTGCTGATGCCATTCAATCAACTGGATTTAGTGTTGGAATTGCAACAATTAGTACATTATCAGGTGGAGTAAGTACAGTAACAAGTCCAAATACTGTATTTCCTGGTAAAGTTGTTAGAATTGGAAATTTAGTTCAATATAGCGATCCAACTAGCAGAGATCCAATCATTGCAAAGGTCGTAGGAACAGGAAATACTACTATTGCTATAAGTGGAGTCACTGGTGTTAGTGGTATTGCCTCAGGACAATTACCATCTTCATCATTAAATGTAACTGATTTTAAAATTTTAACTACGAATCTAGAAACATCAACAGATAACACTTTTTATACTAGATTGCCAAAAGTTAATATATCTAATGTAGATTTAACAAATGCAGTATTGGGAATTAGAACTGTATTTACAGTAAATATTTCAGGAAATCAGACGACTACTGTTACAGCAGGGACAAATGAAACATTTTTGCCTTTTGATGAAGAAAGGTATGCACTTATAACATCAAATGGACAAACAGAGGTTTTAACTTCTGATAAAGTTCAAATTGATTCTACAGGAACTCAATTAACAATTTACAATCTTTCTACTTCTTCAGATAGTGGAGCAACTTTAATTGCAACTACAAGAAAAATTAAACCAAAAGCAAAATTAAAAAGAAAAAATAGAGTTAATTTTATTATTGTAGATAAATCAAAATATCAAGGATCTGGAATTGGGTCTACAACTTTAAATGATGGATTATCTTACGGAAAATACCCGTTTGGAACAAGAGTTCAGGATGAAATTATTTCTCTTAACACATCAGATATTATAGAAATTCACGGTATTTTTGAATCTACCAATACATCTGATGTATCTGCTCCAACATTAGAACTTACCTCTATTAGTGGACCAACTGCAACTACATCTGATTTAATTATTGGTGAAAAAATAATAGGACAAACTAGTGGTGCAATTGCTATCTTTGCAGAAAAAATTAACGATACAAAAATTTCTTTTATTTACAAAAATCAAAAAATATTTAAGGAAGGAGAAACTTTAAGATTTGAAGAATCACAAATTCAAGCAACATCTCAAACAATTGATTCCTCAAGTTTTGATATTTCTTCCAATTTTACTTTTACAAATGGTCAAGAATCAACTTTTTACGATTATGGCACCATTAAAAGAAAAGCAGGATTACAGGAACCTACTAAAAAGTTAAAAATATATTTCTCAAATGGATATTATGAAGCAAATGATGATGGAGATATAACAACAGTTAATTCATATAATACTTTTGACTATGGTTCAGAAGTTCAAACTGTTAATGGAATAAGAAATTCTGATATTATAGATATTCGTCCAAAAACTTCCACATTATACAGTTAGTGCTAGATTCAAGATCTCCACTCGAATTTTATGGAAGAACCTTTAATGCATCTGGAAATTCTTCTAGAAATATTTTAGCATCTGATGAATCTATTTTAACATCTTTCTCATTCTATCTTGGAAGAATTGATAGAATTTATCTTAACTAAGGAAGGAAAATTCCAAGTTAAATATGGTGTTCCTTCAGAAAGACCAGAAAAACCAGTTTCTGTGGATGATGCATTAGAAATTGCAACAATAGATCTACCAGCATACTTATATAATACATCTCAAGCAACTATTCAATTCTTAGAACATAAACGATATAGAATGGTTGATATTAAGCAACTTGAAAATAGAATTAAAAATCTTGAATATTACACGGCACTTTCTTTATTAGAAACAAATACAGCAAATCTCTTTATTCCTGATGGAGATGGATTAAACAGATTTAAGTCTGGATTCTTTGTCGATAACTTTACATCATTGCTTAGCACAAGAAGATTCTGTTTTTTATAAGAATAGTATTGATATAGCAAACAAGCAATTAAGACCAAGACATTATACAAATTCAGTTGATTTAATTTTTGGTCCAGTAACAGGTGTAGATCCAACAGGAGATCTTGCATTCACTCCAATGGAAGGAGTTAATGTTAGAAAATCTAAAGATGTTGTTACTCTAGATTATGCTGAAGTTGAATGGTTAAAACAATCATTTGCAACTAGATCAGAAAGTGTTACTCCGTTTCTGATTAGTTTCTGGCAAGGATCCCTAGAATTATCTCCAGCATCAGATACTTGGGTCGATACGGTAAGATTAGAAGCAAAAGTAATTCAGACTGAAGGAAATTATGCAGAAACACTTTCTAACGCAGTAAGAACTTTAAATGTTGATCCTCAAACTGGATTTGCTCCAGTTGTTTGGAATGCTTGGGAAACTAATTGGACAGGTCAAGAAGTTATTAATACTTCTAGAACAAGAACCGAAACATCTGGTGGTAAATTGGAGAGGTATTATTTCTGGTGGTATGGGTCGTGAAGTATATGAAACTCAAACTACATCAGTAATTCAAGATAACTTGAGAGAAATTAGAGATACTGGTGTTCAGACTAGAACTGGAAATAGAACAATTGTATCAGAACAATTTGATAAAACTTCTGTTGGTGATCGTGTTGTAAGTAGAAATCTTATTCCATATATGCGTTCTAGAAATATTCAATTTGTTTCTAAAAAACTTAAACCATTGACTCAAATTTATGCTTTCTTTGATGGTGTTGATGTAACTCGTTATTGTGTTCCAAAGTTATTAGAAATTTCTATGGTTTCTGGAACTTTTCAGGTTGGAGAAAAAGTTATTGGAACTGTACAAAATACTGGATTAAATCCAAATCTTAGGACAAAATGTTGCTAGAATTTCATTTAGAGTTGCACAATCTAATCATAAAGAGGGACCTTATAATGCAGCAACATACTACATATCCAAATAATCCATATACTGGACAAACTTTACAATCAACATATTCTTCAACTTCCAATATTTTAAATGTTGATACCTTCTCACTTTCAAATCAACCACAAGGAGAATATAGTGGATGGGTAGAATCTGGAATGATTTTAATTGGTCAAACTAGTGGAGCACAAGCAACTCTTACCAATGTAAGATTGGTATCAGATTTATCTGCAACTTTAATTGGAAGTTTCTTTATTCCAAGTCCAAATACCAATATTCATCCAAAATTTGAAACTGGAACCAAAACATTTACTTTAGTCAATAGCAGTACAAATGATCAAAATGTTGCTACTACAATTGCCGAAGAAGGATTTGTTGCTAGTGGAACTTTAGAAACAGTTCAAGAAAATATTATTTCTGTAAGAAACGCAAGAATTCAAAACAAACAAGAATTTGAAGAAAGAGCAGTATCTAGAACAACTGGGACTCAAGTTGTGAGCAGTACTACTTTATCACAATCAAGAAGAAATGTTCTGGTTGGATGGTATGACCCTCTCGCACAATCTTTCTTAGTTGAAGACGAAACTGGTGTATTCTTAACCAAGTGTGAGGTATTCTTCAGATCTAAAGATGATATGGACATTCCTGTAACGTTCCAATTAAGAACGATGCAGAATGGATTTCCAACACAAAGAATTCTTCCATTCTCAGAAATTACTTTAGATCCAGGAGATATTCAAACCTCAGCAGATGGATCTGTGGCAACTACATTTGATTTTGATGCTCCTGTTTACTTAGAAGGTGGTAAAGAATATTGTATATGTCTTGCATCAAACTCAACAAAATATAGTGTTTATGTCTCAAGAATTGGTGAAAATGATATACTTACTCAGACATTTATTTCCAATCAACCATACTTGGGATCACTCTTTAAGTCTCAGAATGCATCAACTTGGGAAGCAAGTCAGTGGGAAGATCTTAAGTTTACCCTTTATAGAGCTGACTTCTTAACTTCAGGAACAGTTGATTTCTATAGTCCAGAACTAACTGAAGGAAATAAGCAAATTCCAACATTGATGCCAAATTCCCTCAGTTTAATTTCCAGAAAAATTAGAGTTGGACTTGGTTCAACCGTTCAAGATTCTGGATTAACTTTAGGAAATACAGTTATCCAACAAGGAACTAATGCAACTGCAAATTATGTTGGAGCAGCTGGAAGTGCATCGGGAACTCTGAATGTAATCAACTCTGGAATTGGATATACTCCCTCAAGTGGTGGATTATCAATTAATAATATTAACCTTGTTACAGTTACTGGAAATGGAAAAAATGCTACAGCAAATGTAACAGTATCTAATGGGGTAGCTATTGCAGCAACCATTACAAATGGTGGTGTTGGATATCAAGTTGGAGATGTAGTTGGAATTAGTACTTTTGGATCTATTGCAGTTGGAAGAAATGCAAGATTTTCTATTGTTTCTATTGCAAGCACCAATCAATTAATTCTTGATAATGTTCAAGGAGAATTTGTAGTTGGATCTGCAAAAACTGTTCAATATATCAATAGTTCTGGAATAACAACATACTTTAAACGCAACCACTGGCGGAAATGTATTAATCAATTCTATTGATACAATCAGCTGATGGATTGCACATAAAAATAAATCATCAAAACCACGGAATGTATTCCAACAAAAATTATGTTGCTATATCAAATGCACAATCTGACGTAAATCCAACAAAATTAAGTACTGCGTATAATACGAATTCTACAGGATCTATTAGTGTTGACAGTGCATCTAATTTCTCAACGTTTGAAAACGTTGGTGTTGGAACGACTAATCCAGGATATTTACTAATAGGCGATGAAATAATTCAATATACCTCTGTTTCAGGAAACTTAATCGGAGGAAATATGTTAAGAGGTACAAATTCGAAGAATTATCCGGTTGGAACACCAGTTTATAAGTATGAATTGGGTGGAGTATCTTTAAGAAGAATTAATAAAACACATTATCTTAATGATGCAACCGTTTCAGATCCAATAGGATTTGATTCTTATCACGTAAAACTTGATATGAATTCAAACGGTATTGGTAGAACTAGTGATACTGGATATCCAAGACTTTATATCAACCAAACAAAATCTGCTGGTGGATATAGCACTAAGGCAACTCAAAATATGCCTTATGAAATTATCACACCTATTATTCAAAATTTGACTGTAAGAGGAACATCTTTAAATGCCTCACTCAGAACTGTAACCGGATCAAGTATAAGTGGTAATGAAATACCATTTATTGATAATGGATTTGAACCCATTAGTATTGGAAAACCAAATTACTTGGATAGTACAAGAATTATCTGTTCTAAGATTAATGAAAATGAAAAACTACTGAATCTTCCTGGTAATAAATCAATGAACCTTAGACTGCAACTTGATACCGTAGATTCCAGATTAAGTCCAGTTGTCGATACTCAGAGAGTTTCTACAATATTAACTTCAAATAGAGTTAACAACGTAATTTCTAATTACGCAACAGATTCTAGAGTTAATACTATTGATCAAGATCCATCTGCTTTCCAATATATTTCTAAAGAAATCAATTTGGAAAATGGAGCAAGTTCTATTAAGATCCTTCTGAACGCTCATATCAATCAATATTGCGATATCAGAGCACTTTATGCAATTAGTGAAAAACCAAACTTCAATCCAGTATTTGTTCCATTCCCAGGATACTCTAATCTAAACACTAAGAATGAAGTCATCAATTTTGCAGATAGTGATGGAAGATCTGATGTATTTGTAACTCCAACACAATCTCTAGGATTTGAAACATCCGATATTGAATTTAAAGAATATGTATTTACAATTGATAAATTACCTTCCTTCAAATCATACAGAATTAAACTTAGTACTAACATCAACAAATCAAGTTTATGTCCCAAGAATTAAAGATCTGAGAGTTATTGCTTTAGCATAATATGGATTATTTGAAAGTTGAAGGATACTCTCATCTAATGAGAGATCAAAGTACAAATTCAATTGTTAATACTAATATGTCAGAATACCAAGAATATGTTTCTAGAAGAAATGCAAAGAGTGAAGAGAATCAAAAAGTACAGAATATAGAAGAAGAACTTGATAATATAAAAAATGATATCAATGAAATTAAAAATTTACTTAGGAGTTTGGTAAATGGATCCTGATAAAATTGTATTAGAAGATTTATCCAAAAGTTTTGAATATATGAAAGCTTGTATAGAAATTGACTCTGTAGATGATATTGATGAAATTAAAACGGTTGCAAAAGCTTATATGAAATTATATTTGAAGCAACAAGAAGTTTTAAAAGATTTAATTAAACTATAAATATTTTAAAAAGTAAAGATAATGGCGCAACCATCCACTAGACAGGGTTTGATAGATTATTGTAAAAGAAAACTGGGGGCTCCAGTTTTGGAAATCAATGTAGCGGATGAACAGATTGATGATTTAGTGGATGATGCCATTCAATTTTTCCAAGAAAGACATTTTGATGGAGTTTATCCAACATTTTACAAATATAAAATAACTCAAGCAGATATTGACAGAGGAAGATCGAGAGGTAATGATGTTGCAGTTGGTATTGCTACTACATCGGCAACTACAAATATAGTTGGAACTGCAACGACATTTACTTATGAGGAAAACAGCAATTATTTACAAGTTCCTCCCAATATTATTGGGGTAAATAAAATTTTTCACTTTGATGGATCAAACACCATTACCCACAATATGTTTAGTGTTAAATATCAATTATTCTTAAATGACATTTATTATTGGGGAGCCACAGAAATTTTAAGTTATGCAATGGTAAAAACTTATCTTGAAGATCTTGATTTTTTATTAACTACGCAAAAACAAATTAGATTTAATAAAAGACAAGATAGACTTTATTTAGATATTGATTGGGGATCAGTAACTGTAGGACAATATATGATTATTGATTGCTATTCTACATTAGATCCAAATGATTATTCAAGAGTTTGGAACGATTCTTTTTTAAAACCATATTTAACCTCATTGATTAAACGTCAATGGGGTCAGAAATATGATGAAATTTACTGGAGTAAAACTTCCCGGTGGTGTTGAACTCAATGGGAGACAAATGTATGATGATGCTCAAAGAGAAATTGATATTTTAATGGAAAAAATGTCCAATACATATGAACTACCTCCTCTTGATATGATAGGATGATAAAATGCTCAATCCATTTTTTTTACAAGGTTCTAAAGGAGAACAAGGATTAATACAAGACCTAATTAATGAACAACTTCGTATGTATGGAGTTGATATTCATTATTTACCGAGAAAATATTTAACTGAAAAAAAAGTTTTAAGAGAAGTTATAGAATCTGCTTTTGATGAGGCATATCCTTTAGAAGCATATATTGAAAATTATGAAGGTTATGGAGATAACACTACAATCTTATCTAAATTTGGAATCCAAGCACTCAATGAACTTACAATAACAATATCAAAAGAAAGATTTGAAAGTTATATTTCCCCTTTAATCAAAAATAAACCAAATATTAAGTTGGGAACTAGACCAAAGGAGGGAGATTTAATTTATTTTCCTCTTGGGGATAGATTGTTTGAAATAAAATTTGTAGAGCATGAACAACCATTTTATCAATTACAAAAAACTTATGTATATACGTTAAAATGCGAACTCTTTAGATATGAGGATGAAGTTATTGATACTGGAATTGAAGAAATAGATGACACAAATGTTGGAGGAGGAGATACTATTGGAGGTATTGGTGGAGGAGTTGGAATAACTCAAATACTTACCTTGATTGGTGTTGGAACCACAGCATCTGCAACAACAACATTAATTAATGGAGGTATTAGATTTATTACTGTTACAAATAGGGGTGGTGGGTACTCAAATGCTCCTACAGTTGCAATATCTTCTGCTCCTGCTGGTGGAGTAACTGGTATTGCTACAGCAACAATGATTGGTGGAATTGTTGTATGTAATGATAATGTAAATCCTCAAAATAAATCAGTTCAAAGTGTTGCACTAATTAATCCTGGATTTGGATACACCGTAACTCCAGGAATAAGATTTATTGGTGGTGGTGGTTCAGGTGCAGCTGCCACGGCATCTATAGGAACTGGAATTATTGGACCTATTACAGTTACTAATGCAGGATCAGGATATACAACTGCACCAACAATAACATTTGCAGGAATTGCATCAGTATCTGCTGCAGCAACTGCAGTTGTAAGTACGTCCGGATCAATCACTGCAATTAGAATTATAAATTCAGGTCTTGGATATACGGTAGCACCAACTATTACAATATCCGCACCATCTTTTGTTGGAATTGGAACTTATCAATATAATGAAATTATTACAGGAAGTATAAGTGGAGTTACTGCTAGAGTAAGATCTTGGAACGCAATTACAAATATTTTAGAAATCTCAAATGAAACTGGTTCTTTTGTAAGAGGAGAAAAAATTGTTGGATCTGCATCATCAGCATCATATGTATTATCTTCAATTGGAGATTATTTTACTCAAAATGCTTATGCAGACAATTTAGATATAGAATTAGAAGCAGATAAAATAATAGACTTTACGGAGTCTAATCCATTTGGAATGCCATAAATATAATTTATTATTTGGTTAAATAGTATCACAAGGAACTACTAAAATGTTTGAATATTTTTATAACGAAATTTTAAGAAAAACTGTAGTGTCTTTTGGATCTCTATTCAACGACATATCAATCAAACATACCGACAATTCAAATGAAGTTATTGATGTTATAAAAGTTCCGTTGGCATATGGACCGACTCAGAAATTTTTAGCAAGACTTGAGCAATCTCCAGATTTAAATAAACCAGTTCAAATTACATTACCTAGAATGTCATTTGAATTTACGGGACTTACCTATGATGCATCAAGAAAATTAACTACAACACAAACTTTTACCTCAAAGTCATCAATAGATGGATCTATAGTTAAAAAAACTTATATGCCAGTTCCATATAATTTACAATTTGAATTGGCAATTATGACAAAATTGAATGATGATGCTCTACAGATTATTGAGCAAATTCTTCCATATTTCCAACCAGCATACACTTTAACCATCGAACTTATTGATGAAATTAATGAAAAAAGAGATATTCCAATTGTTTTAGAAAACGTAACATTTCAAGATGATTATGAGGGAAACTTTGAAACTCGAAGAGTATTAATTTACACTTTAAGATTTACTGCAAAGACATATCTTTTTGGACCAACTCAAACAGCAACAAAAGATATTATCAAAAAATCTACTATCAGTTATATTACTGGAGATTCTACATCTACTCCAACTAGAGAAGTTGTGTATTCGTCAGATATACGTGCAATTAAAAACTACACTGGAACAGTTCTAACAAATTTGACAAAAGATATTACTGTAGAAGATATCTTAATTGAAGTAAATAATGCTTCCACAATATCAGCAAACACATATTTAGATATTGAAGGTGAAGAAGTATATGTAAAATTAAAAACTGGAAATGTTCTTACTGTAGATAGAGGAAGAGATGGAACAACAATTACCTCACATTTGTCCGGATCTGAAGTAAAGTCTATTACTACTACCGATAATACTTTGGTAGAAATTGGTGATGATTTTGGTTTTAATGGGCAAACTTTATAAAAATGACAAAAAAATTTGACAAACTAAATGATACATTTAATGTTTCTGGGAAAATAATTACTACACACCCTGTAGAAAGTTCTTTATCCGTAGAGGTAGAAAAAATTTCTACACCAGTTGATGATATAAAAAAAGATTATGAATATACTAGAGGAAATTTATATTCGTTGATTGAAAAAGGTCAAGAAGCAATTAATGGTATTTTAGAATTAGCACAGGAAAGTGAAATGCCGAGAGCATACGAAGTTGCTGGACAACTAATTAAAAGTGTAGCAGATGCTACAGACAAATTAATGGACCTTCAAAAAAAATTGAAAGATATTGAAGAGGAAAAAGTAAGTAAAGGTCCAACAACAGTTAACAATGCACTTTTTGTTGGATCAACAGCAGATTTGGCAAAGTTTTTAAAACAACAATCTCAAACTAACAATGAAAACCTTTAAACAGTTCCAAGAAGACTGGACTAATAAATACAAAAAGAGTATTGATTGCTCTAATCCAAAAGGATTTTCTCAACGTGCTCATTGTGCGGGAAGAAGAAAAAGAGCAAAAGGTGAAGAAACTAAATCAAAACCAATTGAGTAATGCCACAGATTAAGACACATAAAACAGTTGAGCAAATTGCCAAGAAGCATCGTCTTGATGTGTCTTTTATACAAAAGCAACTTGATATGGGTGAACCAATTGAACACGAACATACAAAAGACCACGAATTAGCAACTGATATTGCTCTGCAGCATCTTGATGAAATTCCAGATTATTATACTCGTTTGAAAAAAATGGAAGCAGATGCTAAAAAAGAACATAAAAAGTTCAAGGACGTGAAAGAAGAAACCAAATCGGGAGATCAGGGTCTTCGTGACTGGTTTGGTAAATCCAAATCTTCTGATGGTAAAAAAGGATGGGTTCAGTTAGGAGGAAAATGGTCCGGCAAACCTTGTGCTCGTCAACCAGGACAAACTTCTACACCTAAATGTGGCAGCTCAAAAATGAAAAGAGATCTTTCTAAAGATGAAGAGGAAACAGCAAGAAAAAGAAAAAATAGACTAGATCCAGACCAACCACAAAAAACTGGTGGTGCCAAACCAACTAACGTAAGAACTGAAGAAATGGATTTACAAGAAGTCAAAGATAAACCAGGAAAAGGTAGTGGTAAAAAAGATGCCTGCTATCATAAAGTAAAGTCAAGATATTCAGTTTGGCCAAGTGCGTATGCATCAGGAGCACTGGTCAAGTGTCGTAAAGTTGGTGCTGCAAACTGGGGAACAAAATCGGAGGAAACAATGCACGAAGAAGAAAGATATTGTCCTTTATGCGACAAAAGAGAGACAAGATCCGAATGTTCTTATGGTGGAAAAGCCTGGGATAAAGTTTCTGTAAAAGATCATGAATACTCAATGGTACGATCAGAACTTCAAACTATTATGAGATGCTGCAGAAGAGATTGTCAGACAAAAGTTGGTCAAAGGGTGAAGGTAGATATTAGAAGCATGGGTTCAATCAAAAATTACTAAAGCAGCAGATTATATTGATACTGCAGCAGATTATGTTGATAGTGGTGAAATGGAAGAGGCAGTAGGTTAAACTATCAATCCATCTGCTCATAACAGTTGCACAAAAAAGAGAAAAAATTAGAGCACTGACAAATCAAGGTATTGGTGGTGAAAAAGATGTTGCAAAGACAAAATTAGGACAAAATAGCAGAACTTCCAAAAATAAAAGAAGAAAATTTAGTAGATAAAATTACAAAAGAGATTCTTGATGAAAAATGTTGGCCTGGATATAAAAAGAAGGGAATGAAAACAATGTTTGGAAAAAGATATCCAAATTGCGTAAAAGCAGAGGAAAGTATTACTATTGAAGATGCTGATGGTAATACTTTTGTCGAGGTTGTAGATTTAATTAAACCAGAACCAATCAAATCGCAAATAAAAGAAGCAACAAGACTTCAAGCACAAAGCGGAAATATTATTGCAATTACTCTTTTATGGAGAGGAAAATATTATGCAATTCGCATGTTTTTTCCACAAACAAAACTTCCATCACGTCAAGAAGTAACAGATGAGATTCAAAAAGTTTATCCTGGTGGAAGAGTTGTTCATCATTCAGTATCAGAATTCACTCCAGGACAACCATTGATACAAGCAGGACTTCAAGGTGGATCATTAGCATTTCCTGGTCCATCAAAAAAATATGTAAAACCTTACGGAGAGCAAGTTGAATTTTATGAAGATTGGCAGTCAGTTAATCGTAAAGATAAAACTGATGGATTGAGCCAAAAGGCAGTTGATGCATATCGTCGTGAAAATCCAGGTTCAAAACTGCAAACTGCTGTAACTGAAAAGAAACCAACAGGAAAAAGAGCAAAACGTCGGGCATCATTTTGTCGCAGAATGAAAGGTATGAAGTCTAAACTGACTTCTGCAAAAACTGCAAGAGATCCAGATTCAAGAATCAATAAAGCCCTTCGTCGATGGAACTGCAACTAATTTATTATGAGTGACGTATATCTCGGCAATCCACTTCTAAAAAAGCAAATACACCAATTCAATTTACAGAAGAACAAATTATAGAATTTGTTAAATGCAAAGACGATCCCGTGTATTTTGCTAAAAACTATGTTCAAATAGTTACTTTAGATCATGGATTACAACCTTTTAGAATGTATCCATTCCAAGAGAAGTTAGTCGAGAGGTTTCATAAACATAGATTTAACATCTGCAAGATGCCCCGACAAACGGGAAAATCTACAACTGTTGTTTCTTTTCTTTTACATTATGCAGTATTTAATGACAATGTAAATATTGGTATTCTTGCAAACAAAGCAGCAACAGCAAGAGAACTTTTAGATCGTTTGCAAACAGCATATGAAAATCTACCAAAATGGATGCAGCAGGGAATTATCTCTTGGAACAAAGGTTCTTTGGAATTGGAAAATGGAAGTAAAATCTTGGCTGCTTCTACTTCTGCTTCTGCGGTTCGTGGTATGTCTTTCAATATCCTCTTTTTGGACGAATTTGCGTTCGTTCCAAATCACATCGCAGATTCTTTCTTTGCATCGGTTTATCCTACGATTACTGCAGGTAAAAATACAAAGGTAATTATTGTTTCCACACCACACGGTATGAATCATTTTTACCGTATGTGGCATGATGCTGAACGAGGTAAAAATGAATATATTTTTACAGATGTTCATTGGAGCGAAGTTCCTGGAAGAGATGAGGTATGGAAAGCACAAACTATAGCAAACACTTCAGAACAACAATTCAAAGTTGAATTTGAGTGTGAATTTCTAGGATCGGTTGATACTCTTATTGCACCAAGTAAACTTAGAAATCTTGTATATGATGCTCCTAAGACCCGTAGTGCTGGTTTAGATGTTTATGAGGATCCTATAAAAGATCACGATTACCTTATCACTGTAGACGTTGCTAGAGGTGTAGGAAATGATTACTCAGCTTTCACTGTAGTTGATATAACACAATTTCCTCATAAAGTTGTAGCAAAATATAGAAACAATGAAATCAAACCAATGCTATTTCCAAGTGTCATAGAAGAAATTGGTAAAAGTTATAATGAGGCATATATTCTATGTGAAGTAAATGATGTTGGAGACCAGGTTGCTAGTATTCTTCAATACGATTTAGAATATAAAAATCTTTTAATGTGCTCTATGAGGGGAAGAGCAGGACAAATTGTAGGGCAAGGATTTTCTGGAAAGAAAACTCAACTTGGAGTTAAAATGTCCAAAACTGTAAAAAAAGTTGGATGTTTAAACCTCAAAACAATGATTGAGGAAGATAAGTTATATCTAAATGATTATGAAATAATATCGGAACTTACAACATTTATTCAAAAACATAATTCATTTGAGGCAGAGGAGGGATGCAATGATGATCTTGCAATGTGCCTTGTAATTTATGCGTGGTTAGTTGCTCAAGATTATTTCAAAGAACTTACTGATCAAGATGTTAGAAAAAGATTATATGAAGAGCAAAAAAATCAAATTGAACAAGATATGGCGCCATTTGGGTTTGTTTCTGATGGATTAGATGATACTAGTTTTGTAGACGGCGACGGAGATAGATGGTTTGTGGACGAATACGGAGATCGTTCTTATATGTGGGAATACTTATCATAATGGAATTGGACAAACAAATAAAATTAGGGCATTTGTTACTTGTAGATAGAAAATGTAGAGTATGTAATGAAGTGAAAAATTTAATAGACGGATTTTATCAAACTCGCAAAAATAAAGGACACGTATCTTCTTCATATTCATATGAATGTAAAGAATGCACAACAAAAAGAATAATTAATTCAAGAAAAAATAATAAATTTACATCTAAATGGGAATATCCTGACTGGTAAATTGTTCACTACATATTTCCCGTGTGTAAAGTACATTTTTAATAAATATTTTTTAGATAAACTGAGATTTAACGGAGAAAAACATGGCGACTCCTCAATTATCTCCTGGTGTATTAGTCAGGGAGGTTGATTTAACGGTAGGAAGAGCTGATAATGTTTTAGATAACATTGGTGCAATTGCAGGACCTTTCCCAATTGGACCAGTTGATTACCCAATTGATATCACTACAGAGCAAGATCTTATTAATGTTTTTGGTAAACCCATCTCAACAGATGCTCAGTATGAGTATTGGATGAGTGCATCATCTTACCTATCATATGGTGGGGTCTTAAAAGTTGTGAGAACAAGTGGTTCAACCTTGAACAATGCTAATGCTGGAGTTGGAATCGCATCAACAACTAGTTTACAAATAGATAATTACGACGATTATACAAATAATCATTCTGATGCAACAAACTATACATATTCAACTAAAAATCCAGGATCTTGGGGAAATGGTCTTAAAGTTTGCTTTATCGATGATCTAGCAGATCAAACTTTAGGTATTACGACAACAAGTCTTGTTTCCCTTGGTGCTACAGTTGGATATGGTGTAACCGTAGCATTAAGTAATGTAGTAATTGCAGGTTCTGGAAGCACTTCAACTTTTACAGGATACTTAAAAGGTATTATTACTGGAGTTACCACTGATTCAACAAATTCAAACAGCACAATTGACGTAAAGATCGTCTCAAGAGTTTCTAGTGCAGGAACTGAAACAAAAATTGATTATGCTGAAGGATCAACAATTGCTGCTTTTACTGCTTCTAGTACAATTAGATTTATCAATAATTCTGGGGCACAATCTGGAACTGCAACAGTTGCCTCTGTTTCTGACTGGTATGGAAATCAAACTCTCGGATTAACAAACTCAACTGTATATTGGAAATCAATTGCACCAAAACCAGTTTCTACCAGATATTCTATTGATAGAAATGGTGAAGGTGATGGTCTTCATATTGCAGTTGTTGATGACCTAGGTACTATTACTGGAAATCAAGGAACAATTATTGAAAAGCATCTTGGACTTTCAAAAGCATTAGATGCTATTTCTGCAGTTAATTCTCCTCAAAAGATTTGGTATAAACAATATCTTGCAGATTTTTCTGCCCAAATTTATGCAGGAAATAATCCATCTAGTGCTGCTGACTCTTATTGGGGAACAACACCAAGAGCAACTGGATTTTCTACTGCCTTTACTGCAATAACAACAGCAGGTGGTCTTTGGGGTCAAAATGCACAAGACATAACATTTAATGCAATTGGAAATAAAACTTATACTCTGAGTGGTGGTGTTGATTATTCTGCCTCAGGTGGGATGAAGGCAACTCTTGGAAATTTAACTACTTCATACAATCTTTTCTCAAATAGAGACGAAATTCAAGTAGATTATTTAATTATGGGTCCTGGTTTAGATTCTGAATCTGATTCACAAGCAAAAGCAAATTATCTAATTTCTCTTGCAGGAAACAGACAAGATTGTATGGCTGTATTGGACCTCATAGAGCAAACTTAATTGGAATTACAAATACCACAACACAAACAACAAATCTTATTAAGTACTTTAGTCCACTTTCATCTTCATCATATGCAGTCTTTGATAGTGGATATAAGTATACTTACGATAGATTTAACAACAAGTTTGTTTATATTCCTTGCAATGCTGATATTGCCGGATTAATGACCAGAACAAATATCGTTGCATATCCTTGGTTCTCTCCTGCTGGTCAGCAAAGAGGAATTTTAAATAATGCTATCAAACTTGCGTACAATCCAAGCAAGGCGCAAAGAGATCAACTTTACCCATTGAGAATTAATTCAATTGTAACTCAACCTGGAATTGGAACTCTTCTGTTTGGCGATAAAACTGCTCTTGCTTATGCATCAGCATTTGATAGAATTAATGTTCGTCGTTTGTTCTTAACTATCGAACAGTCACTTCAAAGAGCTGCTCAAGCACAACTCTTTGAACTAAATGATGAACTTACAAGAGCAAACTTTAAGAATATTGTTGAACCTTACCTCCGTGATGTTCAAGCAAAGAGAGGATTGTATGGATTCCTAGTTGTCTGCGATACATCAAACAATACTCCTGATGTGATTGATAATAATGAATTTAGAGCAGACATTTATCTGAAGCCTGCTAAGTCAATTAATTATGTAACTTTAACTTTTGTTGCTACGAGAACTGGTATCTCGTTTGAAGAAGTAGCAGGGACAGTTTGATTTAATTAAAACACAACAAGGAGGACTCAAAAATGGCACACACTATTCAGGATTTTAAAACTGCACTTAAAGGAGGCGGTGCTCGCCCCAATCTATTTGAGGTTGTTCTAACAAATTTTCCAGGTGGCGCAGCGTTTGATTCCACAGAATTTTCAGTTCTGTGCAAAGCAGCAAACTTACCCGCATCAAACATTGCATCAATTGATGTTCCCTTTAGAGGCAGAACCTTTAAGGTAGCAGGTGATCGTACATTTGATACTTGGCAAATCACCGTTATTAACGATGAAGACTTCAAGATTAGAACTGCAATGGAATCTTGGATGCAATTTGTTGGGCAATATGCAGATGGAAGTGGTGCAACCAGTCCAAATACTTATATGGTAGATGCTCTTGTTAAACAATTAAAGAGACTTCCAAGTAATGTTGGCGGAAACAATGCAACTGGATCAGGACTAGATATTGCTAAGCAGTATAAATTCTATAGCATTTTCCCAACCAACATCTCTGCTATTGATCTTTCATATGATACTGCAGACACAATTGAAGAATTTACTGTAGAATTCCAAGTTCAATACTGGACTCCATATACAGGAGAAAATTGATAGAATAAATATATTAAAGAATCAAAAAATAAATTATGGCAAAGTTGTTTGGATTTTCTATTGAAGATAGTGAATCAATATCTCCAGGTGTAGTTTCTCCCGTTGCTCCTAATAATGAGGACGGGAGTGATTTTTATTTAACAAGTGGATTTTTTGGGTCATATGTAGACATTGAGGGTGTTTATAGAACCGAATTTGATTTAATTAAAAGATATCGTGAAATGGCACTTCATCCAGAGTGCGATAGTGCCATTGAAGACATTGTAAACGAAGCAATTGTAAGTGATACAAATGACAGTCCTGTATCAATTGAGTTGTCAAATCTCAATGCAAGCGATGGAATAAAGAAAAAAATTAGAGAAGAATTTAAACATATTCTAGAACTATTAGATTTTGATAGGAAGTCACACGAAATCTATAGAAACTGGTATGTTGATGGTAGATTGTATTACCACAAAGTAATTGATTTAAAAAATCCACACGAAGGTATTCAAGAACTTCGTTACATAGATGCAATGAAAATGCGTTTTGTTCGTCAACAAAAACAAACAGAAAAAGATAAAAAAATCTATAGATTGGCAAACGTTAATATTGATGATCCAATGAATTATGAATTCCCTGAAATAGAGGAATATTTTGTATATAATCCAAAAATGACTTATCCCACCACAAACCCGTCTTCTTTGGGTGGAACTGGTGGAATTAAGTTTTCAAGAGATTCTATTACTTATTGCACTTCTGGTTTAGTAGATCGTAATAAAGGATCAACCCTTTCTTATCTTCACAAAGCAATTAAGTCTCTCAATCAATTAAGAATGATTGAAGACTCTTTAGTTATTTACAGACTTTCTCGTGCTCCAGAAAGAAGAATTTTCTATATTGATGTTGGCAATCTTCCAAAAGTAAAAGCAGAACAATATCTTCGTGATGTAATGATGCGTTATAGAAACAAAATGGTTTATGATGCTGCTACTGGAGAAATTCGTGATGATAAAAAATTTATGAGTATGCTTGAAGATTTTTGGCTTCCAAGAAGAGAAGGTGGTCGAGGAACTGAAATTTCTACTCTTCCTGGTGGACAAAATCTTGGAGAAATTACTGATATCGAATACTTTAAGAAAAAACTATATCGGTCACTAAACGTTCCACCATCAAGAATGGATGGAGAAGGAGGGTTTAATCTTGGTCGGTCATCAGAAATTCTTCGTGATGAAGTTAAGTTCAGCAAGTTTGTTGCTCGTTTGAGAAAAAGATTTTCTCATATGTTTAATGATATGCTTAAAACTCAATTAATTCTTAAAAACATTATTACTCCCGAAGATTGGGAATTAATGGATGAGCATATTCAATATGATTTTCTTTATGATAATCATTTTGCAGAACTTAAAGATGCTGAACTTTTAAATGAAAGATTGAGTATGGTTCAAATTGCAGAACCATACGTTGGAAAATATTTTTCGCAAGATTACGTAAGACGTAAAATTCTTCGTCAAACCGATGAAGAAATCTTAGAGCAGGATAAAATTATCAAAAAAGAAATTAAAGATGGAGTAATTCCAGACCCCAATGCACCAGTCGATCCTATGACCGGTATGCCATTAGAACCTAATCAACAACCATCTGGAATGGACTTAGGCAAACCAGTAATGGAACCAAATCTTGACTCTCAAGGTTCTGCAACCGAAGTTGATGGAAAAATTGCAGAGATGCCCAAGGGTGGAGAGATATAAATAAAAACGATTAACAATAGGTATTAAAAAATGGATGATCTTCTGGATATGATTGTTGGTGATGAATCACCATCTCAAGTTAGTGATAAAATTAAAGAACTTCTTTTTGCAAAATCTGCAGAAAAAATTGATTCTTTTCGCCCAGCAGTAGCAACATCAATGTTTGGGGAAGAAGAACTAGAATATGAAGATGGAGAAGAGTAATAGGTGGATGACTTTGGAGTTAATATAGATTTATCTGATTTCTTTTCTACTATAAGTAACGAAAAGAAAAAGAAAAAAGAAGAGTTTAACTCAATTGTCGGTGAAATAAATTTAAATAATATTTTTGAAGAAGTATCTACTTTAAAAAAAGAAAATAAAGAAAAAAAAATAAAAGAAGAAGAAACTCTGATTGCTTTTGAGTCTCTTCTTTTGTCAGAAAAACAACCAAAAACCAAGAAAAAGAAAGTAGAAAAAATTGCAGAAGAACTCACTAAACAAAAAAATATTACAGAAAAATCTTTAGGAATTCTTTCAGAACCATCTGAAATAAAACAACAAACGGACCCTCTTACTCCATTAAATCAAAACTTTGCAACTCTTGATGATTTACAAAATCACTATAAATTATTCTTAAATAGAATCCAACAACAACTCTCCACATTAGGTGGAGGTGGTGAAACTCGTTTAGAGTTTTTAGATGATGTTGATAGAGACTCTGCAAAAAGAGATAATTATTTTCTCAAGTATGATGCTAACATTAATAAGTGGGTTGGTGATGATGGTGGTGGAGTTGGTATTACCAGTATTGTTTTTATTACTGGTATAACCTCTTATTATTCTGCAACAAAAGATGTTGATTATATCGGAGTAAGTGCTGATGTTCCTGTAATAATTGATTTGCCTTCAAATGCCTCAGCGGGAAAACAAATTATAGTAAAGGATGAAGGTAATAAAATATCTACATATAATATCACAGTTCGTGCTGGTATCGGTGCGAGTGTTGAAAATAGTGATTCGGTAATTATGAAAATCAATCACGAAAGTTTTACTTATTTTTATAATGGTTACAACTGGTATATCGTATAATGTCTTATAATCCATTCCCACAACCAGCAGATGTAGTAGTTAATACTGGTATAGGAACATCTGCAGTAAGTATTGCAAATCCATTTCCAGTATCAATAGGAAGTTCAACTATTACTGTTGTTACAACACAAAAATCTGGAGATTATCATTCTTTTAACAATCACGACACAAATGTTCATCGTGGTTGGACTATGGACGATACTATGCGTCCCGTGATTAGTATCAGAACTAATCCAGTAGGATTTACTTCATCGCAATTATCAGAGATTGCTGAATATGAAATTGGTAATAATAATGCAAATCAAAGCACTATCATTTATGAGTGGTATGAGGGTGATATAACTATTGTTGGATTGGGTTCAACAACTTCTTGGACTAATGTTGGATCTAGATTACAATATAGAGTTTATCAAGACAAATATAGCACTAATCCATCAAACACTTTTACTCAAAATTCTGCTCTTATGAGACATAGTGGAATTATTATAGGAAAAAATAGTATTGGTGATGAAGGTCCAGCGGAACTATATGGTGGAGCATCTCCAAATGTATTGACTTTATGTATGAAGAGAGTTGATAGTGGAACTAAATTAGATGTCTGGTTTGCATTTACATTAAAAGAGTATTCATAATTAGAAAATTTATTAATTTAATAAATAACTATTAAATGTATTATAAGAATAATGACTCATAGACCAGTTGGTGCTGGTTCCTCATTTGCATTTACTGCTGGAACTGCTACCACATCATCTGCATTTTCTGTCCAATCAGACACTTTGAGAGTTGTTGCAACTGCTGCAGCATTTATTTCTGTTGGCGCAACACCTTCAGCAACTGCATCCGATTATTATGTTTTGGCAAATACTCCAGCAACTCTTGCTTTAACAAAAGCATCAAACAGAGTTGTTGGTGTAACAACGGGTACAACAACAATTGTTACAGTTCCAGAAGGAACTCAAGTTCCATTTGGTGTTGGTGATTATGTAACACTTACTGCAAGTGGCCAGTCATATTACAACTTTACTCATCAAAGAGTAATTTCGGTTGATACCACTTCAAATGTAGGTGGTTATTATCAAACAAGAATGACTGTCGATTATAACTCAAGTGGTATTGTTACTGCCTTTGCTCCAACAGATGCAACTGTTAGTGCTTCAAATAAAGTTTCTGCTTATGGTGTGGGGGCAGGAGCACTTTATTATCAACAAGTACAACTCACAGGGCAAGCATAATGAAACTCATCACAGAAGAAATTGAATCAGTAGAAGTTATCACAGAAAGTGTAAATGGTAAGAAAAATCTTTTTATTAAAGGAATTTTTCTCCAAAGTGAGTGTGTCAATCGAAATGGAAGAAGATATCCTTTTTCTATTATGGAAAGAGAAGTGAAGAGATATACCGATCAATATGTAAATAAAGGTCGTGCTTTAGGCGAACTTGGCCATCCAGATGGACCCACAGTAAATCTTGATAGAGTTTCTCATCGAATCACTGAACTTTATCGTGACGGAAATAATTTCATTGGTAAGGCACAAATTTTATCAACCCCAATGGGAAAAATTGCAGAGTCACTTTTAAAAGAAGGTGTTTGTCTTGGAGTTTCTTCTCGGGGTGTTGGATCACTAAGAGAAACCCGTGAAGGATATAGAGAAGTTGGTGAAGATTTTATGCTTGCAACAGCTGCTGATATTGTTGCCGATCCTTCTGCTCCTGATGCGTTCGTTCAGGGAATTATGGAAGGAGTTGAGTGGATTTATGATGCATCAAGAAATGATTGGTTAATTGAGAGCACACAGAAAAAAATTAATAATTTAGTTAATCAACGTATTCTTGAAGAATATAAATTAGCAACATTTAATGAATTTATAAACTCTTTGTAAATTCTTAAATTATAAATAAATATAGATTTACTACAGGAAAAATCGGAGAGTTCAAATGTCTCGTGGAGATTTACAAGAAATGGAAGTAGGCACTAAGCAATCCAAAACTGCTGTGAATGCAAATTCTAAAGCAGGAGACGCAATGCCAAGTCTTTCTGGCGCAACACCAGGTCAAACAGGAAGTTGGGAAGATCTTGGAGGACCTGACCCTTCTAACTATCGTCCAGATGATGATTCAGCAAAATTAAAAACACCTGGATCAACTCTTAAGCAAGTTAAAGATGTTGTAAACAAGGGTGCTAAACCTGCAATGTCAATGCCTGGTGGTATGAAGGAAGATTATGAGGAGGATGAAGAACTGCTAGAAGGTAGAGAAGAAGAGGAAGAGGAAGAAGAAGAGGAAGAAGAAGAGGAAGAAGAAGAGGGTGGAAAAAAACGTGCTAAGAAAATGAACGAAGCCGTAAAATGAAAAAAGATAAGGAAGAAGAAGAGGAAGAAGAGGAAGAGGAAGAGGAAGAAATGGAAGAATCTTTTGACATCGAAGAAGATGTCAATGCTCTTCTGTCAGGTGAGGATCTCTCTGAAGAGTTCCAAGAAAAAGCACGCACTATCTTCGAAGCTGCTCTTATTTCAAAGGTTGCTCAAATTAAAGAAAATCTTGAAGAGCAATATGCTTTAGCACTTGAAGAAGAGGTAGAAGAAATCAAATCTCTTCTCCATGATCGTGTAGATGCATATCTTGAGTATGTTGCTGATGAGTGGATGCAAGAAAATGCACTCGTCATTGAAAATGGTCTTAAAACTGAAATGACTGAATCCTTCCTCTCTGGAATGAAGGATCTTTTTGAAGCACATTATGTATCAATCCCTGAAGATAAATATGATGTTCTTGAGAGCATGGTAGAAAAACTTGATGACATGGAAACAAAACTCAACGAGCAAATTGAGAAAAATGTTTCCCTAAACAAGCGTCTCGCAGAGTCGGTTGCTGAAGGAATCTTTGAAAAAGTCTCTGAGGGCCTTGCTGCTACTCAGAAAGACAAGCTCGCTTCACTTGCCGAAAGTGTTGAGTTTGAAAGTGAAGAAGAATATCGTGAAAAATTGGAGATGCTTAGAGAATCATATTTCTCTGGCACAAAAACTCCAAAAGCAAAGTCTGAAAGTCTATCAGAGCAAGTAGACAGTTCTCCTGAAAATGTTTCAGGAACAATGGCTGCTTATCTTCAGACTCTCAAAGCAGTTGCTAAAAACTGAATTTAATATTAATCAAACCCAAAAAACACACTTAGTAAAAAGGTAAACGCAAATGTTCCATTCAGAACAATTGCAGGAAAAGTGGGCACCTCTCCTCAACTATGAGGGTCTTGATCCAATCAAAGATTCTCATCGTAAAGCGGTAACCGCCGTCCTGCTAGAAAACCAAGAAAAATTTTTAAGAGAACAGGCTCAATTTGAATACGGCTCGATGCACAACCTTATGGAAGCTCCAACCAACAGCGGTAACGCTGCTGGTGCTTCAGGTGCATTTGGAGGCACTTCTGCTGCTGGTGGTCCTACCGCAGGTTTCGATCCTGTACTAATCAGCCTCATTCGTCGTTCAATGCCTAACCTGATCGCATATGATCTGGCTGGTGTTCAACCAATGAGCGGTCCTACCGGACTCATCTTTGCGATGCGTTCACGTTATCAGAACCAATCTGGAACTGAAACGTTCTACAATGAAGTAGATTCGGCATTCTCTGGTGAAGATGCTGGATTTGATGTTACTGGCGGATTCGCTGATTCTGCTGCTGGTATCGGTACAACAGCACAGTCTGGAACCAACCCTTCAGTTCTTAACCCTGTTGGTACTGCAACCTCAACCGCTTATAATGTTGGTTCAGGTATGGCAACAGGTGATGCTGAAAACCTTGATGGCACCACAACTAGTGCATTCAACCAGATGGCATTCTCAATTGAGAAAGTCACTGTTACTGCAAAGTCACGCGCTCTGAAGGCTGAGTACTCACTTGAACTCGCTCAAGACCTTAAGGCAATCCACGGTCTGAATGCTGAAGCGGAATTAGCAAACATTCTCTCAACTGAGATTCTTGCTGAAATCAACCGCGAAGTTATCAGAACCATCTATAAGGTTGCTGAGCAAGGTGCTGTTCAGAACGTTGCAACTCCAGGTATCTTCGACCTCGATGTTGACTCCAACGGTCGTTGGTCAGTTGAGAAGTTCAAGGGTCTTCTGTTCCAAATTGAAAGAGATGCAAACGCAATTGCACAAAGAACTCGTCGTGGGAAGGGCAACATCGTCCTTTGCTCTGCTGACGTTGCTTCGGCATTGACAATGGCTGGTGTTCTTGATTACACCCCAGCATTGAATGCTAATCTGTCCGTTGATGATACTGGCAACACTTTTGCTGGTACTCTGATGGGCAAATTCCGTGTCTATATTGACCCATATGCAGCTAACTTGACTGCAGGTAATGCAACTCCTGGTAACCAGTATTATGTTGTTGGTTATAAGGGTGCTTCTCCTTATGATGCAGGTCTCTTCTACTGCCCATATGTTCCTCTCCAAATGGTTCGTGCCGTTGGTGAGAACTCCTTCCAGCCTAAGATTGGCTTTAAGACCCGTTATGGTCTTGTTGCTAACCCATTTGCAGAAGGAACCACTCAGGGTCTTGGAAGACTTCTTGTTAACGCTAACCGCTACTATCGTAGAGTTGCTGTTAAAAATCTGATGTAGAAATTTGCTACATCAGATTTTAGAGGGTCCTTTTGGACCCTCTTTTTTATCTAAATATTTAAAAAAAGATGGCAAAAGCATCACAGATAGAAAATAGAAATTTTCTATCTCCTACAGGATTCAAATTTATATTGACAAGATTTCCCAAAGTATCATTTTTTTGCAATGAAGCAAATATCCCTGACATTACTTTAGGAATTGCAAATCAACCATCATATCTAAAAGATATTGATATTCCCGGAGATAAAATTGTTTTTGGTGATTTAAATATAAGATTTTTGGTTGACGAAGATTTAGAAAATTACAATACAATTCAAAATTGGATTCGTGGTTTAGGATATCCTGAAAAATTAAGTCAATTTGCAGATCTTAATAATGCGGAAGCATATGGGGGAGCAAAATATGTTCAAAAAGGACTTAACATTTATTCAGATGCAACATTACAAATATTAAAAAGCAGCAAAATTGCAAATTTTCAAATTAAATTTAGTGATATTTTTCCATATAGTTTAAGTACTCTTGCATTTGATGCAACTCAAACAGACGTTCAATACTTTACAGCAGACGTAGGTTTCAAGTATACTATCTACAATATACTCGATTTAAGTGGAAATCCACTATGACTCTTGACCTTGACAAAATTCAAGAAATGTGGGAAAAGATTCAAAAATAGATCCAGATAATTTACATACAGAATCTTTAAATATCCCAGTTCTTCATTCAAAATATTTTGAACTTTATAATACTATTTTTCTTTTAAGAAAAAAAGCAGAACAGCAAAAAGAAATATTCGACACGAACGCTATGAATATTATTCTGGAAAATCAGATCCAGAAGTTTATGTAGAAAATCCCTTTCCTAAAAAGATCCGTGATAAAGATACGATGCAAAAATATCTTGATGCAGATGAAAAACTTTCTTCAATATGTTTAAAAATAGATTATTATGATACGATGCTTACTTACATTGAAAGTATTCTCAAAATGATACAAAACAGAACATATCAAATTAAAAATTCAATTGAGTTTATGAGATTTAATGCTGGACTAGGGTAAATAAATATCTGTAAATGAATGAAAATGTGTGAGTGATAAAACAGCAAATCTCATAATATCAAAATCAAACGAAGTATTTCTTAAAATTAAAACAGAACCTCATATCGAATATGAGTTAAGAGATCATTTTAAGTTTGATGTTCCAAATGCAAAGTTTATGCCACAATATCGTGGCAGAAATTGGAATGGAGAAATTCATTTATATGATATGAGATCTAAACAAATTTATGTTGGATTGTTGGATAAAATTATTGCTTTTTGTAAGCAATATAACTATACTTACGAATTTGAAGAAAATAAATTTTACGGACAACCTTTTGAGATTAATGAAGGAATATCTCTAGAGGGTGTTAAAGATTATATGCAATCTATTTGCGTTCATATTCCTCGGTCGTATCAAGTAGAGGGAGTATACGATGCATTAAGACATAATCGAAAGTTATTGATAAGTCCCACTGCATCAGGCAAATCTCTGATGATTTATTCGTTAGTGAGATACTATGTTGATAGGAACGAAAAAATACTTTTAGTTGTTCCCACGACAAGTCTGGTAGAACAAATGTATAAAGACTTTCAGGATTATGGTTGGGATGCTGAGACATATTGCCACCGAATTTATTCGGGAAGAGAAAGAACAAATGAATATCCAGTTACAATTACGACTTGGCAATCAGTATATAAACTAGAACGTTCATTCTTTGAAGACTATGGTGTGATTATAGGTGATGAAGCACATTTATTCAAGAGCAAGTCGTTAATACAAATTATGACTAAACTTCATCATGCAAAATATCGTTTTGGATTTACTGGAACTTTAGATGGAACACAAACTCATAAATGGGTTCTGGAAGGATTATTTGGCCCATCATACAAAGTCACAAAAACGGATGAACTTATGCGTCAAGGGCATCTTTCCCAACTCGATATTAGATGTTTAGTTCTTAAACATTCTCCACAAAGATTTGAAACTTATGAAGATGAAATACAATATTTAATTTCTCACGAACAAAGAAATAAATTTATACAAAATCTTGCATTAGATTTAAAAGGAAATACTTTAATTCTTTTTTCGAGAGTAGAAGCACACGGAGCAATACTCTATGAAAAGATAAATAATAATGCAAGTGATAACCGTAAAGTATTTTTTGTTCATGGTGGTGTCGATGCAGAAGAAAGAGAATTAGTCAGAGAAATTACTGAAAGAGAAAACAACGCAATTATTGTTGCTTCTTATGGAACTTTTTCTACTGGTATCAACATTAAAAATCTCCATAATGTTATCTTTGCCTCTCCAAGTAAATCAAGAATCCGTAATCTTCAAAGTATTGGACGAGTTCTTAGAAAAGGAAAAGATAAAGTAAAAGCAACACTTTATGATATTGCTGATGATTGTACGTATAACTCAAGAAAAAATTATACTTTAAATCATTTCATTGAAAGAATTAAAATTTATAATGAAGAGAACTTCAATTATGAGATAATCACTATACAACTTAAGAAAAATGGGAATTGAAGAAGATTTTTATGCAACAGTTAAATTAAAAACGGGAGAGGAAATCTTTGCCAAAGTGGCAGCTTCTGAAGAAGAAGATCGTACAATGTTAATTGTTTCAAATCCTGTAATTGTATCTGAAATTAAAAATAGTAAATATGGTGTTGTTGGATATAAATTAGAACCCTGGTTAAAAACAACAACAGAAGATTTATTTTTAATTAAATTAGAAGACGTACTTACAATGACAGAATCTTCTGATATTGATATGATTATGATTTATCAAACTTATCTTCGTCAATCAAATAAAGAAGGAAATCATTCAAAATTAAATCGCAGAATGGGATACCTTTCAAATGTAACGGATGCTAAAGAAATCTTAGAGAAAATCTTTAAGTTATAGCTAATACATTCCTTTCAACCTCCACAAAGGTTATTGTACATACTTTTAGACACCTTGTCAAGCATTTCTGAAAGTGTTATAATCTCTACATAATAATGATAAAAACTAATGATAACCACAGCAGTTATGACCAAAAGAAAGAGGTCAGAGCATTACGTTAATAACAAAGAGTTTCTTGCAGCACTTGATTAAGTATCGTGAAGACATAGAAATTGCACAACTCCAAGATAAACCAAAACCACCAATTCCCCGTTATATTGGTGAGTGCTTCTTGAAGATTGCAAATCATCTTTCCTTTAAACCAAACTTTGTGAACTATATGTTTAAGGAAGATATGATTTCTGATGGTATTGAGAACTGCGTCCAGTATATTCACAATTTTAATCCAGAGAAGTCACAAAACCCCTTTGCTTACTTTACACAAATTATTCACTATGCTTTTCTTCGTCGTATTCAGAGAGAAAAACGTCAGTTAGAAATCAAAAACAAAATTCTTGAACGTTCAGGGTTTTCTGAAGTATTTGACGACAACAGTATTGACGGATCTAACTATAGCGATTATAACTACTATAAAAGATAATATCCATCAAAAACTTAGATACTGAATGAAAGTTGCTATTATTACTGACCAGCACTTTGGAGCAAGAAAGAATTCAAAACTCTTTCATGATTATTTTCTAAAGTTTTATAATGATGTATTTTTTCCTACTTTGTTGAAGGAAGGAATTACCACAGTTGTGGACATGGGTGATACTTTTGATAGCCGTAAAGGTATTGATTTCTCTGCTCTTTCCTGGGCAAAAAATCATTATTATGATACCTTAGAAACTATGGGCGTTAAAGTTCACACAATTGTTGGGAACCACACTGCGTATTATAAAAACACTAATGAAGTAAATGCTGTAGATTTATTGCTTCGTGAGTATGATAATGTAACTGTATATTCTAACCCAACAGAAGTAATGTTGGGACAATTGCCCGTATTGTTCATTCCATGGATTAATCAAGAGAACGAAGAAAAAACACTTAAGTTAATTCAAAAAACTAAAACAAACGTTGTAATGGGACACCTTGAACTTCAAGGATTTCGAGTGAATAAACAACTTGTGATGGAACATGGATTGGAAAGTAAAGTTTTTGATAAATTTAAACTTGTTTTTTCAGGACACTATCATACTCGTTCTGATAATGGAACAGTTTTTTATCTTGGAAATCCATATGAAATGTTCTGGAATGATGTGAATGATGAAAGAGGATTTCATCTTTTTGATACTGAAACCTTAGAAAAAACTGTAATCAATAATCCTTATCGTTTGTTTTATAATATTTACTATGAGGATACTGATTATCAAACTTTTGATACAAGAGAATATGAAAATAAAATTGTAAGAGTAATTGTCCGCAAAAAAACAAATGTTAAAAAGTTTGAAAAGTTTATTGATAAGTTGTATGCTTCCGCAATTGCAGAATTAAAAATTGTTGAAAACTTTGCAATTCCTGAACTTGAAAATTTTGAAGCATTTGAATCGGAAGATACTCTGTCTATTTTGAATAGATATGTTGAGGAGGCAGAAATTAATCTTGATAAATCAGTCGTTCAAAAAATGATTCAGGAAATATATCAAGAAGCTTGTGAGTTAGTCTGATGTTTATTCTAACGATTCATGGTAAAGAAAAAGAAGGTGCATATTCAGTAAGAGATGATGAAGGAGAGCAAATCATTTATCTTTTTGAAGAAGAAGATGATGCAACAAGGTATGCTATGATGTTAGAGGAAAATGGATATCCTGAAATGCATGTCATTGAGATTGAAGATGATTTGATGATAAAAACTTGTGAAATGCATGATTACAAATATACTGTAATCACCGCAAATGATATTGTAATTCCTCCAGATACTGATTATGATTATTTTTAAAACTATACGATGGAAGAATTTTCTTTCAACCGGCAATCAATACACGGAAGTTGATTTTACTCAAAATTCTACTAATTTGATTATTGGTACAAATGGTGCTGGAAAGAGTACAGTATTGGATGCTCTTACGTTTTCTTTGTTTGGAAAGCCATTTCGTAAAATTAATAAACCTCAACTGGTTAATTCAGTAAATGAAAAAGACTGTAAAGTTGAGGTTGAGTTTTCTATTGGTTCTACTGAATGGAAAGTTATAAGAGGAATTAAACCTGCTATTTTTGAAATTTGGAGAAATGGATGCTGCGCTGGATCAGTCTGCTGCAGCGTTGGATCAGCAAAAGTGGTTGGAACAAAATGTTCTTAAAATGAACTATAAGTCTTTTACTCAAATTGTTATTTTGGGTAGTAGTACTTTTGTTCCTTTTATGCAACTTTCTGCTGCTCATCGTCGTGAAGTCATTGAGGATTTACTTGACATTAAAATCTTTTCTTCTATGAATGGTTTGATTAAAGAAAAGATTCGTTTGGTAAAAGATGATATTAAAGTTTTGGAACTGAAAAAGGAGTCTTTCCTTGATAAAGTTAAAATGCAGAAGAATTTTATTGAAGAACTTGAAAGTCGTGGTAATGCAAATATTAATTCCAATAAAGAAAAAATTGTTGGTCTGGATAATGAAATTGGTAATTATAATCGAGAGAACATCTTCTATGGAAGAACCTCTTCGTAAATATATTCAAGAGCAAGATAAACTTACTGGATACGCAGAGAAACTTCGCAAATTGATAAATTTAAAAGGCAAAATATCTCAAAAAGTTTCTACGATAACTGAAGAGCATAAATTCTTTACGGAAAATACGGTGTGCCCCACTTGCACACAAGAAATTGATGATGAGTTTAGAATAAATAAAATTGAAGACGCTCAAAATAAAGCAAAGGAGTTGCAATCTGGTTATCAAGAACTGGAGGAGGCAATTAAAGAAGAGGAAGAGAGAGAGCGTCAATTCACTATATTATCAAAAGAAATTAAAAACCTCACAGATGAGATTTCTCAAAACCACATTAAAATTTCTGGGTGTAGAAGACAGATTAAAGATCTTGAATTTGAAATTCAAAAAACTGCCGAACAACTTAAAAACAGAAATACTGAACATGAAAAATTAGAATCTTTTAAAGACAATTTAAAAACCACATATGATGATCTTGGTTCTAAAAAAGATTTGATTAATTATTATGATTTTACTTATGGATTGCTTAAAGATAGTGGAGTTAAATCCAAAATTATCAAGAAGTATCTTCCTCTAATTAATCAACAAGTTAACCGTTATCTTCAAATGATGGATTTCTACATCAACTTTACTCTTGATGAGGAATTTAACGAAACCGTCCAGTCACCCATTCACGAAGACTTTTCCTATGCTTCCTTTAGTGAAGGAGAAAAAATGAGAATTGATTTATCACTTCTTTTTACTTGGAGAGAAGTTGCAAGAATGAAAAATTCTGTAAATACAAATCTTTTGATTATGGATGAGGTGTTTGATTCTTCACTTGATGGATTTGGAACTGAAGAGTTCCTCAAAATTATTCGTTATGTGATTAAAGATGCAAATATCTTTGTCATTTCTCATAAGACTGGACTAGAGGACAAATTTGAAAGTGTCATAAAGTTTGAGAAAGTTAAAGGATTCAGTAGGATGGTTGTATAAGTGACACAAGAAAAAGACTGGATGGATAAATTGGTTGATAGAATAAGTGATTGGATGGATTCTCTCACAGAAAAAGATGAACAAACCAAACTGGCAACACAATTCGGGGAAACCTCAAAAAAGAAAACTGAAACCTCAAGCACTGAGGCAAGCTAAAGCACGACTTGCCCAATTTAAAAAGCGTCACATGGGTCGTCCAAAAGGCGACCTTTCGTCGTATTATGGGTTTATACAAAAGAAAACCGATGTCTGTCCGTCACGAAATCAAATCTCAACTTGCTAAACTGCTTGCCACTGAAGACTTGGTGGTAGAGCATAAGAAAGTCTCTACTGCTTGCTTCAATGTTCATACTCGTGTTCTGACTCTGCCAATGTGGGAAAAGGCAAGCAACATCGTGTATGATTTGCTTGTTGGTCATGAAGTCGGTCACGCACTTTTTACTCCCGATGAAGACTGGTTGAAAGAATATAAGATTCCTCCTCAGTTTGTGAATGTGGTTGAGGATGCTCGCATTGAGAAACTGATGAAGCGTCGTTATGCTGGACTTGCAAAGACATTCTTTACTGGTTATAAAGAACTGAACGAAGAAGATTTCTTCCAAATCAAAGACGACAATCTGGAAACTTATAATCTTGCCGACCGTGCAAACCTGTGGTTTAAAATTGGCAATTATGTAAATGTGCCGATTAGTCGTGGTGAAGAAACGGAAATTCTCAATCAAATTGCAGATGCAGAAACCTTTGCTGATGCTTTGATTGCTGCAGAAGAACTGTATAAGTATTGCAAGAAAGAAAAAGAGCAGCAGCAGAAAGTTGCTGACTTTGATTCTCACGAAACTCAAGGTGATTCTCAGTCTTCTACTAGTGAAATTGTGGAGAGTAATGACTCCTCTTCAGAGGAAGAAGGTGAGAGCAATAACTCCCAGGAAAAACTTGGAGAAACTGATTCCTATGGTGGGACTGCTGAGGGAGATTCAATTCCATCTAATTCTCAGGAAGAACCTGAAGTTCGCACAGCTGATTCTCTGGAAGACAAAATTCGTGATCTGATCAATCAAGATGGATATGAAAATGTTTATGTTGAGATTCCTCAATTGAATCTTGATACTGTGATTGGTAAAAATTCAGAAGTTCATAAAGAGATTGATAATTGCTTTCGGCATCAACAAAAAATGTATGAGGAAAATTTGAAAAATAATTACAAACATTTGCCGATTGATAGTTTGTTTGAGAATGCTGATACTGAATTCAAAAAGTTTAAACTATCTGCCCAGAAGGAAGTGAACTATCTGGTGAAAGAGTTTGAGTGTCGTAAAGCAGCAGATTCTTATTCTCGTGCTACAGTTGCTCGCACAGGAGTTCTTGATACTTCCCGTCTTCATTCCTACAAATACACGGAAGATTTGTTTAAAAAAGTTTCAGTGATTCCTGATGGAAAAAATCACGGACTCATCTTTGTGTTGGATTGGAGTGGTTCAATGTCTCGTGTTATGCAAGATACTTGTAAGCAACTCTTTAATTTGATTTGGTTCTGTAAAAAAGTTGCAATTCCATTTGAGGTTTATGCCTTCACAAATGAATGGCGCCGTGGCGAATATGACTATGAAACTGGAAACTATAGTGCAGCAGATCGTACTTCTCATTATGAAAAGAAAGAGGGTTTGATCTTGGTTGACGAAACTTTTGCTTTGATGAATCTTCTTACCAGTAAAGTATCTGGTAAAGAACTTGAGCATCAAATGCTTAATATCTGGCGTCTTGCTGGATGTTTTGGTGATTCTTATCACACTTCATACACCTATCCTACCCGACTCTGTTTGTCTGGTACTCCTCTGAATGAGGCACTAATTTCTCTTCATCAGATTCTGCCCAAGTTTCAAAAAGAAAATAAACTTCAAAAAGTTCAATGTATTGTTTTAACTGATGGTGAAGCAAATTTTCTTCCCTATCATGCCGAAATTAAACGTGGATATGATTCTCACACTTACATTGGATCTCGTAACATTAGTCCTAGTAAAACTTTTTTGCGTGATCGTAAACTTGGAACTACCTATAAGATTGATTATCAATATCATCAGTTTACTGATACTCTTCTTGACAAATTTGAAAGATAAATTTCCTTCAGTAAACTTTATTGGTATTCGTGTTCTTGAAAGTCGCAATGCAAATCGTTTCATCAATCTTTATCATCTTACAAGTGATAAACAATATGAAAAAATCCAAAATGACTGGAAAAAACTGAAAAGTTTTACTATTACTAAGTCTGGATATGATGCTTACTTTGGACTTTCTGCAACATCATTGTCTCAAGATAGTGAGTTTGAAGTTGCTGATGATGCTACCAAGTCTCAAATCAAGTCTGCTTTTGCTAAATCACTCAAAACTAAAAAACTGAATAAAAAAGTCCTTGGTGAGTTCATTTCTCTTGTTGTCTAAATACCTAAAAAGTACCTGCTGGAATGAAAACGTTTCAAGAATTTATGGTAGAATCTGGAGATTGGTGGCATCCAGATCCAGAAAAAGATAAACTTATGCCTGGAAGAGGTCCAAAACTTCGTGCTAAAGAAGATCGTGGACAATCAACTTCAGCACAAACAAAACCTGATTACAGCAATCGTTTAAAACCAGGAGAAACTTATATGGATTTTGCAAGACGTAAAGCAAAGAGGTGGTTGAAATGAAAACTAAATTTCCATTTGAGCACGTTGTTAAAATTGATACTAAAGAAGTTTGGGTAAAATGTGATAGTGCTATTACTGCGATGGGAATTGGTGCTATAGTAGAAAAATACTATCCTGGTTACAAAGGACACATTGGTAGTAAAGAATATCTGGAGACACTCAGAAACCAGTTGGTAAACTGACCACAGGGAGTCCTTGAGACTCCTTTTTTGTCTTATAATGACTTCAGTTGAAACAAACAATTTAATTATGTCTCGCACTCAAATGACCGACGATCAAATTCTAAATGATCTTAAAAACACTTTCGGCACAGAATTCGTTGCTGCTGATGTTCGTGGTTATTGTGCCTCTAAAAATATTTCATATCAAACGGTTACAAAACGTCTTGATAATTTTAAAGTCGGTCGTGGAAAATGGAATCTTGAAGTAACTCAGAAAAAAGTAGAAGAAATCGAACGCACTTTTCAAGCACCTGCAGTGATTCCTCCCGTAGAACAAAAACTTATTCCCGAAAAAGATGATACCTTCGTCAAGTTTGGTAACTTTAACGATATTAAAAAAATTATTCAGTCCCGTCTCTTTTATCCTACGTTCATTACGGGTCTTTCGGGTAATGGTAAAACGTTCAGTGTGGAGCAAGCTTGCGCTCAACTGAATCGGGAACTGATTCGTGTCAATATTACGATTGAGACTGATGAAGATGATCTGATTGGTGGTTTCCGTCTTGTGAATGGCGAAACTGCCTGGCACAATGGTCCTGTGATTGAAGCACTTGAGCGTGGTGCAATTCTGCTTCTTGATGAGATTGACCTGGCATCCAACAAAATCCTTTGTCTGCAATCTGTCCTGGAAGGTAAAGGTGTTTTCCTGAAAAAGATTGGTCGGTTCGTAAAACCCGCTGCTGGTTTCAATGTGATTCGCCACTGCAAATACCAAAGGTAAAGGTTCAGACGATGGTAGGTTCATCGGAACTAACGTGCTTAATGAAGCATTCCTTGAAAGGTTTCCTGTGACATTTGAGCAATCCTATCCTGCTCCTGCAACCGAACAGAAGATTCTTGAAGGCGTTGCTCTGGATCTTGGTGTGGAGGATCGTGACTTCTGCAAGACGCCTTGGTTGATTGGGCGGACGTGATCCGTAAAACGTTCTATGATGGTGGTATTGAAGAAATCATCAGCACACGTCGCCTGGTTCATATCATTCGTGCATATAGTATTTTTGGTGATAAAGCAAAGGCAATCCAGGTGTGTGTCAATCGTTTTGATGATGAAACCAAGCAATCGTTCTTGGAACTCTATGATAAGATTGATGTTGACTTCCAACTTCCTGTTGACGAACAGCAAGCAAACTGATATAATATGAGGAGGTAAATGTGCCTCCTCTTTTTTGTTCTTTTACTATGAAATTTATGTCCGAAAATTTTGAAAGCACTTATGAAAATTCAATTCCCCGTCAAGACTTTTGGGAAAATGACGGTATTAGTCTGACTGGAAACCCTTATGCTTCTCCAGATACTATTGTTTTTAGTGGATCTCGTCTTCCTGGTGGTATGGGAGAAGATCACATCTCATTTAATCCAACGTTTAATGTTAAAGTTCCAGACAATAACAACAACTTCTGGAAGTTTGGAGAAGATAAAACACTGAAAGCAGTTGAAGAATATATTAAGAGCACCTACAATTCTCATTATGCATCGGAGAATTCAAAGGTTCAAGTTCTTGATATTATTGATGCAATTGGTGATGGTGTTCCTTTCTGCCGTGACAACCTCATCAAGTACTCCTCTCGTTTTGGTAAAAAGGATGGAATGTCTAAACTTGATGCTCTGAAAATCATTCACTACGGTATTCTTCTGTATCACTTTGCTGGATTTAATAATGAAACTGCGAAATCAAACTATGAAACTTTCTGACAAGACTCTCTCTGTTTTAAAAAACTTTTCTTCGATTAATCAGTCGATTCTTTTTAAACAGGGAAATAAACTTCGCACAATCAGTGTGATGAAGAATATTCTTGCAGAAGCAACAATCACGGAAGAGTTTTCTAAAGACTTTGGTATCTATGATTTGAACCAATTTCTTAACGGATTGAATCTACATAAAACACCAGAACTGGATTTTGGTAATGATGGATATGTGGTTATCAAAGAAGGTAAGTCTCGTTCTAAATATTTCTTTGCAGACCCAAGTGTTATCATCACTCCCCCTGATAAAGCAATCAATCTTCCTAGTGAAGATGTTTGTTTTGAGTTGAGTACTGAGCAACTTGATAAACTTCTTAAAGCAGCAGCAGTCTATCAACTTCCTGATATTTCTGCGGTTGGTGAAGCAGGTGTAGTTAAACTGGTGGTTCGTGATAAGAAGAACGATACTTCTAATGATTTTGCAGTTGTTGTTGGAGAGACTGATTCTAAATTTGTCTTCAATTTCAAAGTAGAAAATATCAAAGTTCTTCCTGGAACTTATGAAGTGGTAGTGTCACAAAAACTTTTGTCACGTTTTACCTCCAAGAACCACGATCTGGTGTATTATATTGCTCTAGAACCAGATAGTCAATTTGAATGAACATTTGTAAGTATTCTTTTTATAAATAATTATGTAGTTAGAATGTAAGCAGATGTATTGTTTGGAATGTAATTCTACTCTTGGCAAAAGACAAAAAAAGTTTTGCTCTCTGTAAATGCATGAATGTACATAACGCAAGAGAATTCGGTATGAAAGCATAGAGAAGAAAAACCAAACAGATACAAGCAATACTATGCGTGTTAAACATTTACGTATTGATGCTCTATGAATATGTGATATGTCTTATATTGAGTGTGCCTGTGAACTGGGGCTGGAATTTGGCGCAGAATGAGTCAACGGCTGGATCTGGACCAAAGCCCTCAGTTTGTTCGAACGGAGATGTTGCCGCCTTCGTATTTGAAGGAATCTGGATCACACTATAGAATTCTGAAACGTGGTTTCGAAATGCAGGCGTCTCCGCAGTGCCGCCATCATGTGGCCATCAATGCTCAGGTGCAAGTTTGCAGGAGCCAGACTGAAGCAAACTATGAATACTGGGAGCACGTCATGCCTCATGCCATCAAACTGTGGAAACAACAAGGCTCAGGAGGTTAAAACCTGGCTGCAGTGAGACACAAAAAAAATAACAAACCACTTTATGGTTCTTAAAGGTTTGTTCTATTCAAATGTAATCTGTGGGTTAAGTGCAGAGGAAGCTGGCAACATTGTTTTAACCTCATCTCCCTAGCACTTGTTTGAAGCCTGGTAGCTCTTAAGTTTACAAACTGCATCGGCATAGTCTGCTGAGTTGGTCAAGAGTTGTAGGTGTTAGATTATCAATATTTGTGAAAGTTCTTGGGTCATACATACGTATAAGTAATGGTAAAATTTCTGAGTATACGTAACTGAACGGGGAGCATTGTAGTTTGGGTGGTGTATTGCCCTATGTGTCTAGTAGCCTGTTGTCATGAGCATGTCTGGCAGGTTCGACATGATGCGAGCTGCCATCCCGATGACGAGCAGCGGTCCCAGGAGTCTTGGCGAGCCAACGACGACTCATCCCAGTGCTTCATCCAAAGGGGTGAGAGAGCCGTGCAGGGTCAAGATGCTCAGCAATACGTAACTGAACGAAGTACGTGCACATAAAACCATCTTACGTATTGCTACAACAACAACAACAACAGCAGCGATAGCAGCAAGAAGAGCATGAAGAAGAACAGGAAACAATCGAGAACAATAACAAAAGCAAAACCAACAACCAACATCAGAAACAAATGCCAAAAACAGGCCCGAACACAAGAACACTAGCAACAACAACAATAACAACAACAAGAGGAACAAAAACAGTAGGATCAACACCACAGCAATACGTAACTGAACGAAGACTTACAGAAGATTTAGTTACGTATTGCTCAAATTGATAGATCCGTAGCTGTAATCCAACGAGCTCGGAGACAAGTTGAAATCCATATTCTTTATAAGCTGAACAAGGACAGAATGCATCTTCTTCGGCATATTTAAGAGAAGAGGCCCCAAAAACAAAAGCTATGCCTTGACAATAGCCTGTGTCTGGATCGTGAATTGGCAAATGCCTTCAGCACATTAAATAAAGACTGTTGGCCTGGTCCATTTACTTCCCTAAAATGAGGATGGGTGGGAAAGTTCTTGTCAAATCCCTCTGAATGATCTTTTCATCCTTGGGCGAAGAGCGTGTTAAGAGAGACCTGTACATGGTGGCATAGCGTTTGGTTTTCCCTTGCACATGAGTTGCCACATCAGACCACGAAGAGTATCTGGGATGCCTCTAGAAAGCTGGACTGTGAAATACTTTGGCTGCTTGCGAATAGTACCCTCGTAGTCAAGTACCACCCAGAATTCTATGGATATTATACAGTTGCTTAAAAAAACAAAAAAATATTATTTTGGAAAACTAATGAATCCCAGTCAATTTCCCCATCATGAGAGTAAATCTCCAACTAGATTGTCTTTCAAGAACTGAAAAGCCGATTGTAATTGACCGTTATCACCAACGAGATTCCGTTTTGGGAGTGGGGCTTATTTAATGATGTAGATGTTTCCAATCTAGAAAGGACAAAGGCGCTCTCTGGGTCCTCTTCTTCTTTAGGAGGTGACGATACGGGGGTTGTCGCAAAAATTGACTCGCGACCTCCCCGACCAAAAATGTTGAGGGCAGGAAAAGCTGACGCCTTTCTACCTTGCTGAGGCTGTTGTCGAGCTGCTGAGGAGGGATCTGAATGAGGCCGTTGCTATGGTGCAGATGATAAGTTATGGGAGACCGAGACGTTACAGGTGGGGTAGTAAATCGGGGCGATATTACCGATTGCCGTTTTATGACTGCTTCGGGAACTCTTTCTGTGGGGTGGAGGCGGTGGAGGTGAATTCTTTGATGCGACGTTGATTTTAATACGGGTGGACTAGTTAAGAGGATCATTGGTAGCGTCAAAGAAGACTGAAGACTCTAAGGATTCCAATCTCTTTACTTTGCAAGGTTTCTTCACCTTCATCTTCTTCTCAGAAATAGTGGCCTTTGCACCAGAACTCCCAACAGAGCCACTAGATCGATTTGAGACTGTCCTAGCAGTTGTGACAATCAGAGAGCCGCGAATGGATCCATTCCTAACCTTGCCCACCCATGATCCACCAGGTGTGTTTTTACTCGAGTCATCAAACTCGTCCTCGTCTTCTTCATTTTCGTTGGAATTTTCTTCGTTTAGTCTATCTGGAAGATCCTGAAAGGCCTCTTCCTGTACTTCTTCCACTGGGTAATCATGTCTGATGTCGTCGGCAAACTGACGCTTGACGGAGAGCTTTTTTGACTCTGTGGAGGCTCAATCTGAACACCTGAATCCACAGGTTGCTCTCTTCCCTTTGCTGAGTAGCTCACAGGAGATGTCTGAAAATTAGAGACAAAATTTGGACTGAGCTGGGACATTTTTCTGGATGAGGGTCTTCGTTTTACTCTCTAGTCGCATGGGTTCAATCACCGTTGCCGGTGTCGCTTCTCCGTTAGTCTCTACAACTGCGGTATCCGAGTCTCATCCCCTGCTCACGAGATTGACTTGACTGCTCTTTCTAATACAAAAAAAAAATCAATATATATCAGAGAGAGAGAGACATTTGGGTTTGAGGAAATTTTAAAGATTTAGAGTTGAAAAGTTACAATTGAAAATAATAGAGCAAACAAGCAAAATTCAACTCCTTCGCTACCTCTTTCGAAGTCTTCAACTGGATTCTTGTCCTTTCGAGTCTCTTTCAATTGTATGTTTCTCTCTCTCTCTCTCTCTCTCTCTCTATCTCATACTTTGATTCACTTGGTTCAAATTCAGAGGGTCTTGCTGACTCATAGAATGACTTACATGATCTATCTGTACTTCCTTTCAACCACAAGGGAATTTTTATATTTTCAAAAACAAGGCGTGCAAATTATAATGTATCAAAATAAAAATTGTAGACACTCTTTGACAATGAAATCGTTCTTCAAATGTTGACGTCTGAATAACCAATGCATGATTCAGCATGGAAGAAGCAATATGTACTTGAAATTTTACCGATTTGTCCAAGATCTGACACCCTTGAAGATCCCTGGTATTCCAGAATTTGAACAGATTGGTACAATTTAATACCCCCCCCTAATACACACACCCAGATTATATCCTAATATCTTGAACACCCACACCCCCACACCCCTAACCACACCCCTAACCACACCCACACTCACACCCTGCACCCCTCCTACACCCACACCCAACACCCCACACCCACACCCACAGTCAACAGATTCCTAGACCCAGAATCTAGATCCTAGACCCAGACCACCCACCCACCCACCCCACACTCCACACTCAGAATTGCACACCCCTGTCACACTCCTAAATTCATACCCACAGTCACACCCCAACAGCCACACCCATATCTGACACTCATACCCCCCCACACCCCAACACCCCCACACTTACCCCACACCCTTACCCACACCCAGCAATACTGAAACTGAACCAAGGCCCATTCCTGGTTACTGATTGCTCACATTGACCGAAGCTCAGCACCGACTCGGTCCACCTTGAGGTACGATGAACGCCGAATTGGCTATCATGGACGAAGTGTGATTCGAGACCTGCACGAAGTTGGCCTCAACCGTGGAAGATCGACTAGAACCTTGCGAAGAGTTGCGAGACGTGTCGCAGTTCGAGTCCATTCCGGACCTTCCCTTTGCGGGTCTTGTTTTGGAGAACCAGACAGTCTTGGGTCCTCCATAGAAACCCAACATCGATTGCCTGCACTCTGCATTGGCTTTCTGCAGCTTCGCGATCGACTCGTTGCAGACACCTAACCTCGGACTATACCCTGATATTGTTGCTCGAGCATTCTGGGCAGCAGTACTAACCCAACCAACACCAAGTTACGATTGCTTTGCAACACCGACCACAGGGACTTGAAGTTAAGTACGGCGGGCACGTTGTTGCACATGTCGGACGTAGATTGGGTCGATTGTCGGTGACGCGGACGTCGTCGAGTTGGAGGTCATCGTGGAGCCTCTAGCGGCGGGATGTGGCAGGAGGCCGTCGAAGAATCCTAGGGCGCAGCAGGGGCATCGCTGCGACCGCAACCGCACGGGAAGAAAGACACACATTGAAGCCTCCTTGGTGCAAGCTCTGGCTCCTGACAATCGAAAATCAAAATTCTGCTATCAAGAGTAAACATTTTGATTCTTTCTTACAAAGATATCAAAGTATAAACAATTAAGTAAATTCAAAAACAACAAGAAACAAGCAACAAGAAATGTATATAAACCCCGCCAAGCCCAGACGCCCGCCAGCGAGACACCAAGTCCAAACCTCCCGCCCGCCTTTTTATGGGTTCAGCAGAAAATATATCCTCGCGGGAAGATTCCTCGCTGGAATTTGTCCGACTGCGGAACGTCGCGCAGTCGGTGTGCCTTTCGCATTGTCCCTCTTGGCGAACCGCCAAGTACAGCGCAGTCGTTGTGCACACCCTTGGCGAAGCGCCAAGACGCGGCCAGTCGTTGCACCGTGCTGCGTGCCACCATCCGCCGTGGCGCGGGATGCCTTCGCGGGGCAAGGCTGCCACGCCGCCGACCCTACCGCCCGCATCTTCGCTACAACACGGCGGAGCCGAACAGTCGCCGTTCGCGCTGACGGTCCAGCAGCAGCCGGGGCTCCTCATGCACCTCAACCGCATCAGGGTCTCAAGGTCTAACCGCAACTACGTGAAGGGCCAGTCGATGCCGCTCGGCTGGACGAACTTCCGCCGTGGCGACTCCATCGCCTTCAAGACCACGCGCAGCTCCGCACGTCGTCGCGCTCCAGCGCTACGTCAACGACTCCATCAAGGGCACCTACGGCGAGGATCACCGCTGGTCTTCGCTCATGATCAACCGCAACACGGACAGCGAGGTGCACGTCGACCGCTACAACAAGAACATGAACGCTCGGCATCGTCGTGGGCATCAACATGGGCGAGGGCGAGGGCGAGCTGCGCGGGGTGGAAGGGCACGTTCAGGAGCTGCTGCCCGCAGCAACGTCGTGGTCGCGGGCGTCAACCCCTCGTCGGTGCTCCTCGCCGCCCCGAACCACATGGTCATGTTCGACCCGCTCGCGCCCCACTGAGCAACACGTAACTTAACGAGTACGTGCATAAACAGTTACGTATTGCTACCGATTCAATGGTTATTCATAGCATTGACGAAACACTTACTTTAAATGACATTTACGATGGCATTTTCAATGACGGATGAAATTAGAATTCAACGCGCGATCAATCAATTTTCTAGCGGCGCTTTGAGGAGATGCACTCACGCTATTTGAAGAATTGGGCTATCAAAGCTCGCGTACTTCTTGATGTACCCGTTGATAACGTTTTACTCAGTTTCGATCACAAAATGCGTTATGTTCGGAGTGGAACGACGCGCCTTTTTTGTTTCAACTGACAGAGGAGAATTTAAGCAATATCAAATCATTGCCAACTGATGTTGAAGGCACAATTATTGAGTCGTATCTATTTGTAGCCATTGAATTAAAAGAATCTTTTTACTCTCGGACAAAGTTGGTTGAAGATTACGCGAGAACTCAACAAAAAAAGCAATCAACCTGTTTTGATTTTATTCAAACATGGCGACACGCTAACGTTATCCGTGATTCACCGCCGACTGCATAAACGTGACGAAAGCCGTGATGTTTTAGAAAAAGTCACGTTGCTTAAAGATATTCGTATTAAAAATACCCATCGGGCGCATCTGATATTTTAGAAAGTTTGGCTTTTGAAAATTTAAAACCTACACCTACAAATTTCGTTGAACTGCACAATGCTTGGCAAACTGTTTTAGATACCAAAACACTCAACAAACAATTCTACAAAGAATTATCACAATGGTATTTTTGGGCAATGAAGGAAGTTTATTTTCCTAACACTGAAGGAGGTGTTCCAAGTAGTGTATGTAATCTAGCATAACCAAATTCATGACGATTAATGAATAATCCGAATACGATAGTGTGCATCAAAAATGTTTTAGAAAAACAAATCGTTTGTCTTGCGAGTCGTTTGATGCGAGTGCGGAAAGTAAGGTGTTTAGATTCAATACGTTGTGTGTTTTTCTTTCCAAGAATATGCTTTTCATTTTTTTGTGGATGACGACTATATGCTCCCCAAGCATCAGTATACAATCGTTTGATTCCAAAAGGTTTTAATAACTTTCTTAATTGTTTATAGACAGCATCTTTTCTTCGACCAAATACATAGGCAAGCAATTTCCCAGTTCGATGATCAATAGCGTGCCACAACCAGCATTGTTCCTCTTTTTTTCCAACAAAACTCCACATTTCATCGATTTCGGCTTCCTCTATTTTGACCATTTTTGGATAGAGTTCTTTTAATTCCCGTTGAGTTAACGATTCTAAATAGGGCTTGTTTACTTGAATTAGCTTACTTTTCTGCTGTTTCAATCGATCAATCACTGTCATCGGGCTAATTTTTAACACTCGAGACGTATCTCTAATTCCTGAACTATTGATTGCCATATCGATGATTTGATTCGTCATCCAGTTATATTTTGCTTGATAGATATATTCAAGTTGAAACGTTTTTGTTTGACAAAACGTGTTCCGACACAAAAATCTTTCATTTCCCTTTACATCATGACCGTGTCTGACAACTTCTGTTTTCTTGCAATGCGGACATTTTACTAAAATTGTTGCCATTTAAATTTTCTTCAAATGCTGTAATTTTATCTCACCCACAAATTTGGAACACCTCCCTTCAATGAGATAGTCAATAAAAATGTTATTGATGACAATGACGCTGGCGTTGTCATATTCCTCAATCAAATAATAATTACCCGTCACACCGTCAAAATTCAATTCGTAATCAGGAACAGTGTCGCCAATGTAGTAATTACTTAAACCGCAACCGCAGTGGAGTTTTTTGGTTTGAATTTCTTTGCCTTCTTTGGTGTAAAAGCTATCGAACATGCCCCATTTTTATTTTCCTTGTTTCAATTTCAGTCGTTCTCTAGGCACAGGATTTTGCGCTTGCCAATTTTTTTCGCCTAATTCTCGAAATTTTGTAATCGCGTGTTCTATTTCTTTTCGATGAATCGCATCGACATCTAAAACAATTTCTAAGCCAATGCCGTAGTGGTAACTCAAATCAATTTGAAATGATTCATAAATAGCAGGCGGGTTATTTTCAATAATGTCTAATTCCAGTTTTTGCTTCTTGTTCTGCAAAAGTTAAGCCGCCAAATTTTTCATAGCCTTTTCTCTCAGGGAAAATCATTTCGTAAGTCAAAATTCTTCCTGTTTTGGGACAACGGTCTGCGGGTACAGATTCGATTTTGCATTCAGCGTCTACTTCTTCAGTGGTAAGCATTTCAAATATACAAGAATAAGCAAGGTCACTTACAGCATCATCTAAAGCCTGTTTTGCTGTAATGATACGTCGCGTTCCAAATGGTAAATTTATCCAATCCTAAAAAATAGAAATCAAACCACTGGCTATCACGCGATTCATCAAGTACTAAGGGGCTGGTGAACATTCCGCCAGTAATGGCTCGTTTCGCGTTCAATTTCGTTCTGAGTTTGATAAACACATCATTGCGTTTGTGGCGCGGTAAGCTAATAAAGGGACGGTGTTTTTTCTTAAATCGACGCGGCATAAAAAACCTTCTCAGGCAGAAAAATAAAGTTTTAAAAAAGGTTGTACATGATTTGTCACAACTTTACAACCTGCTTACAAGCCCTGAATTTACTGGTTTTATATTGTGGCTAAAGCACATTTCATTTTGTCGCCACTTTGTCACAGGCATTCAATCAAAATCAAGCAGTGTTAAACTACATCAAAGTACAACGCACCATGATAGACAAAGGTTTTACGTTTTCATGAATAAAAAAGAACTTAGCGAGCGTGATATTTGTACCAAGTACATAACCCCTGCACTTGTGTCGGCAGGATGGGACATTCAAACGCAAGTTCGTGAAGAATATCCGTTTACAGAGGGTCGAATTATCGTGCGTGGCAGACTGCATACACGAGGCAAGCAAAATCGTGTCGATTATTTGCTCTTCTGTAAGAAAAATCAGCCGATTGCAATTATCGAAGCTAAAAATAATTCACATAAAACTGGCGTAGGAATGCAACAAGCTCTGGCTTACGCAGAAAAATTAGATGTACCTTTCGTATTTAGTTGCAACGGCGATCGATTTTTATTTCACGATAGAACAGGCTTATCTGCTCAAGTTGAAACCGAGTTGTGCTTAGATAAATTCCCCAGTCCTGAAAATTTATGGCAGCGATATTGTGCCTTTAAGCAATTAACAAGCATTGAAAAGGAAATTGTTGAAACTCCCTATTATTTTGACGGCAGTAAACGAACGCCAAGATACTATCAAATCATCGCAATCAATCGCACTATTGAAGCTGTCAGTAAAGGACAGCAACGTATTTTGCTAGTGATGGCAACAGGTACGGGTAAAACCTATACGGCGTTTCAAATCATCTGGCGACTCTGGAAATCAAAGCAGAAAAAACGAATTTTATTTTTAGCTGACCGCAATATCTTAGTTGACCAAACCAAAAACAATGATTTTTCCCCTTTGGTCAAGCAATGACCAAAATTACAGGGCGGCAAGTCAACAAAGCATTTGAAATTTATTTGTGCCTATATCAAGCCGTCACTGGTAGCGAAGAAGGGCGCAACGTTTATAAGCAATTTGACCCGACATTTTTTGACCTGATTATTATTGATGAATGTCATCGGGGTAGTGCGAATGAAAACTCAGCTTGGCGCGTCATCTTAGATTATTTTTGCAGTGCAACGCATATCGGCTTAACAGCAACACCCAAAGAAACTAAAGATACCAGCAACATTCATTATTTTGGCGAACCTGTTTACACGTACTCGCTAAAGCAAGGTATTGAGGACGGCTTTCTTGCGCCTGTACAAAGTAATACGCATCGATTTTGATATTGATTTGAAAGGCTGGAAACCCGCCAAAGGGCAAAAGGACAAATACGGCAATTTAATTGAGGAACGCCTCTATAACCGAAAGGACATCGATAGAAATATCATTTTCGATGAACGCACTCAACTTGTCGCATGGAAGATTACCGAATACTTGCGAACAAACGGGCGAATTTCAAAAGACCATTGTCTTTTGTAATGACATTGAACACGCAGAGCGAATGCGTCAAGCCTTAGTTAATCTCAATGCCGAGCGCATCAAAGAAAATCGCCGCTATGTCATGCGAATTACAGGCGATGACAAAGAAGGTAAATCTGAGTTAGATAATTTTATTGACCCCGAATCAACCTATCCTGTAATTGCTGTCACTAGCGATTTAATGTCAACGGGTGTTGATGCCAAAACTTGCAAGCTGGTTGTGTTAGATAAACATATTCAGTCGATGACTTTGTTTAAACAGATTATCGGACGTGGTACGCGCATTGATGAAGGGTACGATAAATACTGGTTCACCATCATGGACTTCAAAAATGCCACTAAATTATTTGCAGATAAAAATTTTGATGGCGACCCGCGTTCAAATCTATCAACCTAACCCCGACGAACCTATTGCACCCACCAATCATGACCCAGAGCCTACGCCAGATGATTTAGGTGGAAATGGGTTGACAGATAATGAGAATGGTGATGAGGAGGAAGAGGAAAATAATGATGAAAATAATGATGAAACCATTGTTGACCCACCACCACTGCCACCCAGCAATACGTAACTGAACCAAAAATTAACGAATTGCTTCTAATGATTCCCTTAAGACGGACTTTTTGGGCTTTTCTGCACTTACCCCACTGGCCGTCAATGATTTTTCCGTGATGGGTTGTGGATTGCAATGGCTTCACTCAGTTTGTCAGTTTGTGTTTCGACGTTTAGGAGCCCTCCACCACCCACCACTTCAGGTCAATGCCTGAATCAAGGTGGTAGAAGCTTCATATCCGCTACCACCTTCAAGTTCAGCGGATATCCCATCCTGCCGATTGTCCAGCGGGAAAACTTGTGGGATTATACGCGAGGTGTCTTGCATTGCTGTTTTGGTATGCACTAGTTTTATTCTATCTCTGCGTATTATTGAGCAACACGGTTAATGTACACCCGCAAAAACATTTGGCTTACGTATTGCTTGACGACGATGATAATGATGATGATGATGATGGTGGTGGTGGTGATGATGACGACGACGACGACGACGACGACGACGACGACGACGACGACGCCGACCGCCCGACGCCGATGTGCCGACGCCGACGCCGACGCCGACGCCGACGCCGACGCCGACGCCGACGCCGACGCCGACGCCGACGCCGACGCCGACGCCGACGATGACTACTACTAGGTATTACGACGACGAAGCAATACGTAACTGAACGAAGAAATTTACGTATTGCTCCATGTCCGGGTCAGCGTGACACCTGCCATCCGTGTACGGGAGGAACACGTCGACCTCACCGAAGGAGTGCCATACCACTGGAATACCGAAAGGGGTGAATACCCGCCGCCTTCGCCATTTCCCATGCATTGCGAAGAGCCGCCGCGGTCGCCATCCATCCGACGCTCCTCCGTTGGAGTACTGCGTCTCAGAGGTTTGGTGCGCTCACCAGTACGGATGCCGGTAGAAGCGCATGCCAGGCAACAGCGGGAACTCGATGACCTCCACTTTCTTCGCGAACGACACCTTCCGTGATCCCGGAGCCGCCGGGCACGCAATCGCAGTACACCAACCTTCACGTCGCCAACTATGATCGCCTCCCCCGCTGCCGCCGCCAGAACGCCAGTCGCTGGACGGCGCGCTTCGTGGTGGGAACGTGGGGGCCGCCGGCCATGACAGCCGACGGCCTGCCCTTCAGCGCGGTGACGACTTGGCCTTCGCCTCAGGCTTCGCTTTCGCGCCAGCCTTCGGCGTCGGTGTACCCTCGTGCTTGAACATGGAGTTGCTTCCTGAATCGGCACTCACCTTTCGCCCAATGCCGGGAAGTCTCACGCTTGGGACGGTGATGGCGGCCGGCAGCAATACGTAACTGTACGCAAACTTACGTATTGCTGTCCAGCTCGAGAAGCGCAATGTGTAACCACACGGTCCCATTGATCCGCCGTGGTTTGTCGTAGTTCTTCCGAGAAACTTGATGTATCGGCACCAGGAGCCATTTCTATGTTGCGGTCCTTGGACTTATTTAAGTGAAGCCTCAATAGGCTTTTTTCGAATTGTAAGTAGTAACAGTAGTATTACTTGTTGCGAAACACCACCACGCGACTTCAACCACGGATCCAAAATTAATTGATTTCGTGTTCTTGGGAACACATTCCATCGAAAGAGCTAAAAATCGTATTCACGGATTCATATGTCTATCATATTGCCGCGATGTTTGGCCTCCAACCGTTCCCACATAACCATCGATTGTAAAAATTGATATCCAACGAAGCTCAAGCAGTGATGCTCATTCAGCTCATCCCCACACCTCTGCCGCTTCCTCATTCGCACTAGCAATACGTAACTGAACGAAGTACATCAAAAATGACGTATTGCTCCCCGCAAAACCCCAAACCCCTAAAAGACAGTGGTAATATGAAATAATTAACAAGATGTCGACGTAAATCAATAGTAGAACGTTGAAGAATTAAGCTTCAAAGTCGACACCTCAGCTACTGGATCGCCTGCCCCACCAACTCATGCATGCGATGTAAAACAATAGTGCGAAGTCACTTTGGTTAAATCAGTAACCATACTAACAACAAGCAACATTTACAACCTCAGAATACGCTAACGTCAAGCGTCGTGACGGAACAGTTGCCATCATTAATGGAAACGAAGTTATCAGGTAGTTTCCTTAGGTGGCTAACCTCAACAAGTAGCGCACTTAACTATTTAACGTGGGTCAAAGTGCAGCAGCTGCACCTGATAAGTTACCGTAGTTAGAATCAAGTAAAGGTGCTTTGCGAAAGTAAACTTCAATAGCTGATTTGAACGATCGCTAGGAAAATCAAATTTTGAAGATAAGAAGTCGCTAAGGTCAAACTTAATTGTAAACCAACCCAAACGACTTTAATAATCTTTAATAGACTTAACTAATGAGTATGTTAAGCAAGAGCGAGGAGTAACGAAACCTGTTGTGCCGGCTTGTTGGTCAGTTCTTGCCAGCACTGCAGGCCAACTAGATCAACTAACAGCCTCCATAACAGGTGACACTATCGCCTTATCATCAAATGCAGAAAGAGAATTTAATCAAATAGTGAATACTTGGTGCTGTCCAGACAAACCACAAATGCTGCTTCGCATTAAGTTCTGAACATACGCGGGCAAATACCGTTTGAAACAGGTTATCATGGTCTTTAGAATGTTTATTCTTCTGATGAAGTCGGTCCTTTACTATTAATAGAGCGTCATCTGAACCGCCAGCTCACCATGAACAGTTGTAAATAATGCGTACTTTGAAGAAATTGCCAAAAAGAGACAAGATTAAACCATTAAAAGACCCAGTGCTTAAACAACAAATTGCAAAACGTCTGAACGTAATAAGATTAGAAAAACCATCTACTCTTCCTAGTTTCCAGTAATCTAAACTTAGTTCAAAAGCATTTGGAGTAGTATGTAAAATTCCTTTGGCAGCAAAATACAAATGTAGGAACTGTGCGCAAAGCAAATGAAGACAGAATAGCAATCATCTTGAATGTAATTTAGCCACAAGTGAAGTAGCCAAAGTTGCAGACTGGCCCAAAATTCAGATTTTTGGCGTCTTTGATGGCCATGGAGGTCATAAATGTGCTTAGTATCTTAAAGACAACCTACACAATAATATAGCAATATTAACTGAACCAAGTACATGAACATATAACATTTGCTGACGTTTTCTTTGTCTTTTTCTTTAATTTCTTTTTTTTTTTTTTTTTTTTTTTTTTTTCTTTCTTTCTTTCTTATTTCTTTCTTTTCTTTCTTTCTGCTTCTTTCTTTCTTTACTCTTTTTATTTTTCTCTCTCTTTCTTTCTTTCTCTCTTTCTCTCTCTCTCTCTATCTTTCAGAATAATGTAACTTGTTAAGGCCTTAAACATTTAGCTGTATTGTGGTTTTAAATATATTTTAGTAAAACTTGATTTTATCTTAGAGTGTTGAAATCCACAGACCATGAAACGAATTCTTAATTAGAAAGAGTATAAATTTATATAAAAGTTTATATAAAATATACAGGAAACAAATGTCAAATTTTTAAATAATAAAATATAAAAGCTAGAGAATTTTAAAGTTGACTAGAACAATCAAGAATCTCAATCTATTTAATTTTATAAAATATTGATTAGATTAAGATGTTAAATCCATTGACTCAAATAATTGAAAAAAACCTCCTGGGTCATTGGCTTTGAAATATAATCATCCATGCCAGAGTCAATACATCTTTTTTTTATCTTTGATGATGCAGTACAATATGTAACTGAACGAAGTATATTTACAAAAAACGTTACGTATTGCTATGAGAGAGAGAGAGAGATGTGAGAGAGAGATGAGAGATGAGAGAGATGAGAGAGGGAGAGGTGTGTGCGTGTGTGTGAGAGAGAGATGTGAGAGAGAGAGAGAGAGATGAGATGAGAGAGATGAGATGAGAGAGAGATAAAAATAAGAGAGAGATGAGAGAGATGAGAGACATGATGGAGATGAGAGAGATGAAGAGAGAGAGATGAGAGAGCTGAAGAGAGAGAGATGAGAGATGAGAGAGAGAGATGAGAGATGAGAGAGAGAGATGAGAGAGAGAGAGATGAGAGCGAGAGAGAGAGAGGAGAGAAAGATGAGAGATGAGAGAGAGAGATGAGAGAGAGAGATGAGAGAGATGAGAGAGAGATGAGAGAGAGATGAGAGAGAGAGATGAGAGAGAGAGAGAGAGAGATGAGAGAGATGAGAGAGAGAGATGAGAGAGATGAGAGAGATGAGAGAGATGAGAGAGATGAGAGAGATGAGAGAGATGAGAGAGATGATGAGAGAGATGAGAGAGATGAGAGAGAGATGAGAGAGATGATGAGATGAGAGATGAGAGAGATGAGAGAGATGAGAGAGATGAGAGAGAGAGAGATGAGAGAGAGAGATGAGAGAGATGAGAGAGATGAGAGAGATGAGAGAGATGAGAGAGATGAGAGAGAGATGAGAGAGATGAGAGAGATGAGAGAGATGAGAGAGATGAGATGAGATGAGAGAGATGAGAGAGATGAGAGAGATGAGAGAGAGAGAGAGAGATGAGAGAGATGAGAGAGAGATGAGAGAGATGAGAGAGAGAGAGATGATGAGAGATGAGAGAGATGAGAGAGATGAGAGAGAGAGAGAGATGAGAGAGAGACGAGAGAGATGAGAGAGATGAGAGAGATGAGAGAGAGAGAGAGAGAGAGAGAGAGAGAGTGAGAGAGATGAGAGAGATGACGAGAGAGAGAGAGAGAGAGAGATGAGAGAGATGAGATGAGAGATGAGAGAGATGAGAGATGAGAGAGAGATGAGAGAGATGAGAGAGATGAGAGAGATGAGAGAGATGAGAGAGAGAAAGATAGAGAGATAGATGAGAGAGACAGAGAGGGAGAGAGAGAGAGAAAGAGACTGAGAGAGAGAGAGAGATGAGAGTTGACAGACACATGAGAGAGATGTGTAAAAAAGAGAGAGAGAAATGAGACAAGAGAGATGAGAGAAAGAGCAGACAGATGAGACGAAGAGTTGAGAGAAACGAGAGAGATGTGCGAGAGACGAGAGAGAGATGAGAGAGTTTTTTGAGAAAGGTTGGTGACAGATGAGAGAGAGCAATACGTAACTGAACGAAGAACGACATAAAGCAGTTACGTATTGCTGGAAACGCGGATCGGTTGCGACTGGCGTAATGCGTCGCCGGGTACACATACGCTCGGCGAGTGTCGCGGAATGCGGCCCGCAACGCGCGCCCCATCCCACCGCGTGCCAGTTCGTCGTAGCGGACGACGGCGGGGAAGATCGGCAGTCCGGCCGCATCGCCGCTGGTCCAGCCATCGGGGCGTTGCCGATTCGACGACAGATCGAATACCGAGGACTGCTCAGCGGTCCAACCGCTATCCGTGCGGGTCAATCGATAAAACTCGTACAGCTTCCGATTCGCTGGATCGACGACGATCCCATGGTGTTGGCATCGAGCGATGGCTTGCCGCGTTGGACATCGTCGAGCGCTGCAGGAACGCGTGGAGGGCTCGCGTCGGAAGTTCGCCGGCCAGCCTTCGATCGGCGTGTCGGCACGGGGAATGGGCCCGGATCAGATCCGCCCGGATACGCGTTGATCCGCACTTCGACTTTCGGTTGGCCGGGCGGAACGAAGACAAACGCCATATCCGGGTTGTAGGCGCAGCGGTTTGTCGGCGCTGATCGCCGCGATCAGCGGCCTGAATTCAGCAATACCTAAACTGACCAGCGCAAACGGTTACGTATTGCTGACATCGCCATGACGTGGCTGGCGATCCTCCAGACGGCCTGCGCACGGTGTGGGCGAACTGGACGATGCGGTTCGACTTGCCGACGGGCAGCAATCAAATTCCTATGCCCGGCTATCGCGTGGTCTTCCCGTCCCTGGAGGATATTTATGAACCCCACCCTGGGCTCGCGACGAGGTGGAAGGGCCCGCCCTACGACTGGCAGCAACAGTCGCAGCGTCAACCGCTACTTTGTCCTCTTCGGCAGCAGCGCCGACGGGCTCTGGACGGGCTCCTGGTGGCGCACCGAGGTCAGCAATACGTAACTGAACGAAGTAGATCCGAAAAACATTGATTGCTGCATCCGCAGCTGCTCGTCACGTGAGCTTCATCTGTATGCCTTTAAGTAAATATGAGGCAGATCTTCGTCGATCATCGCGGATCGCGTGTCGGGCACCAGCTGCGACTTTAGCATCATGCTCCCGCAGACCCTTGGCTCTGAGCGGCGGTCACCAGGGCCGCATCGACGATCTACGCGTTCCGCTGACGATTCCCACGATTCACCCGGGCAACGATACGATCCTAACGCGTACGGGGGCTACCGTCTACACGTCCGTCATTGCCAAAGGCCAGTACTCCACCGGCGAGGCTCTGGCAAACGCCGTGCGAACGGCCTTAGGCAACGTGCCAGGTGCCTGGACTGCGCAATTATTCAGCGGCGAACGTCGAGATGAACGTTTCTTGCAGCAATCCTTTCCGAATTCATCGGAGGGAACTGGATGAGCAAGCTCCTGGCGCGACCCTACGAATACAACGGCTCTGGGTATTCTCTTCAGCTACGTGCCCTCTCCAAGGCCTCGACGTCTGCTACCTCTGCTGCCCTGAATTCTAGTCATTTGGACAACGTCGGGCCTAAAGGATCCAGCGACTGCTTGTGCTCTGTTCCCATCACCGCTGGCTTCGGCAGCGTGCAGCATTATAGCATGGGCTCGAGCATTTCTTCGACCTCCCCCGCGCTGACGACTCAGCAATTGTCCTTTGAGCTTAGAGACCGCGACTACAATATTTTGACGCTCCTCCCTAATATCAGTTTTACCTTGACCATCGACTGAAGTCCTTGCAACTGAAAAAATCCTGGACTTATTCACAAAATGACCGAGGCAGACGCAAGTATTCCTGAAAACGACGAAAATGTAGCGAAAATGAAGCAACAATTGTAAAAAGGAGCTTGAGAAAGCCCCTGAAGCGGCTCCAGCAGAGCCAGCAGCAGCGCCAGCAGCGGAGCCAGCACCTCCAAAAAAGGCAGGCCAGTCGGGTCTAAGGATCGAGTTCCTCGTCGGAGGGTCAAAAATAGAGCCTCTCGTCACGGAAGCTGAGAGTCCTCAGCCTTCGCAGCCTTCGCGCCCACGCTCGCGAGCGGCGCAGCCAAGGCTGCCTGCAAGCTCCGTCCCAGAGCCTCCTGAGCCGCCGCCTCCTGAACCGCCCTCTCCTCGCACGCTCTATCGTCAGACGAGCGAGCAGCTGGTCAACCTCAGGGATTCTGATGACTCATCAAAGGAGGGTGAAAACCGCCGAGAGCTACGCGGGCAAGCTGCAGACCTGGACTGGAGTCTAGCGTAAGCTTCCAGAACTCCCTGACGCATTTCAGTGGCAGCTTCTGAATGACGCAGAGGTTGCTCTTGAGGCCTGCGAAGAAGATGGGCACGTCGCCCACGACGAAGTGGATCAGCCAAGGCTCGAGGGAGAGCTTTGAGCCGTCATAGATGTCTTCGATGATATTAGTAGCCTCCCGGCTTCACTCTCGGCCAGAGGTTCGTGAGCGTGGCCAGCTGATGCTGATCGTAATGGCTTCCGTCGTCGATCACGACGTCGAAGAAGAGGTTCGGGCATTCTCGCATCCAGACCTGGACGGAACGGTAGTCCGTCGAGTCGCAGAGGTGCGTGGTGATGCGCTCCTCTCGTGAACATGCAGTCTTCCTGGATATCGAGGCCGCGCACGTCTCCAAACGGAAAGTAGTCCCTCCAGGCTCGCAGGGAAGCCCTGGGGCGTAGCTGTTCGTGTACGTCTCGGCGTAGCCTCTCATCGACGAAGGGGCGCCCTCGACCAACGGGCTCGATGCCGACCTCCAGAAGGTTGACGGCTGAGTACCTCAGATGGCCCAGGAGAGCGGTGTAAAGGCTCGAATACCCGTTGTTGTTCTTATCGCTGCCGTGGAAGGAGAAGAGCTCGGCGAGGTCGGGCGACATTTCTTTATTGGTCGCGCAAAAAAAATATCAGGCGACCTATAAAAAGAGCGATGCGAGCACTCGTCCTTTTCACTGGCACAGGGTCAGTAGACAGGGCCCTGGAGAGCTACGGCTTTCAGGTCGACAACTTGGACATCGATCCGAAATGCAACGCTACGTGGACCTGCGACATCTTGCAATGGGAGGCTTGGAAGGAGCTTCCGCCTGGCCGCTACGACTTCATCTGGGCAAGCCCTCCGTGCGTCCAGTATTCAAGAGCAAGGACTACTGCTAAAACTCCTCGAAAATCTTAGAGCTGGCCGACAGCATCGTCGAGAGAACCCTGTAGAATCATCAAGGAATTAGCTCCCAAGGCCTGGCTCGTAGAGAACCCACAGACGGGGCTTTTGAAAACGAGGAAGGTCATAGAGGGCTATCCTTGGCGAGACGTCTGCTACTGTAAATACTCGGACGGCGTCCGCTGGACGTATAGAGAAGCAGACCAGGCTTTGGGGAGTCCTACCCACCTTCGTGCCGAGGCCGGTCTGCAACAAAGCCAGCAGATGTCCCTTCAGCTCCGCTTCCGGAAAGCATCCCACTTGCGCTCAGCGATACAATCCTGGCTGCTTCGTCAGCCAACACCACAGCCTGAACGAGCTGTAATCGATGCCCACGGACCTCTGCAACGACGTCAGCCTCGGCCGCCGCAGGAGCTGCCGCTATGTAAGGAATGGGCTCGGTCGTCTGTTGCCTGCTCGACCATAACGCGCGAAGGAGGAGGCCGAGGAGGAGGAGTCCCAGGCTTGCGACGGACCCTTGGCGACGGCGGTCCGAGAGCTGTCGAGGATGACGATAGTTCCTCCTGAACAGTTAAAAGCAAAAATGGGAGCCCTGCTCGGACTCCTCGCTGCTCCGCCGCCCACGGAAGCCGACTCGACACGTGCAGTTCCAATGCGACTGCGACTCGTCGGGAAGCAGCGGCTCGGACGCTCCGCTCGGGACGGCGTCCCAGCTCAGTCGGAACCATCATGAAGACTCCTCACGATCCTCATGAGACGTCTTCTCGTCCAGCGCCTTGAGCGCGCGGCCAGACGCTCCTTGCGAAGAGCCTGGCTGATCCTCATCTGCTCCTTCTTGGCCGCCATGGCTTCCTCGGGGGTTCGCGTGAGAGGCGTTTCCTACCCCTCTTTGCTGGCTGGAAAACGCCTGCGTCGATCAAGAGATCGATTTTTTTCTACGATACGAATCCCGTCTTTCTGATTGTACTCCGGATCGGCGAACCTCATGGCTCTGGCCTTCTCCCGCAGCAGCTGCTTGTTGTTTTCGTAGTATTTTCTCTGCGCCGCGGTTACGCCTCTCGGCCTCGTCTCGCGGCAGCAAGTCTCTCATGACTTGGGTCTTTCATGAGACGCAAGATTTTCGCTTCGACCTACCAAGGAGGGAGTCGGAGTTGTTGAGACGTACTCTACGGATACGGCATCTGTGTAGGCCTGACGTCCAGCAGCGTCCGCTGGCGTGCAAACTCTCCGACGTCTCCGGAGGACGTCGGCGAGCGTTATGCAAGTGGGCGTACACGGGCCCAGCTCTGGCGCTCGATTTCCTGCAGAACTCCTGCTCGCTGGGGGCCACTGCCGAGCCAGCTCCATCGACGCTGTAGGCGTGAGCCCAGCACCGCGTCCCACGGGGCCTTCGCCTCGTCGCGAGGCGTGGCGATGTCGCTCGTCCTTCTGAGCCGCCTCCTCGCCGCAGCCCGCTCGAATCGGCGCGCTGCTCTTCGACAAGGGACTCGCGCTGCCACAGCCTCACCTGATTCAGGGCCTTGCAGGTCGTCGTGCACGTTGGCCTCTGAATCGCGGCGGGCATGCGCGGCGAGCGGGAACGGTCGTGGCCGCGGGAGATCCTCTTCTTCAGCTTCTCGTTCTCTTCTTTCAGCTCCCTGTCTCCAGCCGCAAGCTGTTCACTCGACCTGCGAGGCCGCTGGATTGTCGGCTTCAAGCTGCGCCTTGGTGAACTGCGCGGCATGGCTTCAAGGAGGCTTTAAGAAAGGACTTGGGGAATGAACTACGAAAATGAAACGGCTACAGGAATCGACATGAGTGCAAGACGTCCAAAAAAAAAGAGGACTCACGGCATGGATCGTCGGCGTCACGTTCCCATTCTCTCTTTTCGGGCTCAGCTTGTTTTTTTTTTTTGCTCAGCAGAGTCTGTACCGGGGGCTCTTCTTGTCTGTAGGGCCTACGCCAGCAGCTCATCGTCGTTGCCAAGGGGTCGTTCTCGACCTTGACGCGGGCGCGCAGCACAAGCCTGGTGGCGACCAGGCTCAGTCCGGCCTTGCCGTCGACGGTGCCAGATGGACCTCGGGCGGACGCAGATCTTGACCTCCGCGTTGTAGAAGTTGACCATCGCTGTCCAGGTAGTCCTTTAAGAACGCCCAGCCCTTCGCCTCGATCCACCTTCCGTTGGCCACCACCGTCAGCTTCGTGAGGGGGCTGCCGGCCAAGACCACGAAGACCTTCACGTTGCTGCTGCCACCGACACGAGGTCGTCCGTCACGAGCGGCTGCCACTGTACCTTCGGATCTTCTGAGCTCCTGCGAGACCTGCTCATCCAGGCGTTTGAAGAAGGCGGTGGTCTCTTCGTCCAGAAGGATGCGCATGGAGAGGCTCTCCGAGGCCTTGTCCGTCTTCTCGCCGCCCAGGAAGGAAGGCTTCCCAAATCTTGCTGGTTCAGGTCGGAGCCGACTTCGTCGAGAGCCAGCCCGAAGGGGTCAGGTTGAAGCTCTCCAGGGGCAGCACAATCAAGGAATCCTCGGAGTCCTTCTGCTTCTTGCCGGTGTCCTTGAGCTTCAAGTCCTCGATCTGGATGTCAAGGAAGCTCTGGACGTCTGCGCTGCGGGCTTTCTTGGCGGCGGCCATGGCTTCGGCGTCGGAGGGTTCGAGAGGGTAAGAAACACTTCTGAGATTTTCTGCAGACAGTCATCTTTCATGTACCCTGAGAAAAAGTCGTCCGATGAACGAGCCGAGCAGATTCAGACACTGACTTCAAACGTGTTTACGGGACATCTTTTTTTTTTACTCCTAGCGCTCTACACGTCAACGTCCTACTCTAGAAGGAAGGCGCCTCTCACTCACGGGGCGCGCAGCGATCTCCAAGGCCTTGGCGTGCAGGTCCAGCTCGTTGCCATCGATCTTCTCGTAGACGTTGTCCAAGAAGTTCTTCTGGGCGGCGTAGGACATCACCTTCAAATCGCTCTGCTTCGTGGGCCTGGACATGGCGGTGATGATGTCCCTCACCGTCGATCTTGCTGCTGTGCAAGTCCATGAGGCAGATGCGCTCCTTCAAGGTCCTGCCCTGGATGCTGGCGTCAGACGAGGCTGAACTGCGGACGCATGAGCTCGCTGAACCTCTTGTGCGTGAGGTCGTAGCTCACCTTGCCCTGAGTCTCGCGCTGCACGGCCGCTCTGTCCACGGCGGCCTCTCCCAGGTCCTCCAAGGCCTCGTCGTCGGAGCTCTTCCTCTGCTGCCTCGTCCGTAGGGGCTGCCGGAGGTGCCTCGACGAGCTTCTGGCCCACGTGAGTCCGGGTGCAGCGAGACCGTGATCTTCTGGGCGTCCCAGGACTCGACCCACGGTAGACCGCGCCGGTGACCGGTGAGCCCTTCGTGTAGCGGCGGCTGTCAGCAGAGCGAGCTCGATGCCCTTCCAGACGATCATGTCCTGAGGCTGCATCGTCCAGCCAGGCTTCTCGCCCTCGCAGGCACGTAGAGGACCTCCGACTGATGCTCGGCCCAGAGCCAGTTCATCGCGTGGTTGAGGGCGATGCGGTCCTTGTGCCTCACGACGATGTAGGCAGCGGCAGAGGTCGCTGGCGGTCGGAGTGTGGCCGAGTGCTCCACCAGCCACTCGGCGATCTCCGGCACCTTGCGGTCGTCGTCTGCGTAGCAGTAGAGGCTGGTGAAGATGTCGAAGAGCGACTGGTCCACGCCCCTCCTGTAAACGCTCATGCGCACCCGCAGGCCTCCGCAGAGCTCGTGGATGAGGCTGCTCTTCCGCATGTCCCTGGTATTCATGGCGTCCTGCCAGCTGTCGAAGATGGGCTTCCTCTGGCCGTCCGCGTCGCCCACGATGATGAAGATGACGCCCACGAGCTTCCACTGAGCCAGCTCCACCCAGGTGTGCAGCTGCACCTCCGACCACTCGTCGATGAATGAGACGATCGTGCCCTTCTTGGGCGCGCCGCCCTTGCCGCGGTACTTGTGCAGGTAGTGAGCGAATGGTCTTCCCGCACATCAGCATGGCGGTGCAATGCCTCAAAGCCATCGAGAGGTGCTTTCCAGGAGCGGTCTGCTGCAGTTCCTTCATGAGCTCCCGGACGCCGATGGGGCCGAGGGTCTTGCCCGTTCCAGGAGGGCCGGTGATCAGGCAGCCGCCCTTCTCGCGGATCTTCTGGGCGAGCAACTTCACGTCGGGCACGTCCCACTCCTGGTACTCCTTCCCACTGCACCGGCTTCAGCTCGATCTTGTGTTCTCGGAGGCTGTCTCCCTGAGGCCAGGTGGGCACCTTGCAGACGGGCTCGTTCTTGATCTGGAACATCTGAGAGCCGTCCGGGAAGCGCAGGTTCTCCTCGATCTGCGACAGGAGCCTCCTCTGGTCCAAGTCGTGGGAGAAGACGAAGACGCCGTCGACGTGGGCCCCCACGATGCTCATTCTGCTCAGGAAAGCGCCTCACGAACTCGGTGGCCTGGGCGATCCTCAGCTGCTCCACGTCCAAGGCGATGCGGCCCCACGGTGCCATGCTGTAGAGGCCCACCAGTTCCGTGTAGGAGGTGAAGATGAAGCTGCCGTCCGGCATGCGGCGCCGAGTCCTCACGCCGGCCCTGCGTCGATCCGGAGAAGCCCTGAGTCTGCTTGTAGCAGAACTGCTTCGAGGACGTTGTAGAGGCCCAGCATGGAGAGGATGGCCCCCTTCGTGTACTGCTCAGGCGAGGAGGCGTCGTTCTGCCAGAGGGCGTCCGCATAGACCGTCTTCAGGACCTCCAAGTTCTTCTCGAAGAGCTCCGGAGGGACGTGGCGAGTGGCCGTGAGCGAGGCCTTGCAGTGGTGCACGGAGACGGTGCCCCTCTCCAGCATGTACTCGCAGACCTCCGCGGCGTAGGGACGCGGGCCGGTGTAGGGAAAGAGGCCCTCGTGCAGACGTCCCTCGACCTCGATGTAGACGTAGTCGGCCTTCGGCAGGTCCTCCAGGCGAAACGGCTGCCACTCGTCCAGCGGGCTGAAGACCGGAAGGCCGCGGGTCCCTCTTCACCAGAGCGTTCGTGCGGCAGCCCACGGCGTCGATGCACTTCAGGACGGCGACGTGGTTGGGGATGGCCAGCTTCTGCTGGGAGGTCGTGACCACCTCCGGCTTCTGGTGCCCCGAGAGCAGGTCCCTGACGCACTCGGTCTTCATCGCCCGGCTCTTCGACTGAATAGCCTTGACGAACTTCCCCAGGACCAGGCGCTTCTTCTCCACGGCCTGGGCGTCCGGGCGTTTCTTGGTGTCCAGCTTCTTCCGGATGTCCTTGGACGACTCGAAGACCCCGTAGAGACCTCCTTGGGCTTCGGAGCACAGTGCAGGTCGCGGTAGAGCTGCGGCGAGAGGTGCGACTCGATCGTGTGGAACTTCGACTTCCGCTGAGGTCCAGACCGGCCTGCTGCAGCTTGTAGGTCTCCTCCGAGTGGCACGGCTGGCAGAGAGCCGGAGGTTCGACGGGTCGTTGGAGCCTCCCTGGCAGAGCGGCGAGATGTGGTCGATCTCGAAGCGCTTCTTCAGGTCGTCTCCGCAGATGGCGCACTGCCTCTCCTGCTTCTCCAGGATGGCCTGCCTCACCGAGTCCTCGATCTTCAGGCGGCGGCTCACGAAGAGGGCGCTCATCATCCTGTGCGTGAGCACCGACTTCGACTCGCCGTGGTAGACCAGGGCCAGGCCCGTGTGCAGCTGGAAGGCGGTGCAGGCGGACTGCAGGAGCTCGGCGTCTTCGGGGACCACCCTGACGCCGAATCTCCACCTTCTTCTTCGAGGCGTGACGCCGTCCCTCATTTGCTCCTTCTTGGTCTTCTGGCAGAGGTTCAGGGACTTGATGAGCTCGGGGCGGTGGCCGAGGCCCCACCCAGAGCTTCACGTCCTGGTCCTCGAGCTCCTTCTTGACTGACTTCCACGTCCTTCTGGTGGCAGTAGAAGGTCTTGCTCATGCCCTGCGTGATCTGGTCCAGGAAGGCGTCCAGGCTGTACTCCACCATCTCCGAGAGGAGGCATCCCGTCCTCGTCCTGCTTCGTGCGCACCTCTATCAGCTCCTCGGTCTTCAGCACGATCTCTGGAGGGCCCTCGAGGCAACTGAGCGGCGCCCGACTTTGCGTCACGGTCGTCGTAGAAGAAGGCGTGATCGCCGAAGATCTGATAGGCGATGGAGGCATTATGACCGTGCGACGTGTTCACGTCGTTCTGGAAGACCCGAGTGTCTTGTAGAGGACCGTCAGGCCGATCTTCTGGCGTTCACAGAAGAGGGCCACCATCTTTGACGTCACGCCGACCTCCTGCCAGCCTGCAGTCTTCAAAAGGGTAGGGCCTCTGAGGCTCCACCAGGCCAGATTCGACGTCGTTCTCCAGGACGGCCTCGCCAGGGTAGAGCTCGCCAAAGATCTGTCGAACTCGGCGGCCACCTGCTGCGGAGTGAACCTGGGGACCTGGGTTACTTGCATTCGGCGTGTCCCTGCCACCCTTCTGAGCTCCTGCCTTGGCCACTTCTGTCTGCTTCTTCTTCGTCACCAGCTTCGACGATCTGGGCCACCACACAGCCTCCTCTGTCCGTGAGGTCCATGCAGGCGATCTTCGCGAGGCCGTCGCGGTTGTACATGTGCTGGTCGATGTAGGGGAGCCCGAGCAGAGGCCTGTCCAGGATCCGTTGCTCGACGATTGGATCATCTTGGTTGAAGACGTGCCTGAAGACCTGCTCGTCGAAGGTGATCGGTTAGCTCCCGTCCCACACCCAGATGATAGTGCTCTCAAGCTGCACCTTGCGCTTCAGGCCGTCCACGGTGTTGACCAGAGGAAGGCTTTGAAGGTATCTGGGCACGTCTCCTCGCAAGGCAGCCTCAATGTCCTCTCGACTTTGATCGTGATCGTGCACGAAGCCAATGTTAGCCAGCTCTCTGAGATCATCAGGACGCGCATGCGTATGCAGTCAAGAAGCGCCTGCCGTCAACGGCAGAGGTTGCCGAGGTCCGTGACCTCGGCGGTGATAGGAGTCCGAGCGGAGCAGCGGAGTGTCGGCTTGCAGATCCCGACGTATCACTCCTCAAAATACGCTTCGGTTGTCGAAGGCCGCCGCTGCACCTTCTTCTGCGCCCCTGATCTTCGACGGCGCAATGTAGCCTTACGTCCGGACGTTGATGATGAAGTTCGCCGCGGTTGTGTCCAGAGAAAGCAATACGTAACTGAACGAAGAGCATCGCAAAACAGTTACGTATTGCTGCCATCAGATTGTGTTTGTTAGTCGCTTTTTTTTTTGGAATTTTTTTTTTGGAATTTTTTTTTTGCGCTAACAACCTCCTGCCGTTTTGCCCGTGCATATCGGTCACGAACAAATCTGATTACTAAACACAGTAGCCTGGATTTGTTCTATCAGTAATCGACCTTATTCCTAATTAAATAGAGCAAATCCCCTTATTGGGGGTAAGACATGAAGATGCCAGAAAAACATGACCTGTTGGCCGCCATTCTCGCGGCAAAGGAACAAGGCATCGGGGCAATCCTTGCGTTTGCAATGGCGTACCTTCGCGGCAGATATAATGGCGGTGCGTTTACAAAAACAGTAATCGACGCAACGATGTGCGCCATTATCGCCTAGTTCATTCGTGACCTTCTCGACTTCGCCGGACTAAGTAGCAATCTCGCTTATATAACGAGCGTGTTTATCGGCTACATCGGTACTGACTCGATTGGTTCGCTTATCAAACGCTTCGCTGCTAAAAAAGCCGGAGTAGAAGATGGTAGAAATCAATAATCAACGTAAGGCGTTCCTCGATATGCTGGCGTGGTCGGAGGGAACTGATAACGGACGTCAGAAAACCAGAAATCATGGTTATGACGTCATTGTAGGCGGAGAGCTATTTACTGATTACTCCGATCACCCTCGCAAACTTGTCACGCTAAACCCAAAACTCAAATCAACAGGCGCCGGACGCTACCAGCTTCTTTCCCGTTGGTGGGATGCCTACCGCAAGCAGCTTGGCCTGAAAGACTTCTCTCCGAAAAGTCAGGACGCTGTGGCATTGCAGCAGATTAAGGAGCGTGGCGCTTTACCTATGATTGATCGTGGTGATATCCGTCAGGCAATCGACCGTTGCAGCAATATCTGGGCTTCACTGCCGGGCGCTGGTTATGGTCAGTTCGAGCATAAGGCTGACAGCCTGATTGCAAAATTCAAAGAAGCGGGCGGAACGGTCAGAGAGATTGATGTATGAGCAGAGTCACCGCGATTATCTCCGCTCTGGTTATCTGCATCATCGTCTGCCTGTCATGGGCTGTTAATCATTACCGTGATAACGCCATTACCTACAAAGCCCAGCGCGACAAAAATGCCAGAGAACTGAAGCTGGCGAACGCGGCAATTACTGACATGCAGATGCGTCAGCGTGATGTTGCTGCGCTCGATGCAAAATACACGAAGGAGTTAGCTGATGCTAAAGCTGAAAATGATGCTCTGCGTGATGATGTTGCCGCTGGTCGTCGTCGGTTGCACATCAAAGCAGTCTGTCAGTCAGTGCGTGAAGCCACCACCGCCTCCGGCGTGGATAATGCAGCCTCCCCCGACTGGCAGACACCGCTGAACGGGATTATTTCACCCTCAGAGAGAGGCTGATCACTATGCAAAAACAACTGGAAGGAACCCAGAAGTATATTAATGAGCAGTGCAGATAGAGTTGCCCATATCGATGGGCAACTCATGCAATTATTGTGAGCAATACACACGCGCTTCCAGCGGAGTATAAATGCCTAAAGTAATAAAACCGAGCAATCCATTTACGAATGTTTGCTGGGTTTCTGTTTTAACAACATTTTCTGCGCCGCCACAAATTTTGGCTGCATCGACAGTTTTCTTCTGCCCAATTCCAGAAACGAAGAAATGATGGGTGATGGTTTCCTTTGGTGCTACTGCTGCCGGTTTGTTTTGAACAGTAAACGTCTGTTGAGCACATCCTGTAATAAGCAGGGCCAGCGCAGTAGCGAGTAGCATTTTTTTCATGGTGTTATTCCCGATGCTTTTTGAAGTTCGCAGAATCGTATGTGTAGAAAATTAAACAAACCCTAAACAATGAGTTGAAATTTCATATTGTTAATATTTATTAATGTATGTCAGGTGCGATGAATCGTCATTGTATTCCCGGATTAACTATGTCCACAGCCCTGACGGGGAACTTCTCTGCGGGAGTGTCCGGGAATAATTAAAACGATGCACACAGGGTTTAGCGCGTACACGTATTGCATTATGCCAACGCCCCGGTGCTGACACGGAAGAAACCGGACGTTATGATTTAGCGTGGAAAGATTTGTGTAGTGTTCTGAATGCTCTCAGTAAATAGTAATGAATTATCAAAGGTATAGTAATATCTTTTATGTTCATGGATATTTGTAACCCATCGGAAAACTCCTGCTTTAGCAAGATTTTCCCTGTATTGCTGAAATGTGATTTCTCTTGATTTCAACCTATCATAGGACGTTTCTATAAGATGCGTGTTTCTTGAGAATTTAACATTTACAACCTTTTTAAGTCCTTTTATTAACACGGTGTTATCGTTTTCTAACACGATGTGAATATTATCTGTGGCTAGATAGTAAATATAATGTGAGACGTTGTGACGTTTTAGTTCAGAATAAAACAATTCACAGTCTAAATCTTTTCGCACTTGATCGAATATTTCTTTAAAAATGGCAACCTGAGCCATTGGTAAAACCTTCCATGTGATACGAGGGCGCGTAGTTTGCATTATCGTTTTTATCGTTTCAATCTGGTCTGACCTCCTTGTGTTTTGTTGATGATTTATGTCAAATATTAGGAATGTTTTCACTTAATAGTATTGGTTGCGTAACAAAGTGCGGTCCTGCTGGCATTCTGGAGGGAAATACAACCGACAGATGTATGTAAGGCCAACGTGCTCAAATCTTCATACAGAAAGATTTGAAGTAATATTTTAACCGCTAGATGAAGAGCAAGCGCATGGAGCGACAAAATGAATAAAGAACAATCTGCTGATGATCCCTCCGTGGATCTGATTCGTGTAAAAAATATGCTTAATAGCACCATTTCTATGAGTTACCCTGATGTTGTAATTGCATGTATAGAACATAAGGTGTCTCTGGAAGCATTCAGAGCAATTGAGGCAGCGTTGGTGAAGCACGATAATAATATGAAGGATTATTCCCTGGTGGTTGACTGATCACCATAACTGCTAATCATTCAAACTATTTAGTCTGTGACAGAGCCAACACGCAGTCTGTCACTGTCAGGAAAGTGGTAAAACTGCAACTCAATTACTGCAATGCCCTCGTAATTAAGTGAATTTACAATATCGTCCTGTTCGGAGGGAAGAACGCGGGATGTTCATTCTTCATCACTTTTAATTGATGTATATGCTCTCTTTTCTGACGTTAGTCTCCGACGGCAGGCTTCAATGACCCAGGCTGAGAAATTCCCGGACCCTTTTTGCTCAAGAGCGATGTTAATTTGTTCAATCATTTGGTTAGGAAAGCGGATGTTGCGGGTTGTTGTTCTGCGGGTTCTGTTCTTCGTTGACATGAGGTTGCCCCGTATTCAGTGTCGCTGATTTGTATTGTCTGAAGTTGTTTTTACGTTAAGTTGATGCAGATCAATTAATACGATACCTGCGTCATAATTGATTATTTGACGTGGTTTGATGGCCTCCACGCACGTTGTGATATGTAGATGATAATCATTATCACTTTACGGGTCCTTTCCGGTGAAAAAAAGGTACCAAAAAAAACATCGTCGTGAGTAGTGAACCGTAAGCAGCAATACGTAACTGAACGAAGTCAAACAGTTACGTATTGCTATTCACATCCAGCATGTCGTATTTCAACAACTCAACGACAACGTTGATATTGCCATGGCAGCTCGCAAAGATTAGGGCAGTGTTACCACTATTGTTTTGATAATCGACATCCATGTTGTTGTGTTTTAACATTTTGAAAGCTTTGTGGTTGTTTTCAACAATTGGCGTCGAAAAGGACATTATAATCTAGTTCAGATTTGGGGATGATAGCTGCCTTTATTTTTGCTAACTGTTGTTGTTTCCTATTTACGGGCCTTGCGGGAGACGGACCGGTGATAGCGATGAGAGCTGCAAGTGCCCATTGTTGTTATTGTCAGCTTCTTGAGACAAATGTTATGCCTGCATGTCAGCCATCAGTCAGAACCAGCCAGTCCGAGAGATTGAATCGTCACTTATAAATCTGTAATTCGTTCAGATCGTGAGTTGTGAAGCCCAATTATTCACAATCTGATACTACAGCTACGGCAAGACGATACAGATCCAATCTAGTATGATTAGCTATAGGCGAGCTCCAATAGAGAGTATACATCGTTGTGGCTGTTATGTACTGTAGGTGAACAGACAATTCATGACGAGGGGAGGCCTGTCTGTCTGCTCGATGATCGGATTGAAGCTGAGATATATCACCTATACTGTGATGGTGGCTTGGCTCTACTTAATGAGTAGGAGTGCTGAACCACGAGGTATGCCGCATTCCTGAATCCGTTACCGCGTAGTCCATCAAACCTCCGTTGAATTCCTGCATTTGCCATCCATTCTCAGGTCAGGTTGAATAAATCAACATTATAAACTTATTAGGAAGAGGGTGCGAGACGCTCTACCAGGTACCATATAACATTACATAGTATCCTGTACCAACTGTATCCTCAACGGTGACACTTCAGCCGTTTTCATCAAGAATCAAGATGTGCCTTTTTGGTCGTTGACCCATCATGATGGCTGGTTGCACGGCCAAAACGACAAGCAATTCCACAACTTCGGTCGGCTGCTCAACATCGATCTCCCACATATCGCTATGGTTCTCGACAGCTGACAAGTCCAATGGATTTCCTGCCCCAAACTCTTGACTGATCAAACCCAACCATCCAGCCTACGTGCACTTGTGAATGTGGATCGTGGCGAGGGGGAAACCTTGGATACTTCGGACGGAGGATGGGTCATTTCACATCATCATAATGGGAAATGAAAGTTCGCACGAGCACGTCTGGGTTATGTCGAAAGCACCCGATTGGTCCAATTTCGATCAAGTGCTTCTCTATCCCGTTCGAACTACAAGCATTTCCTGCTTTTTCTGGGCATCGAAGCAATGATGGGTGTGCCTCATCGTTTCTCACTGTAAGGATACAGGGGAGGACGACTCGAACATCCAGGCCATGTCGTTTGGAGTAAGTGATTTTGCTTGGTTGGGCGACGGTAGTAGTACTCTGCATGAAGATGACACGAGTCGTTGAGCTTACTGGCAAAGAAGCCAGACGCTGCCGCAACTGTGGTTGCTCCAGCAGTCCGGTATAGTTGGCATGCCGAAGGAGGAGACTACTTTTTATTGTGAGAAGAACTTCCCATGAAAAGCCGCTCCTCCTTTCATAGGGTCAGTGGTTTTGCCGTTCGCACTTGATTTACGATCATGGCTTTGTGCATTCAGCCTTGATCCTGGGGGACAGCGAAGGATGATAGAAATACGAATGTGAACAACCGATTCAATGCAATTCAAGTGCACAAAGATTTGCGCTGGATTCCTCGCACATGATGCCCATGTTTGTTCGCATTCATTGGTGCAATGGTAAATCCATTTTGTAACAGGAACGATTCGACAGGCAGGTTTCATATCTCGAAACACAATCAGCTTTGGGAACGAGATGGCTACGTCGTGCAGTCTTGCTTGCCTTGATGGTTTCCTTGATACAGTAAAGGGCGACATCGCGAACAAAGCCCAGAGCCTCGGGATGCCAGAGGAGACTGGGGGATCTGTCAATTCCTTGAAATCTAACCAATCATTTGGTACGGAATTCTGTTCTCATGTTTGATCCATGCTCGGAACACATCAAGGGCTTTTGTTCCATCTCAAGTCACCAATAAAGGATCCTAAAAACAAGGTCAACCATTAAGATAATTAGCAACAGTAAATTATTAAAGGTTACCCTTGATTGTAACTTATCATCTTGACAAGAGGCAATATCGATACCCTGCCCACCACCAACAACGCTGTCACATTACAACAGCCTCCGTGACGTTACCTATGCCTTGCGCCTTGTTCCTCCAAATCGAATGGCTTCGCTTCTTCCTTGCGACGTGTTCTTTTTGCCATGTTCTTCGAGATTCCCTGCATTTTTTGCATGGCACTTGGTGATTGCCCATGCCAAAGCTTCACAAGGGTCATGTTTTAACAGTTCCCAAACAATGTCGGTATTGCCATGAATGCTCGCCAATGACAGCGCAGTATGGCCAGATTTAGTTTGTAGATTCATAGTCACATTGCCGCGTTTTAACAATTCAACAATTTCATCGTGTTTCAATAATAGGTCAACAATCTCTTTGTATCCATTCTTACTGGCCCATACAAGAGCTGTGATACCATATTCATTCCGATGATTGACATCCAACTTGTCGTGGTGATTCAATAATTCGAACACAATGTCGACATGACCATGTCGGCTCACAATCATCAGGGCTGTCTCATCGAATGGATCGGTGGCATTAACATTGACCCCCTCTTGCAAGAGAGCCGTGTGAACATCTTGAAGTCTGCCCTCTGCAGCAGCACGGAGCAATCCAGTGTCGCAATTCATCGTCGAAGGGATGCCGCAATGTAGAGTTGGAAAAGGGCATTTTAATGAGGAAAAAGGGCATTTCGTGATGAGTGATGAGGAGTGATGTTGCTGTTGTCTGAAGTCACGACTCACATTTCAATTTTGCATCAAATCAGGCGTATACTTGTACTACTACCGGTAGTACAATTGTACTCCGAGCATAACTGTCAAAACAAAAGCGGTTACAAAAGATACGTTCATCGTGATGTTTGTATTTGTACTGAGCGCAGCACTACCAGCTACTATAGGAGTATAAAATACTTGTAATTTGTAATCGTGGATCCCTTCCAAAAAGTGCATCGTTTGGACCCCCATTTTGATTGGCTCAACACTGAGCAGCGCAAGTGATGCTTTTATGACTAGAACTACCAACGAAAGGCTGTCCTGTCTGTGCCACTTCGACGATGTGTCAGTTGTTGCGTTTCACCGTCGAGGAACGTATCCCGCACTATACACCCTGGTCCTCGTCAAGGCGCCTATCGATCTTAGCTACGCATCGGTACACCGCACCGAGTTACCCTTCAAGAATGGACTGACGACAAAGAAAGGTTCGAGACACGATTTGGCGTCCGTCGCATCGTACAGCACTTGCTCCATAACATGCATGATCCTCCAACCCATAATATGCGCATGTGGATAACATGAACGAAGATATAGCGGTCAAGCTTGCATCGCTCCTAAACCGGTCGCCAATAGATGTCTCGCGACAGGCAGGACGGTTCGACTCGTCCATTGGCGACTTGGACCTTCGTTCTGTCGCAGCGACGGTATATTTAAAACTTATCCCGGGACAGAGCCACTCCATGAAACCCATTATGAGTGTTGCACCATTCGCTTTCCAAATATTCTGTGTGTTTCTGTCTTTGACGAATAAAGGCATGCCCGAATTCTTTTCGTCATCACTGATCCTGATTTTTAGCCGACAGTCAACTTTAATGCGTGGAGAGCTTGACTCTAGCCTGAATACCCTCGTTCAGACGACAATAGAGGAGGAAGAGGCTACGGAGAGGCTACTGCTTCACCACATTTTTGAGAGGTTCCCATCTTGTTCTCAGGAGATACAACATACAGCACATTTCTGCGCAGTAGTTTCAGATCCCTTTTCGATTCCAACTGCCTTGTCAATGTTGGCCGCTAATGGGTACAGATTAAGTGCCCATCGCTTAGATCTTTGTGATCACAGCAGTGAGTCGCTCTATCAAGAGGTGTACAATCTCTACCAACTCTCCGCGGCAGCGAGGACGGTAACCCATATCTTTGCCAACTTGACAATAATAAATTTGTAGCTACAGGGAGTTGAATGGAATCTCGTCATCTCCGGTAGTATGGTCGAGCTGTGCAGCAGCAACATACACCTTCCAATCTCATAGATCCGTTAGTTTCATACGTTGCAAGCAGAGTGCCTCGACAAAGATTCCAATCCTGTAGTACAAATCTTTGCCTTGTGTCCATATCTGGGATCTAGAGGATGAGAAAGACGTCACAAGACTTCAGTGTGCCAGCGTATCCGACACTCGCTCGCTCAATGCAATGGCGACGCATTTTTGGTGAACCAATTGATCTCCAAGACAAAATACTACGACAAGTGAATCAAATCCTACCAATAGAAACCTTAAATGCCGCCTAAGTGCACTAAAACTATCGAATCAAGTTCTTCTACTACGTGAAATCCTAACACTTTGGTCTCAAGCTCTCTCACTCATATTCAGCAATGATGTTTGCGTTGCTTCAAACATCGGAAATGGGGTCAAACAGAATCTAAAGAAGTCTTGTACTCGTCCTGGAATTTTTTTTCACCCAAATGAGACCTCTTTTCGTATCATACACAGGAACCATCTTGGATTTCCAAATGTGGGACCTGTCTTCTGCATGAGCAATTTCTGAGACAAACTTGAACGCATCGCCCGCAAGTTCCTGCACCTGGCGAAAACTGTCGTTCGGAATCGTATCCTGATCCAGAAACGTGTCACAGACACTCGTCCCCCTCTTTCTTTAACGAATTGAGACACGAATTCATCAATGTAAATTTAACCGTGAATTCGAGATCCGGAATCGGGGAAGGGTAATGCCATGCTATGGGCACTGAGTATTAGTACTTTGAGACACAATTTCAGCCAAGGCGCAATCTTCACAATCCATCCTCTTGACATCTCGACTTCAAAAGGCTCGTGAGCTGGCTGATATGAATGAGCACAGATGAAGACCACTCTGTACTTTTGCTTTACTAACGATTTGATCCATTCTTGGGGTTCGGAAGATGAAACTGCAGCGGGAGTAATCCAAACCAGATGTGGGCATTTATTAAAGTGATCGGCAGCAAGCATCGACAACAAGGCCATATTTCGATCCAACCCTTGCGCTAACTTGTTGATCCTCCTGAGCTGTTCTTCCAACAATTCATTGTTTCGATTGACACTCTTTTTGATATCGTGACATTGATCGTTGACTTTACTGATTTCAGAGAATAGATTGATATAATCTGAACTTCGTGTTTGCTCGCGAATATAAATGTTGTAGACCTCAGGAGATATCCTCCCATACAGGTAATCGTCCCGGAACGGATGACTTGTGCAACTGTCGAATGGACAAACTAGTTGACTTCCCCCAGAAAGACCTGCAAGACCACGCAGAATCTTGTTCTCGACACAGCTCCTGCACGCTGCATGTCCTTCACTACAGCTCATACTTGACATGTTAAGGAAGCAAACATCACAAAGAGCGGCTTCACCAGTAGGCTGATCAAGTGTGTGAAAAGCGGTTGCTTGATTCAAATGGATAGCTTCACTGAGCTTGGGCAGGAGTTCTGCCGTGGTCATCCTTCCATCAGTCGTTTGCTTCAAACATCGATGCGCGGCCTTGCAGACAATGTCAAGAGACGTTGGTGTCCAGATAATTGACAGATCGGCGTGTTCCTTAAGCCGTTCCCAACCATTTGGGATGGGATTTCGATCCTTGTCTTCGACGCAATCCCGCAACACATCAAAATCTCCATCTCCATCCCTACGAGACGATGGATCACCAATCAACGATCCCAAAATAAGCTCCACGAGGACAACACCAACAGAGTACACGTCGCACGCAGCTTCGTAAGAATATCGACGCCCCATGAGCCTATTAGTTACGTACTCCGGACACATGTATCCAGGTGTTCCGAAAATCAGCAAACCAGTAGAGCATCTCACAGAAGCTACAGCAGACACGTTACGGTCAATGGGTGTTGTTCCATCTCAGACCTCTGTCTTACCGTACTGGTTTACCGTAGTTGTCGACAACTCCTTTCTCTCTTTTGGGGCTTAAAGTTGTGACTAAATCAGATTACTTCTACCTAACTTCACGTGACTTCCAATCTTGCCAACTTGTTCACGTGTTGAGGTGAATGAAACCTTTTTAGTCTTCCTCTGGACTTTCTTCCATCCTTCATTATCGTCTCCTTCATTCATGCTTGATTCGTATATATTATTGCCTTGGGTCAATCTAGGTTGCTGGATTCCGTTCACTGTGGTCGCGTATAATTCCCTGAATCGTATTTCAGTGTCGGAGGACAGACCGTTGTTCTGCACAGTCATGACGTCAGCCTTACTCGTACCGTCGTCCGTCAGTAGTCGCTTATCCTCGACATCCTCCCTCCAGCAATTTAGATTGCCTGTTCTCATCATGGTCGCATGCTTAGTGTGAAGTTTTTCTGGACAGTTCTTATTTAGGATATCCGCAGAATTCTCCTCCGATCGAACAAACTTAACTTCAACATAACCATTAGTCTCAAGCTCTCGAATGAAGTGTGCCCTTACATCAATATGTTTCGTCCTCGCGCCAACATGCTGATTCTTAACCAAATAAATCGCTCCCAAATTGTCTTCGTAGATTTTTCCGCACAATCTCTCTTCCTTTGGATACCGCATGACTTCGTCCATTAACATAGTGACAAACTTGTTCTCGCACGCGCCCTTCGCCAAACTGATATACTCAGCTTCCGTGCTCGATAGCGTAACAACATGCTGGGTTTTCGATTCCCAATTCACAAGTGTTCCTCCAATTGTATGCAGTCCTGAAGATATGCTCTTACGATTGTCCGAGTTCTTAGCGTAATCAGAATCCACAAACGATATTGCCCTCAGTTCTTTCGGTTTACGATAAACCAATCCGTCGAACTTCTTTGCTTTGACATAACCGATCAATCTGTCCAATGCTCTCCAATGTTGCTCGCCTGGATTCGACAAATGCTGCGCTAACTCCCTCGCTGGGTTCGCCAAATCAGGAGCAAGTTTCGTCATTAGGTACATGACTTTTCCAACCAACGACCTGTACTCCGTCATCATGACTGCGTCGCCGTCGTTCTTGCTCAAATAGGAATTAGGAAAGCCTGGCGTGTCAACTTCTTTGACATTCTTACCGATCAGCTTCTCGTATGTCTCGACAATTTCAGATTCCAATTTCGTCATACTCGCAACAATGTAGGTCTCCTTCGTAGCGGGGTCATTCTTCCAGTCATACCACACGCCTAAGTGTTTCTTCAACTTGCCAAGATCCGATATGTTGAATCTCTTCTGCAATTCGCGCTTGAACTTCTCAATGATATTCTTCGTGCCCATTAGTATCACATCGTCAACATGCACGACAGCCATCAATGTCACTTCCGAGTTCGAATTCTTCCAATAATACAAACAGGGATCAACAAGACTTTGGACCATTTCCATCGACTCTGTCAGATACTTGCAAAGCGTTTTCATGAATAGCCTTGGAACGTCGACACCTCCATACATCGCTCTCGTCAACTTGATGCAATTCGTCTTTCGTTCGTCTTCCGAGATAAAACCAAGTTCGACAATTCCTTCGGGCCATTCCGCAAATACTGGTCGGTCAGATTCAAGTTCCGCATTCAAGAAAGCTGCTTCGATATCGATCATCTCAATTGTCCAGCCTTCCTTCTGACGATAAAGGGCCATTGCGATGGACGTTCTCACAGTTGTATCCGTCGCAACCGGTGAAAATGATTCCGTATAGTCAACTCCTGGAACCATAACATAGCCCTTAAGGACAATCCGACTTTTGTAGCGTTGAGTACCGTCTTGTTCTTCCTTGATCTTGAAAATCCACTTCACAGGAATTGGCTTCCGACCGGCTAGATCTTTCCTCGGGAATTTCTGCCACGCATCTCTCGATAAGAAATTGTTGATTTCCGCCTTGGCCGATGGTACCCATTTGTCCTTGTTAGGTCCTTCCATTGCTTTCCGAAATGTCTTGGGTTCTCCTGGGTCCGAAGTAAGTACCGTGTTGAACGCCGTCTGATCCGCCATACTGCGTGTTCGTACGCCTCGCGAGTCATCCTCAATAATTACAGGTTCGTCAATTCCCAAACGTCTCATTTCGTTCTCGAGCCTTGAAGTTCGTGGTGCTTCCTCGGTTTCCTTTGCTTCGACTTGAACTTCGACTTCATCATCCTCAGAAACATCATCCGAGACATCGTCATCAATTGACACTTCCTCGCTTGCGTCATCTCTCGCGTCATCAGAGTCATCGCTGTCGTCATCATAGTTCGCATCAGAGTCATTGATCGTTTCGTAGTGTACCGTATCAGGATCTTCCACTGCTCCTTGCACCAATTCCATCCTCCCTGTTTCTGAGTGGTGAAGCATCAGAGTTGTTCGCGAGTTCCTCAGAATAGGCCGGGATTAGGTGGGGTCCATCCAAATCATCATGGTCATGCAATTCCAGATTCAACTTGACCTTGTTCAGCATCAGCAGGTGGTACCGGCACCGTCGCTTTATGCAGTACCAGTTCCGGGTCATACACTCGGGTCATCTGGAGTCGAATGTCACCGTCTGAGTTCTTGATGTCCGC